TCACGGCTGGTCCTCCTCACGATCCAGATGACTCCGCGCAGCGAAATAGGGGTTGGACTGGTTGCGGCCCGGCGGCGGCAGCGGGTTAGCGTAGCCGGGCGCAAGCGGCACACAGCGCATTCGCCGCCGCCAGAGACAATAGGTGAACGAAAGCTGATCCCGCCGGCTCCCCTGGACGATCTCGCGCCACCACTCCCGGGAAAAGTGATCGATCTGACGGTTGTGGCGGCGCACCAGCACGCCGGTCTCGTACAGCTCGGTATCGAACTCACTGGTGAATCCGGCCTTGCGATATCGCGCTAGCTGCGCTCGGACCGTATCCTCGTCATCGGCCCCGTGCTTGATGACTTCTTCAGCTTCCTGTTCGATGCTGATCCGCGCGAAGTGCGGGAAACAGGCAATGTCAGCATCGTGCAGGAACCAGTCGGGGAACCAGGAAATGTCCGTCACCGGCCGGTGGCTCGCGTCCATCCAGATCGAGTATTCGTGATCCGGGAAGCACTCCAGCGGGTTGTGCTTGTGCCACCGCGCTGTGCGCACCGGATCCGTGGGATGCTGCCAGACCAGCGGCCGAATGGTCCAGGGCCGCACATCGATCATCGTCAGATCGAGATCCGCGGGATCGATGTAGAGCACATGATCGAGCCGGTCATTGGGAACCGGCCGCGGGATGGGGTCGCGCATCGCCGTGATACAGGTGTAGAGAACCGGCCTCATAGGGATGCCCCCTGGTAATACTGCACGATGTCATCGTGAAGCTGCGCCAGGGATGCGGCGCGAGCCGGCCAGCGCCCCCGGATGCCACCATCCTCGACGCTGCTGGCGCCCGTGTTGATGTGACAGCATGTGCCAATATTCCGGGCCATACCCGGCGTGGCGATCTCGTTCTGGCGATCCAGTCCGCCATGGTGGCCGAGGCGCACCAGCAGCTCGACCTTGTCGCCGTCGCCGAAGGCCAGTGTCTCGTCATAGCAAATGCCATGCTCTTCCCAGCCCCGCCGCGCGACGATCAGTTGCGGTTCGCCCCGCGGATCGTGGCGCTGCGGTCGTCCCGTCAAGGCCTCGTCCCAGGCGACATAACCGATCCGGATGATGGGCACGGAATAAGCCGGCATGACACGACCGTCGATGGCATCGCCGAGGATCTCCGCCAGGATCTCCTCCCACTGGCCTTGCGTGCAGCCGCAGTCGCCGTCGAAGACCGCGGCAAACCGGGCGTTGTACTGCTCGAAAGCAAGCCGCAAGCCTGTGTTGCGGGCCGAATTGATCCCGGGACAGTAGCGCAGCCGTTCGCCCCGGTGCGCTGCCGCGAAGTACTGCTCCGGTTCAAACGGGATCTCGTAGATGTCACCCTGATCGGCCAGCCGCTCGCGATAAGCGGCGCGCAACCTGGGATCCCAGACGCGGTTGAGGATCCAGAACTTGATGACGCCGCTCAGCGGCGGTTCCCGCAATAGCGCCGTGAGCGCCGCATAGCGCCCTCCAGGCAGATCGCGCGGCGGCAGCTCATTGCCGAGGATCCGCGCCAGCGCAAAAAGCGGTTTCATTCCTGGGTTCCCGTCGGGGGCCGCCAGTAGTTGGGCGGATACATCGTGGCCTCGTCCTCCTTGTAGCGGCCCACGTAGGCCGGCCGCAGCAGCGACCGCTGAAGATCGGTCCTGGCCAGCTGCCGCATGGGGCCGGCGAACTCGGCGTAGTCGCGCCAGGAGACATGCCCGGGACAGTACTTGTAATACAGGTTGCGGCGCCGCCGCTGGGAATTCTTCCAGCGCGACGTCCCGTGCACCAGGCTCTCGGTGAAGATCATCAGATCGCCCGCATTCAGGACCGGCTGCACGGTGAGCATGTTGGCGTGGGACTGCTTCACCACCTGGGTCCAGACCTCGCGGCCTTCCAGCGGCACGTTGCTCTTGTGGCTCCCCGGGACGATCATCAGGCCCCCCTCGCCGGGACCCACGGACTCCAGGACGATCGTGAAGACCAGCAGGCCCACCCGGCTCTTGCCGCCGTACCAGTGGTACTGGAACATGCCCTGGTTGGCCCACGGCCCGCCATGAAGGTTCTCGCCGGTATCGCCGGGCGTGCCGGCCGGCGGCTGCTGGAACCCGTAGATGTGATCGACCCGGAACTGGTCGCCGCACCAGTATTTGGCGATGTCGACGATCTTGGGGTGGGTCATCAGGTCCCAGAACACCTGATGGACCGGCAGCAGCGGGAAGGTCGCCGGCGTGACGTTGTGCGCGCGGTGGTGCGCGTCGATGAGGTCATTCAACCGCGCGACCTCGGTGGCCGAAATGAACGTGGGGATCGTGATGTAGCCCCGGGCATCAAACTCATAGACCTCACTCAGCGTGAGTGATCCCGGTGGTTCGGCGATATCCGCCATGGTGCATTCTCCTCGCGGGCGCACGTGCTCCTGAAAAGTCGCCAGGCTGTCCGACGACGTCAACATTCTAACCGCCACGATCAGCGCCGCCACACTGTGCGCGAGACCGCGGCGCGCCAGGCGGACTCGAAGCCGAGCCGCCGCTGCGCCAGCCCGGCCGCGCATCCGGAGAACAGCTGCGATAACCGGGATGGCTCCACCAGGACCATGAGCGCTTCCAGGAGATCGCGGCAGTCGACCGCCGCGGGGGCGGCGCCGCAGTCGACCAGGACCGCATTCTGGGGACTGGCCGCCTCGGCAAGCGTGGGCGCGTTGAACCCGATGACCGGCGTGCCCATGTGGAACGAGCAGAGCGCCGGAATGGCGAAGTTCTCCACAACCGCCGAGAGCAAGGTCAGTGAATGATCGCCGTAACGGAGGATCTGATGATGATAGTCGAGCGGCCGATCAAGAGTCAGCCGGGGCTCGATGTGCGCCAGCCGGTCGAGCCGCTTGGCCAGGGCGCCGCGGCGGCCGTCGATCGAGACCGTGGCCACGACCGCGCGGTCAAGCGCAAGCAATCCCTCGACGACATCGACGGCCAGCTCGTCATCCTCGCCGGGACGATCCACCGGCGGCACGTAGACCCGGACCGGCGGAACCAGGGTCCGTATCGTGATGGGAAGCACGGGACTCCAGGGACAGAGCACGACATTGCGCGCGCCGCGGCCCTCGAGCACGCGCGCCCAGTGCAGGGTCGGCGCATAGATCCGCCAGCACAGAGCGCTGACCTCATCGATCAGGTGCAGGTCGGCCCAGTCCGGCACCACGATGGCGCGCTTGCCGGCCCGGACAATCCAGTTCAGCTGTGCCGGATCCGGACAGAATGTCCAGATCACCAGAGCGCGCGACTCGGCCCAGTCGGTGAAGCGGACCAGCGCGTCGCGCGCAACCCGTGCGTCCCAGAAGCTGCTCACCGGCGGCTTCGTGGGTGTCGGGGTCAAGATCGCGACGTCATGCTGCCACTGGCTCAGGAGATCGGCGACCTGGATGGCCGCATAGGTCGAGTCCCGACGCTGCCATCGGGTATAGATACCGACATTCATGCACCACCCCGGCTCAGGTATCAACTGGCCGGATCCGTGGCCGTCGCAGCATCAGCCCTGACGGCACGGGCAGCGGCGCCGCCGCACCTTGCTTGCCGTATTGCTGCGCCAGTACCTGCTGTCCTCCCTGCAACTGGGCCTGCTGTTTCTGGTCGTCCATGCGGGACTTGACGAGCGCGTGCAAGGTGGGGTCAGTCTTCTTGAGCGTGATCATCTCGCTCTGCCGCTGACTGTCGGGCAGCGCCTGCATCTGACCCGCGATCTGTTCGGCCTTCTGCATCAGCTCCTGGGGCGTAACCGGCGTGTTGGCGCCGCTGCCGGCGGGACCTCCGCCGCCGCCGCCAGCAGGCGCACCGTTCTGTGGTACAGCTCCCGCAGCGGCGGCGCCGGCTGGGGCCGCACCGCCAGGGGCGGCGCCGCCGGCACCGGCAGCACCCGCAGCGGCACCCTGGACCGCCTGTTGCATCTGGGCTTCATCGGCCATCTCCTCCTGCATCTTCTGGGTTTCATCCGAGACGAACTTCTCCTCCTCCAGCAGCTGCTTCTGCTCGTCCTCGAAGTCCATGCCCACCGACCGCAGCCCGGTGGTCTGCGAGATCTGCTTGGCCATCATCAGCTGAAGCTTGGCGGCCTGGCGGTTCATGTCATCGGCGTGGGTCACCTTCATCAGGCGGGCCGTGACCGGCTCCCAGTTCAGGGTCTTGGCGATCGCCTCAACCAGCCACCCCAGAAACCCATTCATGTTATGTGTCAAGGGCGCCCAGTAGCTCTCAAAAAGGCGCAGGGCCGGCGGCGCCGCGGACATGGTCAGGGTGCCCTTGTACATGTCGGCCGGGATGCCGGCCGCATTGAGCAGGTGGTCAATACCCTGATCGAGCAGATCCTTGGGCGCCAGCTGGTTGGCATCACCTCCCAGGGCCTTGTACTCGAGCGGGAAGGGGATCACGTTCCAGGTGGCCGGGTCGCGCCGCCGCCGCGCGATCATCCGGTTCACGCGCGAGACAAAAGTCCCCATGTTGGCGCCCAGGACCGGGTCCTGCGACGCTGGGTCGGCCGCACCGCCCTTGGACGCGGGCATGATCACCCGGAACGGGATCACGTAGTCCAGGGCAATGGCCTCGTTGTAGCGGTGGAGGACCTGGACGTACCAGGCCTGGCCGAAGTTCGAGAGGACCTTGGAAATGCCCCAGCCCTTGTTCCTGACACCCGCCAGGGCATCATCCTTCATGTGGTAGATGATGTCCTGGTCGAACTGGAGCGCCTTGTTGTTCTTGACCGCCTGGATCACCTCCCAGTTGGCCCGCTCGAGGTGGAACAGCTTGCCGCGGCGGATGTCCTGGCGGTAGTCCTCGGGGATCTTCCAGATGTAAGAGGTATCATCAGTCAGGGTGTCATAGAGGATCTCCATGTAGTGGGGATCCCATCGCTTGACATGGATGTCCGCTTCCTCGCCGCTGCGGCGATCAATGTGGTGCCAGGCGCCATTGTAGTTGCATTCGGAGTTGGGGCACTGCGCATGAAAGTCGAAGTCCTGCCACTGAAACTTGAACTCAGGAGTATTGTAGACCTTGCGCAGCGGCCACTCGGTGTAACACCGCGGACAGCTCAGGTAGCGGCGAAACGGGATCACCAGGCTCGTGAAACTGTTGCCGTAGGTCGCGTAGTCGGTCGCGACATAGTTCAGGACGCTCTTGTAGTCGATCGTTTGCTCGAGAAAGTCCCGGAACTTGTCCTTCTCGTCGCGGCTCGCATCCTGTGCAGTGACCTCCAGGTCGGTGATGAAGTAGGAGACGATCCGCCGCATCGCCTCGCGGTAGACCCCCATCTTCGACATCAGGAATTCGCACCAGTACATGATGTCCCGAGGGTGCTCGGGCATTACCGTACTGGCCATGTCGCAAAATGGATCTGGAAAATGTTCGCTGCCCCGCATCGCAAAATTCCCTGATGCGAAGAGCTTGTTGTCGCTAACAGAAAGGCTCATTGCGTCATCCTTGACTTAGGGTGGGTTTTTACTTCACGTGAGCCCAAATATGCCTGGTGCAGATCTGCCTGATGTGCGAATGATCCTTGCCGAACTTCCTTCCCAGCTCTGCGTATGACCAGCCGTGCTCCCGAAGTCTGCGTATTTGCCGGACGATCCTGACCGTGAAAACCGCCGTGTGATGGTCTTCGCCTCGTTTCATGTCTCCGAGCATCGCCATCTGGTTTCCCTGCTGGCAACTCTCTTTCCGGGTAATGTACGTAAGATTGCCCGGCTGGTTGTTCCATTTATCCGTATCCTTGTGATCGGTGAAATGTCCGTCAGGGATCGGACCATGAAAAGCTTCTGCAACAAGTTGATGGACGTACTTATCGTATCGTTTGCCTCCCATGTACAACTTCAAGGCACGATAACCGTTGCAGCTAAAAGTTTTGCAGCACTTGCCGAACTTCTTCGACGTGGCGGGTACGATCCGCCGGAGGTTCCCGTACGTGCTCGCCTCATAGACCGGAAACGATGGAATAACCCGCCACTGCTCGCTATCCTGGATCATTGGCAGCCTCCCTAACAGGTTGCCTTCGGCCCGCGGCGCACGCCTCACAAGTATGCGTCGCGGGCCACTTTGCGTAACAAGCTACTTTGTCTCGTCCTGCAACCGGCTTCTGACCGCATCGGCCCCGCGCTTGCGCGGATCCTGCTGGTCCAGCTCTTCCCGGGTCTTCTTCCGGGCGCGCTCGGCGGCCTGTTTCTGGCCCGCCGGAGTGGTCTCGAGATCGGGTGTACTGGGCCCGATCGCGGCATTCTTTTCCATGGTGCTAACTCCGTGGGTCAGAAGGGGGCAAGACCTCAAACCGCGTGACAACCACCGGCTCGCGCACGTACTTCAGTTCGCCGTCCTGAGTGAAACCCAGCGCGAGACCGCGATCGTCCCAGAGAACCCTGTCCTGGGCAATGCGCGTGATGTGGCCGTGGAAGAGCATGTCTGCGGCGTTGAGGGTCAGTTCCAGGCTTGTGACCAGCTCGATTGTGGACCCGAAACTATCCTCGATGATCATCTTGGGCCAGTACGGCGTTGGATCAGCGGGAATGCTGATGGTGATCGCCCGCTTCAGGCCACCGAAGGTGCGCTCCTGGGGCGAATTGGGTACAACATCGGCTGCCGGTGCCGCCACAGGCAATAACCAGCCGAACCCCAGCAGCTTGAGCAGACTGCGCCGCCCCGGGATCATGGTTCGCTCTCCTGCGCCACGCGCTCCTCGATCAGGAGGCTAAAGTAGGTCCGGCCGGTGTCGGGATCGGTGAACGACTGATCGGGCCAGACCAGCTTGTAGTCGACCGGATCGCCCTCGACACGGGCGGCAAAGGGACCGTCGATCTGGGGTAGGAACTTGCCGCCCCCCTGGTACCGCTCGTCGTAAACCAGGATGAACTGCTGGTCGTGAATGATGACCCGGTGATAGTACGCCTCGTGCAGGCCGAAGCCGGGTACGCCGAACGTCACCTTCTGGGCCGGCGGACTCACGGCTGTTGCTGATGGTGCCACCTCGATCGGCTGGGCGCGCGGCTTCTGATAGGCATCCAGGAGACCGCCCCGGGGTGCGGCAGCAGCGGACTGAGCCACGGTGGTCGATCCATTGAAACTGGCGGCCTTGATGGCCCGCGGAGCAGCCGCGGCAGCCGGCGGCGCCGACGCGAGCGGCGGTGGAACGCCGGCCTGGGGGATCGTGATGACCTGGCCGGTCCCAGGCTGAGGCGGTGGCGGCGGCGTACTGGCCTGGGCGCGCTGAGAAGCGCCGATCAGATGCAGTGCCGCGGCGCCACGCAACCGGAGATGTTCGATGGCCTCGAGCTCGTCGGCATGCTTGTCGGCGTATTCCTGGCCCAAGGTGATGGCCTCCTCGGCGATGTCCGGCGTGATCTGTTCCAGATCCACGACGACCGACTGGCCCTCGATGTGGGGATCGATATGGACGCGGCGGTGCGGCGGCTTGTTGGGATCGTAGGCCCGCGATCCGCCCAGCGGCTTGGCATGGGGGATCACGACCCCGCGCATCCGCTTATCGCCGGCCGTCCCCGGCATGTAGCGGGCCAGGGTGCTGCCGTCCTCGAATTCGACATCTTCCGGGCGCCGATACCCTGCGGGTACCGGTGGCTGCTGCCCCGCCTTATCGATGAATGGATGGAGCGAAAGGCCCATGGACGTCGCCTCCCGGCGCGCAAGCTGCCAGTGTTCCCAGCCACTATACCGGACAATAGCTAAAAAAAAGAGGCCGGGGTATCCCGGCCTCGTGGGCCCGGCTGACGCCGGAACCAGAAACAACTCACGGCTGGTGCGGCTCGAACCCGTAGTAGAGCCGGGGATGGTGCGTGAAGTAGAGCGATCCTTTCTGGCCATCCGCCAGCCGCGTCACCACCACGATCGGAGCCGCGAAGCCGATCACATCGAACTGCTGTGAGAGCTGACTGATATCGAAGACATTATCCTCGCCGTGCGTTGCGGCAAGCTGCGCGCGCAGCTGCCGCGTGGCCTCGTCGTCACGCTGGCGGCGCAGCTCCGCCACCTCCTCATCGGTGAACTCGATCTTGCCGGTAGCTTCCACGGCTTCCCGGATCTGCGCGCCGGCGGCCATCATCGCGTCCTGCGCCGGCCGGTTGACAATTGGCAACAGCCGCTTTCGTTCCGCCACGGTCGGATCGTCGCCCTCGGGACTGGGCGACGGGATACGTACATCCTCATTCATGTGACACGCTCCTCGCCACTCAGAGTCCGTTCGATCATGTCACTTGCGATCTGGTGCCGCGCCACAGTGAACCAGAGGATGCGGCACTTGTGGTTGGTCAGGAGCCGGTCCATCTCCTCGGCCGTGGTGACCCAGAGAGCCCGCGTCTGAGCGCGATCGCGCGCACCGGGATTGCGCACCACCGCGATCAGCGCGAACCGCGTGCTCTCGGGCCACTGCGGCGCGATGTGGACCTTGCCGATCGCATGCCGGGATGCCCATTCCGCCGGCTCAGTCGGCAACTGGAGTAGGTGCACGGCCATGACTGCCTCCCGGAGACTCCACGACCGGCGCAACCCGACTGGCCCAGACCCGCCTGGTGGAATAGAGGTCAACATGGCCGCCGGGGAATTGCCAGGTCAGCGCCTCGGGCCGCGGCGGACTACTGTAGCGTACCATCCGCACGCCGGTCGCGAACGACAGGATCATGGGTCGATGGGGTTCATCGAGGGCATGCAGCAGATCGTCATCCGTGGCCAGCTCGCTGAGCCGCCCCAGCATCTGGCGCATCATCGCCAGCAACACCTCGGTGATCGTCACGTTGGCCTCGAGCGCATCGACGAGCTTGCGGTGGAGCACGCCGATCTCGGTTTCGGCGGCAGCCTCGAACTGCGGATAGGTCATGTCCGCCGGGAAGAAACTGTTGGCCTTCAGGACCGTGAAGGCCGGGTTGCGGTAGGACCGGCCAAGCACATTGGCCATGCTGGCGTAGACGCGATAGGGACGCTGCGCCGCCGGGTTCCAGCGGCCGTCACCGAAGTACCAGAGCCCCTGCCACCGCCCCGGCGCCCCATCATCGGTGGGCCGGAGACTGCCATCGACCGGATGCACCGGATAGTCGCCCTGGTGCGCCAGATAGCGCTGGGGCACGTAAATGTAGCCGTCGGCCTCGACGCACTGCTGCCAGAAGAACGACTCCAGCTCGACGTCGGTGATGTCGTCCGTTGCCTTGCCCAGCGCGACCAGCGCCTCCCGATGGACCCAGTAACTCCGCTCGAAGCTGGGTCGCTGCGCCTGCGGAAAGGCCATGTAGAACTCAGGCAGGGTCGGCTGATGCGGAACCGGAACCCCGGCCTCGACGGCCCGGTTGGCTTCCCGTGCCATGGCGATCGCCAGATCGGCCGCCGTCTTGTTCTGGAGGGGATCAAGATGGTGGCGATGCATGCCCCAGGTACTCCGCGGCAAGGCACAATCAAAGACAGCCGGACTGCACTCCGCATTCTGCTTGGCGTCCGCGTAAACCTGACCACTGTTGACGTCGAACGCGAACTTCAACGTCAACAGGATGATCGACCGCTGTGGTTTCTTCGCATCAGTCCGCAGCGTGTGCTGCCACCGCATGACGAACATCGTTGGTCCGGACAGCGGGGTGAGCCCGTGTTCGGCGAATGAGTCGCTCTGGCGGCTGGGCGGTCGGAAGGCTACTGCGAGCAATCCGGCGAGCGCTGCCCAGCGGGCATCGCTGACCGATGTCAGCACCGGAAATGCGCTGAACTTGGGACGTCTGGGAATGGACAAGACAGGATCCTCCCGTTGCTACCATCCAGTGTCGAGGTCATTCGCGATGACCTCGCGCTTGCCGTAGTTTTTCCTTTCACTTGAGGTTTGATCTCCCGGACACGCCCAGGGAGACCGTAGGTGCATTGATAGATGACAGGTTTTCGCACCGATCTTCAGCTGTCGTCAACCTCGTCATCGCCGTCGTCATCGTCGGCGCCTTCGTCCTCGAATTCGTCGTCTTCCGGATCCTCAAGTTCCACATCAGGATCAGCCACAACTGCCGGACCGGGTTCGGCCACAACGGGCGGCCGGGGGATGGGAACCGGACCAAGACGGCCACGCAGGTCAACCTCGGCGGTCGGATCCTGCGCATGGATCGGAAACCGGCCCCAGGGGGCGACCAGGTACTGGCCGTCCTTGGATGGCAGGAGCAGCGCACCCTGGAAACCGGCAACCTGACCGCCCTTCTTGTAGACATCACGCCAGCGTTCGAGCAGCGCCGCCATCGAGTCGACGGCCTCGATGGCCATCTCCTCGCCATCAGGCGTGGTCACGGCGTAGAGCTGGGCCGGCGGCAGCTGAAGCACATCCTTGGCGCGCTGGAGCGCGGCCAGCAGCGCGTCCAGGATCAGCCCCGGCTGGCCGGTCAGGGCATGGCGCAACATTTCGACTATCTCGGCATATTCCGTGGTATCAGCGGACCCATTCAGTGTTTGCGTCTCGGCGCTCATCGGATCTTCTCCTCGGCCTCCCTGATCTTCTGGGCAACATCAGCCGGGTTGGCGGGCTTCAGCTCCAGGGTCCCCATGAGCGGCCCCGGATCGCCGGCCAGGAGCGCCCGCCCGACCCGCCGCGTCTCGTCACGAATGGGCAACTTGATGACGGCGGCCGTGTCGTGCGGACCGGCCGTGCGCGACGCGAAGCCGATGTGGTAATGGGTGCCGTCGATCCCGAATGCCGCGATCGTGATCGTCGGCGGCCGGGACGACGCCACGATCGCATTGTCCACGGCCAGGTTGTCGACGATCTCCAGGTCCTGCATGGTTGCCTGGGCGTAGCGGCCCCGCTTGCGGTCCACGAGGCCAATCTGGGCGATCCAGTCCCGCAAACCCTCCCAGTATTCCAGCGGCGTGGCGCAGAGTTCATGCTCGAGCCGCCTGTCCTTGTCCGGCCAGCCCGGCGGACACATGCCGGTGAAGAGCGGCCGCTGCGCGCAGAGCGACAGCACGGCGAAGTCAGGATCCGGATGGTTCTGGGAGTACTCGAGCAGGATGTTGTAGTCGAGACCGCCGTAGGTATAGATGCAGCCGATCGTGAAGAACTTCCAGTCGGCCGTCAGCTCCTTCAGGCTCCGCGTGGCGCGGAGCGTATCGTCGCAGTGGAGCGCCAGAATGTCGAGCCGCTGGGCCGGCGAGACACCTTCGGGGATGAGCGGTTTCCATGCCATGGATCTAAGCTCCCTGGTCCTCGGACTTCTTGTAGGTCATCCCGAAGTTACCGTGCAGAGCACCGCAAGGACAGCGCTTGCCACCGCCGGCAAGCGACCAGACGTAGGCCTTGACCCGCGCGCCACAGAACGGGCAGGTGATGCGACAGAAGGAACGGCCGAACAGCGCATAGGTCGCTGAGCGCATGTGTGGCCGGCCCTCGGCGTCGGCGATGTCCCTGAAGGTCGTCTTGGCCATGGGATCCTCGTTACGCAGCGTAACGGCCGGCCGGAAGTGCTCCAGCCGGCTCCGTCGTAGTCAGGCCAGCCGGCCCAGCAGGGCCCTGATGTCCTCTTCCTTCAGCTCGCTGGTCTCGATCTCGATATCCGTATGCTTGATGCTGGCGACCCAGTTGTAGTCGACCTGACCCGGCCGCAGCTGGGACATGGAGCCCGCGACGATCAGCTTGCTGTAGTCGACCCGGACATTGCCTTCAGGCAGATCATCGGGGGCATCCCGGGGAGGGGTCTCTGCGTTGTCCGGATAGTCCCCGTCCTCAAAGATCGCCTTGACCCTTGCGACCTGCTCGGGCGTGCCGAAGTCCTCGGCATTGTCCCAGTTGGACTCGTAGAACTCCGGGCTGTAGTCGAAGTAAGTGGTCATGTACAGCTTGTCGTCCAACCTGTGCGCTGCCCGGAAGACATCAGCGCGATGCAGCAGCATCTCGACGGCGATCCTGTCCAGCGTCACGGCGGCAAAGAATGGTCCGAAGTCGCCGCCGCCGCTGACGCCCAGCATCAACGTGATGGCGGTAGGGCTATTCATCGTCGTCTTCCACCGGAAAGACCAGGTCGGGGCGGGCCATGGGTTCGGCCTCGCCGGCCAGCTCGTGATCGCCCTCGTCGGGATCCCAGTCATCCTGGTCGACCCAGTCGTGGCTGGCGCAGTCGACCTCCTCGTAGATCTCGGACAACGATGCCTTGATCTGCTCGTCGGTCCAGTCCTCGGGAAGGGACACAACCAGCGTCACCGTCTGGGGACGGTAACGCTGAAACTGGATATTGACCAGTCGCCTCGGCTCACTCATCTTCGGCCTCCTCGTCCTCGTAGTCGTCCAGAGTCCCGCTGATCTCGTTCCAGTGCCTGGCCGCCTTGCCCAGCCGGGCCTTGGCGTCCTCCTCGCGCTCGACTGCCGTATTCCAGGCAGTATTGTTGCGATGCGCGATGATGGCGTCCTGGATCAGGGTCATGAGCACGGCCGGGTCCAGAGCGTCGAGTTCCCAGGACTCATCTCCGTGGATCTCCTGGTAGCCCTTGAAGCGGGCGTCGGTGACCTTGGCCGGGTTGGGCGGCGGATGGTAGGTCTCGACCTGGTCCATGTTCAGGGCCAGCCTCGCGAACTCGATCGTGACGCCGAAGACCTTGAGCCGGTCGACAATGTCCCGGCTCATGTCGATCCCCGACGGGTCGTGGTCGCCCAGGTGCAGGATCAAGATCTTCTGACCCTTCCGCTTCCATTTCTTGAGCCGCATCGCGGCCGACCAGATCTCGCTGATCGAGGTGTATCCCCGACAGGAGAAGTAGGGCACGTCCAGAGGCTCGCAAGCCGACTCCAGGATGCCAACAAGTGCATCTTTCTCGATCCATGCCTCAATGCGGTAGGGTTGATCCTCCCATTTGTCGTACTGGAAGGAAGAGGCCGCCGAGTCCATGATGTCGGCCGGCGAGTCCCAATGCGGGTTCTGCCGCAGGTTGCGGGTGCGATCGGTGATCGCTTCCCAGTCGATCAGGCCCGCCAGGCGGCCGTCGGCGATCACGTCGCCGAGCTTCTTGTATTCGGTGTCCTTGTTGGGGATGTATCCACGCGCAACGAACTGGTAATACAACTGGCGGAGAGTCAAGTCGAAGCCCTGTGCCTGGTACTCCTCGATGATCTCGTTCGCCCTGTCGATGACGGCAAGGCGATCCGCCGACAACTTCTTCTCAACATACCTGATCTTCGGCATGGCTGCGGTCTCCAGGCAGACCACGGCCGACCCGTTCGCGTACTCGAGGTCAAAGCTGGGCGGATGTAGCAGCCCGAGTTTCTGTCTCGCGGCGCATGGCCGCGGACCGGGGCCGCTACACCCGTTTGCCCCAGCAGCCTCTTTTTTCAGCGACCGTCCGGCCTGATCGGCCAGACAGTGTAACGGGTTTGCTTCAGATCTTGGACTCGGCTTTCGACACGGTCACCTCCTTTCGATCCTCAATGATCTCCCTGAAGAAGTTCGCCAGTTCGCGTGCCGCACCAACGTACTGCGCCTGTTCCTCGCGCAGGGCATAGTTGAGTGTGTCCGCAGCGCGGTATTTGTTCTGGCCCCGGCCGAAGCGCTCGATCCGCTCGACGGCGGCGATCAGGTCCACGGCTTCAAGATGGGTAAGACTGAACTTCAGCTCCGGCGTCATTTTACCAGGCTCGGGGATCAGCATGGTTCCTCCACGGGTTCCCATGGTTCAACTTCCGGCGTATTCTCCTGTGTCTCGTGCTTCCGGATCCACGCCTTGTACCGCTCCTGAGAACCATGGCACTCTGCGGGTGCATGGTTATGGAAGTAGGCGCAAAAGGCCGGCAGGTTCTTGACGTTGATATCGTCACCGCGGCCGACCGAGCCCATCAGGTCGTTGCTGATGACCGCCCGCAGGAAGTCACCGACCGGCAGTCCATCATCGACGTAGCGCAGGATCGAGGGCATCATCCCGGGCGGAATGGCGTGTTCGTTGTGCGTGTAAAGAGGGACCACCGGACCCAGCGCCGCCTTGCACAGATCGTTGATCCCTTCGAGGTATTCATCGATCTCCTTGATCGCCTCGCCATCGGTCATGCCGCGAATGCCCTTGCAGATGTTGACATCAATGGCGTAGCCCAGCAGATGATCGATCTGCCTGAGCGCCTGCATCAACCGGCCGATCTCGGCCAGATACGCCGGCTCTTTCGCCAGCGCAGCGTGGCCTCTCCTCAGCTCCTGTTTGTGCTTCTTGGACATCAATGTCTCCTGTTGATGTTGACGCCGGTCGGAACGAAGTCGAGGACGTAAAGATGAAAGATATCTTCATCGTCGACGAGATCACCGGCCGGCGGGAAGAACTGCACGGCCCACTGCCCCGGGTAGCGCCTGCGGAAGACCTCCCAGGCCTGGCGCCAGGACAGTGGACCATAATTCTCGCGGCGGATGCGGATGTAGAGGAGGGAACCAAGATCCGTCTTGACGTGGCCCATCTCCTGCACGAAAACATCATTGGGCGTCACCGCAGATCAATCCTCACTGGGGTGCATGAACGCGATGTACTGGCCCGCTAGACCGGGGATCTCGAAGGTCAAGTACTTCCCGGCATAGAGCACCTGAAGCTCTTCATAGGCGCCCTGGTACTCCGGATCCGCAGCCACCTGCACGCCGTCCCCGTCCTCACAGACACGGAGCAATTGCAGATGATGCGGGGCGCCGCAGATCTCGACCAGACCGAGAAAACAGCCCCCGTTCTGGTCATCGGAGATGTCCTCAAGCTCCTTACTGACCTTGAGTTCGAGCTTCATACCGCTGACTCCACAGCCTTGGCGGCGCCCACCATCTTGAGAAAGGGCGTGAGCGGCATCCGGTGGATGCGCCGCGACCCGGACACGGTATGGTCGCCGGCGACGTGGTAACGGACGATCTGCGTGTCGGCCTGCTGGCCCAGCGCGAGGTTGATGATCTGGATCCGCTGGCCTGGCAGCTGGATCCACCACCCGTCCGGGAACCGCGTCGCGAATTCCCGGGCCCGCTCCGCCAGGATCATGCGATACTCACGGCGCGCCAGTTCGTTGTATGAGCGAGCATGCCCGCCCTCGGCGGTCGCCTTACGGCGGACCCACTCCCCGCTGTCGTCGATGTAGCCGCTCATCACTTCTCCTCGGGCTCCTTGATGATCCTGAGTTCAAGTTCCCTGTTCCTCGCGCTTGATCTGTGTCTCCGGCGTGATCATGCCATTTTCCCGCAGCATCTGCTCAATGTCGGCCGTAGTTTTGCCGTGGAAGATCGCGATCACTCCCTCCCCCCATGGCAAACCCAGGCCGGTCAGCTCGAGCAGGATCGGCTGCCCGCTCCGCAACAGTTCCAGGTTGCCGTCAGTCAGACCCAGCATCAGCGCGGGAACACCCGCGGCGCTGTGACCAACACACTTGATCATTGCGTCAACTCCCTAAGCAGGATCTCGATCTTCTGTTTGGCCTCGGCCAGCCGGTCATCGGTGTAGACGAAATGGTGCGCGGCCCGCTCCAGCCGCCCCCTGGCCTCGGCGACCTGTTCCTCGTAGATCTGCAAGAACGCGGCGACTGCCCCATCGCGATCACCAGCGTAGCCATCAAGGATCAGATCCTTGGTCCGCCGTTCGCGTTCATGGCCAGCCGGGGTCTGATAAGTGATCTTGCCCCCACCCTGCTTGAGGATGGGGTGCTCGGCGAACCGATACGTCAGATCATCGTCGATGAAAATACGGACGATATGCGCACTCTCGATCCTGGGATGGACCCGCTTCGAGCCGGGAACGCGCGGCGGCGGCCCGTCGACGTCGCCCGGTTCGTCAAGCAGGAGTGTGTGCTTCAGGTCGATCAGCTCGATAGGAAACCGCGCGCCAAGGTGCGCAAAGATCGCCTCGGCGCTCTCGGCCCACTTCTGAGGCGTCATGCGGCCTTCAGTCAGGGTCTTCTGCTTGCCGATCTCCTTCTCGACTGGGTAAAGCACGATCTCCGACTGACTGTAGCAGCGCTCGGCGCCGATGCCGCCCCAGTGCTTGGAACCGGCGATGTGCAGGAGCTGCTTCTTGCCGTTCCGGACCAGGACCGAGCGCCGGCCGTGACCGTAGTCGCAGCCGTTTTCATGCTGGGGACGGACCAGCTGTTCGTCGGCATACTTCATGGTTCGTCCTCCCGGCGCCGACCGGGACAGCCAAACTTTTCCCAGTCGTCGCGGGTCGAAGCGTGGGCGCCGCAGCGAGCGCACTCGAGCGGCTTGGGTAGCTTGTTGGCCAGTGCCAGGTGCTCCCACTGGAACACCTGAACCGGCACCCACTCGTGCGCCCGGGGCACGCACGGTGGGTCATCGTTCGATCCGGGGTAAGTGCAGTAACCGCACTTCACGCAGCGCAAAACGCCGAGCCGGCCATCATCCGCTCGGAGGCTGATGGCCGGCTCGAACTGGTGCTCGTCTTTCATGATGTCATCGAGATCAACGAACCACCGTACAAGTCCCCGTAACCAATGCCACATGGTATCCTCCCCACGGGCCGTCAGGAGCCCGCCTACTTCACTGTTGGGAACGGCTCCGCATCCGCCTTCCAGCTGAGCTGGGACATGGACTTCTTCTCCCGCCGCGCGTTCCAGGCTTTGATGCTCAGCGCCAGCATGACCACCCGGTCGAACCGCGCCCGCACCCGGTATGTCTCCTCGAGCCGTCGCCGAAGCAGCAGAACTGGGTCTCCCCGTTCCAGTCCAGTGCCATTTTCCAGCTGATCAAAGAAGATATCACGGTCCTTTTTGGACATCGTGCCGCACAGATACCAGAGCAACCCGAAGGTCGCATTCCGCATCGGCCGCCAGGTAAAACTCATGGTCGCGCGCGCCGCGTCGATCAGCTCCGGGCGTTCATGGACCAGCTTGACCAGGGCCGGGTGCTCGGGGCGGCCGCCGGTGATGGCCGAGCCATCGCCCTTCTGCCAGAGGAAGTTGGCAATGGCGGCGACCATTGTGAAGTACGGAATGTTCTCCATTGAGAGCACATCGGCACCCGTCCGGGCGCGGCCCGTGTTCAGGGTCTTGGCCGTGGACGGCTCAACGCCATAAACCACAAACGTATCGAACGGCGTGTCGCTCTCGATGCACGCCAGGAGCCGGTGCTGGCCGTCGCGCAAGCCTCCCTTCCTGTCAAAGACGATCGTCTCGCCGTTGAGCTCCCAGCGCCCACTCGCCATCGTCAGCGCATACTTGCGAATGAGCGCCTTGACCTCGTGACGGTTGCGCGGGTGGTTCTCGAGCCACTCCCGGGCAATCTCCGGAGTCACTCTGACGACGGCGGCCTGGTAGCCGCGGGCGATCGTCACGCGGCTGATGCCTTTCGTCGGCCTGGTCTTCGACCTAGTATTCTTGGTCGAAGTGGATGATCTCCCGTTCCGGGCCGGCGCTTCGGGCATGGTCGGTAGAATACTCAAGGGAATCTCCTGCGTTTCTGGGTTCCTAGTAAGATCACAAAGGGTTGACGGGAGGGCCTAAGTCAGCAGGAAGCGGACTCCGCCCACGATCAGGGACACGAGGGTGCGATGGTCGACCAGCCGCAGGTTGTCGTCCTTCTTTTCATCAAGATCGAGACAGAGCGACCGGCCGAACATCTCCTCATGGCTCACGAAGTAACCACGCAGCCGCCGCTCCTGGCCGTCCTTCTTGACGAAGTCCACGGTCAGCGGCTTGCCGGCGGTCGTGATCAGGATCCGGGCCATCTGGGTCTTGCTGACCCGCACGGTATCGGCGAAGTAGTCGGCCGAGGCGACGCCCGCGATCATATCGCGGCCGTCAATGGTGAACTCGCCACCCTGGATCAGATCCTCGACCGTGAGGGACTCTGCCCTGGAACCAACTTCCTTGACCTTGGCGTAGCTGTAGATGCAGACGATATCACCAACCGCGACCTTGTCGGGGTCAGTTGGGTGCGTGGCACGGTCGTGGACCGGATCCGGCCGCGGGAGCGGCTGGTCCATATCGTCGAACTTCTTCCTCGCCATCAGTGCCTCCTTCGCGGCGGCAACTGCGGCGCCTTCCGCCGCCGTCGCCAGGCCGCGGCCATCGCCGCCCGCTTCTCCTCCGCCGCAGGCGCGCGCAGCTCCGCATCCCACAAGATAGTCCAGAGTCTGGAATACAGGCTACCGTCCCTGTGACTCTCCATGATCGCGTTGATCCCCCGCGACGACAGCGCGTCACCGTGTTCCTGGGTCTGCTGGCAGTCGAAGAACGCGCAGCCGAAAGGGGCAACGGCATGGATTGTACAGCGCCCGTCCTTCAGCCAGTGACAGGCCAGACCGGTGGGTACATGAGCCGGCACCAGGGTGCCGACCTGGATGAGCTGCTGGCGGCCGTCCGGATGCCAACGCAGGATCTTGGCCCCGGGAGAAGCCCGCAGATGCTCACGGGCCCAGGCTTCCGGATCAACCCCGGGCGGGATCATTCGCTCGAGGTCAGAGGGGATCAGGTAACCCGGAATATACTCACAGTTGATCACGCAGGCCCGGCAGGTGCACTGGGTGCGGGTGACGCCGAATTCGACTCGTTCTCCGGGCATGAAGTCTCCTTGTCAGTAGCCAGCCTGGCCAACCGGCCCCAGATACCCATATCGTCGCCATCGAAGTCACCGGCATGGAACATGGCCTGGACTGCATCGGCTCGTGTCGGATCAGCCGCGGTCTGGAGACCGTAGCCGACACACGAAAACAGCGTAGCGAGCAACCGGAGTAGCTTTCGGTTCTCAGGCATATCCTTGAAGTAGTGAGACATGCTCCCACGGTCGCTCAGACCGGTCGGCGGCCAGCCGGGCCTGGCCTGGGTGCTGAACCGGGTGGACTTGCCTGCGATCCCGCGCCAGATCCGCGTACCATCGGGCATCAGGGCCGACTCGAAGGTCTCGAACAAAAGCCCGATACCCAGGTAGTTTCGGCGCGCCGGATCAAACTTCAGCGGATCGCGGCCATGATCCTCCTTGCTGACGGTGATCATGATGTAAGGCTCCCACACGAGTCTCCGGTCTGCGGCGCAGCGGGCAAAGACCCGCGCCCGGAGCACGTTGGCGTTCTCGTCCCGGTCGGTGAACTGGACCGGGAGCTTGACCTCGGCCTCGAATGAGACCTTGTTATCGTTCTCGACCAGCGCGTAGACCTGGATCGGGTACTCCTTGTTCGTGGCTTCGTCCACGTAGGTCCACGTGATGAACTTTCGCTTACTTGTGGCCATGGCGTCGCTCCTGGAGGGCCGTCGCGAGCATCTCCTCGATGGTCGCGAAGATCAGCCGCCGCTGGTGGACACTGCGAAACTGGCTGGGATCGTAAAGACCCAGCCGTTTGGCGATCTGCATCGATCGGGTCTGGTTATCGTTACGCTCGGCGAAGATCAGGGCGCCGGCGCAGTGCACGTCGTTGACCGAGGCGCGATACCCACGGGCGGTGGTCCGCCCGTGGGTTTCCTTGTGGCAGCTGAAAGTCCCGCCGTTCACGTCGAGCATGTTGCCGGCGATCTCCTCGACCCTGCCAGGATGAAGCCGGATCGCATGCTTGCCGCGGCGGAAGGGACAGTCAGCGCAAGGACTCGTCTGATCGAAGTTCATGGCTCCTCCAGACAGGGACGCTGCCCGGCGAGACGACCTGGTACATTTCGGTGACCAGATGAAGCAGCGCCAGGCCCGCCTCACGGCGGCGGAAAGCACCAAGAGCGCCGCTGTCGGCGGCAAAGTCACCGACGATCACCGCCCATACCGCGACGGCAACGACATGCTTGACCATCACAGAGACATCGCTGTAGGCGATGTCCTCCTTGGCTCCCAGTCGGGCGATGAACCGAGCATCGATCAGGGCCATCATGGCGCCCTCACCAGCCTTGTGGTGGCGCCACTGGCTGGACGGACCGGAGATCACATGCAAGACCTCTTCCTTGATGTATCGTCCCTCCTCGTGGAAGGACGCGCTGTCGATCTCCTGGAGCCGGCGGACACAATCCATCAGCCATTCGTGACGATCCGATCCGCCCACCGCCGCGACCAGTGCCATGTTGCGCACTGCCTCGGCCGCGACGCGGACCGCACCGTCTGCCAGCACGCGCGCACAGGGACGTGCCTCGCGGGCCACTGATGCCAATTCACGCAATGCCGACTCCACATGCCGGAGCGTCGCCCGATAGTTCTCAAAGCCTTCTGTGATCGGACTCATGCTTACTTGTCCTCCTTGCTGGACTGTACAGGAATGACAACGTTCATTCTGCGACCGTCGTGGTACAGCTGACAGTAGTGGCGGGGCCACTCCTTGTCGCCATCGCGATCCGCCGTATGCACATAGGTGACCCAGCTCACGCCTTCCACAACCCTGCCGGTGCGCTGGCAATTCGGGCATGTCATGAGCATCGGCAACGGTGGCGCCTGCGCGGGATCCAGCCGGTCGTAATGGATCAGCTTTCTTCCGTCTTCGTCATCGTCGGCGATCCGCGCGATCCCCTCCCTGGTGATCGACACGGGATCGCCATAACCATGTACATTGCACACAGCTGCGATGGTCAGGTACAGCTCATCGAGACCGCGGGCAAGCGCCGCATTGGTCAACGATGCTTCCCAGTCTGGACGGACCCCGAAATACAAGCTGGCAAGTTTCTCCGCCAGCGAATCCAGGACGATGATCGACTCCAGAACTCCCGCCAGCTTGGCTGGATCCTTCATCCCCGCCCGCATCCGTTCGACCAACGTCATCCATTCGCTCCTCGTAAAAAAGATCCTGCGGTCCACCCGCTGCGCCGGCCACGCGCCGGCGCAACTGACGGACCTGATCACACCGGGAACATCCCGGCATACTGGGGCAGATCGTACCGGCCCACGCCGGCGCACCCCCAGCGGTTGCCCACGGCCCGCTGGAATTCCCACACGACCGCCTCGCGCCCGGGTTGCGTCGGCTGATCGTAGACATAAAGCGTGCTATCCCGCAGCACGTACGGCCGGGCGAACAGCATCTTGGTCTTATAACGGCGGCCGATCACGAACGTGTCCATGGTGCGCCGGCCGGCCCGGCGACGGCCGGTGAGCAACGGACGCTGGAGTTTGAAGGCACGAACCGCCACCCCCAGAGCAGCGGCGCCAGCGATGACCTCATCGGGAGTTAGATCGGCCCGATCCAGTTGGTCAGAAGCTGCGATCAGCTGGGCGGTCAGCTCTTCATAGACGAAGAGATGACGCTCATAAACGGCGATCGTGGCCGTGGCGACTGTCGCCAGGTGGACCATGTCCCATTCGGCCGGGTTCTGTATCGCGGCCCGCAGGCTTTTCAGTAATTGCACGAGTCGCTCCTTAAAGTTATCCAGCTGAAAAAACCAGCCGCCGCCGGCCAGCTGCGCAGCATGGCGGGCGGCGGCTCCGAGAGCATACGCGGTTATTCCCTTAGTTGTCGATATTCCTCCTTTGATCGCTGGTGATCTCAGGCGGCCGCACTCTGGATCAGACGGCCCGTCTTGACGTCGGTGATGTTGGCCTTAAGCCGAATTCCCTGCTCATCGTACATCAGGCCCAGCAACTGGGTCGCCAGGCTGTCATCCAGCGGCACTCCCACCGGGTGAACGCAGAGCCTCTGGGACGGAGTCCCATTGGCATCGAGCTGATCGATGTTGTTGACGTTACCGCTCCGGAGTCGGTAGCAAGTGCCCGAGGCGGCAACCACGATGATCGCCTGTTCCTTCCGGAACATATCGCGCTGCGCCGGCGACAGAAGCGACATCAGCAGGTCCCTGGCGCGGCGCGCTGCCGCTTTCACGTCCGGGGCCGGCTCGACGCCCGGAACGCACAGAAATGGTGTCTCGTGAGCTGCGCCCATGTTCCTGATCACCTCGTCATGACGGCATGTCTCGCAATAGTCGATCTCCTGGAGGTCGGCCCAGTTGAAGCATGGAACCGGGGCGCCAGTAGAGTCACTGAGCGTTCGCCAGGTGATCCGCACGGGACGGTTCCGGTACGGGATCAGGGGCCGGTAGTAGATCCCATCACCGGTGCAATCGGTCTCCATCGTGTCGGGCCCCCAGTTGACGGTGGCGCTGATCACCCGGCCGTCCCGCCCACTGACGGCGAACAAGGTATTGGTCTGATCTGTCATTGCAGCTGCCGTGTCGACACCCCAGACGAAGTCCTTGAGTCGCATGCAGTCCCCATCGGTGAGAGTCAATTCCCCTTCCCAGATCGCGTTAGGCAAAGCCACCTCCCCGCACCGGCGGTGCCATGACGATCCGCTCGGCGGCCGGATCGAACTCGGTGATGACCTCACCGCGAGTACCGTCGGCGCGGAGCTTGTACGCGATATAACCTTTTTTCCGGTGCAGCGCGAAGCTGTTCCGCGCTGCCTCAACCTCGACATCGTTGGCCTGGGACCACTCGAGCTTGGTGTCGCCGTTGTGGTCCATGATCTCCAGGACGCCTGTCTCCGCCATGCGTTCTCCTTTCAGGTTACGATCCATTTCGTCACTTCTTCTCCGCGATCCGGAACGTACGCTCCTCGATGACCGGGTGGTCATTCTTCAGGTTGCTGATGACCAGCCGAACGACATACTTCCTGGCCTCGGCCAGAAAGGGATCCGGATCGGCGGCGTAGCTCGCCGCCAGCTCAGCACGGGTCACGACCTTGTTGGTACGGCGCTTGTCCTTGCTCCGCCGTACCGTCTCGCTGATGTAGCGCCTGATGATCTTGGCATCGATCATGCAGGGCATCAGCTTGGTGATCAGGAAGTCGACGGTGCAGCCGGGGTTCTCCATGATGGTCTGGTAGACATGCTGGCGGCTGACGCCGTATTGCGTGCCGGCCGATGGTTCGGCCATTGCCGTCGGCGACAGCTTGGTGCCCACCCGCACCCGGGACGGCAGCGGCCTGATACAACGGTACTCCCGCTTCTTACCGCGCTTGCGGGCCTCGAAAACCTTGCTATGGACGGCCGCGTTGACTGTCTCCCGGATGAAGTAGTTTCGCCCGGACTTGATCCGCTGCTCGAGCGTCTTCTTGGCCATCCCCGGCTTACCGAGCATGGCGCGGTCGGCAAGCCAGTCCGGGATCCGGTCTCCGAGCGCGACATCCATATCGTGTATCGTCCGCCACTTGCCGTCGCCGAAGACCTCGCGGAGCATGGCCCGGGGTACCGGGTTGCCATCGCGTTCCAGACCATCGGCCTGGATCTGCCTGGGTTTCCCTCCTGCCATCAGAATGACCCCTTCATGAACCTCTGCTCGAAGATGTTGTTCTCCTTGCGCAGCTCCGCAAACTCGATGCGGCTCGCTGCATCAGTCAAGATGTCCCTGATGTCCACTCCCTTGACGAGGGTCTCCTTGTATACCCGGTTGAGCTGCCTCGTGGCCTTCAGCAGCTTCTGCTGCCGCGACGCGGGCCCGCCGTGCTTGCGCCCCGCCACCGACGCCTGCTCCTTCGCGTAGATGGCGATCTCGGTCGCAACGGTGATCAGCATCGCCTGCTCGTTGGAGGGCCTGGTCTTCTTGATCGCCTGCTTGAGCCGCTCGGCGTGGGTATGGCTGTGGTGGGGGATGGTAAGCAGCCCGATGGCCGCCTGCTGGCACACGGTGGAGTTCGCGATATTGCTCAGGTTGAGCAGCGCCGTATCAGTGAGTTCCTCGTAACCCGGGACCGGCGTTTCGCCGTCGGGTGAGAACCGCTGCTTGAGTTCGGCGGACCTCACCCGCAAGATCAGGGGGCCGGGCTTGATCTTGGCACTCGCGGCGGCCTGCTCGAAGGTGCAGTACGGCTGGTTCTCCCAGTAGTGCGCGATCGCCTTCTGGATCTTCTCCTCCTGGTTATCGCCCTTGCCCACCAGGGAGTTGGCCCCCCGGATGACCGCCGCGGCCTGCTTCGGTCCCGGGTTGTTCAGGATGTACATCGCCGCGAACTTCTGCTCCAGCTCATGCAAGGCGGCGCTGCGGTTGAGGCCGTCGCCGCAGAGCAGCTTCGTCCCCGGACCACCGGGCCGCCAGGCGATCAGCGCCGGCAAGTACACGCGCCGGAACTGCCGGGCATGCAGCACGATGCCTTCGACGGTCTCCTCGATGATCCGCGGCCCGAACCGCCCGGGGTTCGTTTGGCTCTTCTTCCAGTCGACATCGGTGAGCGGAACATGCTCGACGTAGTCGAACGTGACGCCGTGGCTCGCGATCATCTGCTCCTGGTCCAGCCAGCGGTGCCAGATGACTTCGATGCCGGCATTGATCGGCTTGATCTTGACATGGTTGTCGCGCTCGACGGCGCCGCCCGCGTCGCCTTCGTCGTCGCGGTTGCCGCCGGTGAGCGGCTTGATGCTGCTGTTGCTCATCGTGGTCCTCACACCGGGGCCTGACGTGCAATGCCCGTTTGATCGCCCCGAATGGTTGACATGCTCATGAGATCGTCCGCCCTGACGTCCTTGGCCCGCACAGGGCTCCGAATGGTGTAGCCTGGCGTCTATTGCGGCCTGGATGCACCGTGCGCACATGGTCGGCATCTGGTCGTAGAGGTCTTCCCAGTCCAGACGTTCGTCCTCCGCGACGAACTCAACGGCATCCTCGATGTTGTCGAAGACCGCGCGGCCGCACCGGCATTGATGCCGTTTTCTCCAGATATGCACCGCCTTGTGGTGCAGGTTGCAGAGCGCCTGGAGGTCCTCCAGCGGCTCGTTGTAGAGATGCGCGTAGGTCAGGTGATGGCAGTGATCCGCCCGGGACGTGCACCGATACCGGCGGGGCGTACCGTCGGCATTCGTGCCGTCCTCGACCATGAACTCGCAGATGTCGCCGGCCCGCACCACGACAACCGCATACCGCTTCTCCTGCCACAGCGGCGAATGGTTGATGTACTCGAGATAGCGGGCCTTCTCCTCAGGGGTCCGCGGCATCGCTCAGCTTCCTCCCTGTGCCCGGGGGCCGCTGGGTCTCCCCGGACGTCGCTGAGTGATCCCGGCGTACATCAACCGGGTGGGCACGCCCCCTGCGGAAGCGGTAAGGGCCCGACCACGCGGGCCCCTTCCCCTGGGCAACCTAGCCGCCCTGGTGCATCAGCACTTCTTGGCCCGCTTCTTGGCCGTAGCCGCCCGCAAGCCAATAAGTCGCCTCGTCTCAAAGTCAGGACGATGGATCTCCAGATGTTCGGCTCTGGTAACCAGTTCAAGGTTATCCAATGATCCCGGCCCATCATTGGTCGCATCACCATCCTTGTGATGCAGGAACTTCCCCTTCGGGATCTTCCGGCCTGCGGCCGTCCACGTTACCACCGCGCGCGGCAGCCACTTCGCCGGCTCAGCAACCTTGATCCAGGCTCGCGGCGTCCCTGTCTCGTTGTCGTAACGGATCGTGACCGTGCCAACCGGCACCTTATGCAGTCCCGGTTGGCCAGGGACCCATTCGCTATCGGGGCTGAGATGGATCCCCTTCATGTCCTTGTTCCAGGTCGCATGACCCTTCGCAAAGGCATTAGCCGGCTTCAGCCCACGACGGAACTTGTTGCCCTGCATCCTGACCCTTCGATCGTCCTTCTCGCATTCGATCGAACAGTACTTCAACGGCTTGCCGTGCTTGTCGGCCCTGGCTGGCTTGGAGCACGGCGGATTGCCGCAGATGATGTCCATGTTGATACCTCCGTGTGGGGATAGTACCAGCGCTGGAACAACACCTTCAACCCCCCTGAATATTGGGTGTATCAAGAGGGTCGCCGAACTTCGCAGCCTCAACCCGCCTGCGACCAAGCTCACAGTCCTTCTCGGATAGCTCGAAGCTGATCCACTGGCGGCCGAGCTTCTTGGCGACGACGGCGGTCGTTAGACTTCCACCGAACGGATCAAGGACGATGTCGTCCTCGTCGGAGCAGAGTCGGACGATCCGGCCGATCAGCTGCTCGGGGATCTGGGTGGGCGTGCCCGCCCGGCTCCTAAACGTGCCGTTGATGCGCGGGCAGTGCCAGGTCGTCTCGCTGGCATTGAACCCCTCAGGCAGATCCTGGGGCCGGATGATCCAGGTGTCATCTGGAAGCCGGCCCTCGGGGTTGGCCCGCCTGTCGTTGTAGATCAGCTGGCGGGCCGAGGGGACGCGGCAGGCGTCGACGTTGAACGTGAACTGGGCCGGATCCTTGATGTAGTAGAGCAGGTGGGCGTGGCTGCGGGTCAGCTTGTTCTCGGAGTTGACGCCGAAAGTATAGGTCCAGATCACGTGCGATCGCTTGTGCAGCCCGAGCCCGGACTTGCACATGACGTCGATCTCGGAGACCAGCTCATCGGGCATGAAGAGCCAGAATGTGCCGGTCTCGGTCAGGACCCGCACGATCTGGGTCAGCCACTGCTGCGCCCAGGCCAGGTAGACCTCGCGAGGACGATCGTCGTCGTAGTGATCGCCGTAGTCGATCCCGAAGTTGTAGGGAGGATCGGTCACGACCAGGGGCACGGATCCGGTTTCCAGCCGGGTCATGCCGGCGACGCAGTCGCCATGGCAAAGCAGCCCGCCGTCAGTATCGATGACCTTGATCGTTCCGGACGTGTCACCCCGCGCTGGCTTCCGGGCCATCTTGGATCCTCCGCTTGGACGTCCTGGGGGCTTCCTCCGAGAAGCCCTGGGAATACATTTCCAACCCCAACACGAGGCAGTATAGCGAGTCGGCGAGGTTGTCGACTCCTGTTTTCTCGTAGTCTTCGACTTCCAGCCCGGAGCCGAATTCCTCGTTGGCCGCTCGGATGACCATTTCCTTGTTGGCGTTGCCCTTGCTGGTGGCCCGCTTCTTGATCGCCTGGATCGGAAAGCCGACGCACGGGATGTTCCGCTCCTCGCACCAGGTGCCCAGGGTCGCCTTGAGCGAGCCCAGCAGCTCGATCGGCCGGGCCGTGCGGGCGATGACCTGGTGCACGGTGGGCTTGGGGCCGAAGTTCTCCTTGGTGTAGTACTGGGCGTCCTCGAACATGACCAGGTCCGGGTCGATCTTGGCCAGGAACTGGCGGAGCCGTACATAGCGGATCGCGCCGCTGTCGAAGTCGCCCACCGACAGGTCGAGTTGGCCCGAGTAGATGGTCCGCTCGCCGGGCAGCCAGGCCTGGGTCGGGTCGAAGTAGGTGAAGCTGATCCCGGTCGTGGTGCCCAGGTCCACGCCCAGAGCCAACTTCAGGCCCGGCAACGGCTGCTTGAGGTCGAACTGGAGGTGGAAGTTGGCCGGGTCCTTGACCAGCTTGTGTCGCGGCATTCCTGCCCTCCCCGGGCGTCACGTATCGATGACCCTCGTTCGTTCCGGCCGCCGGATCGAGGCCCGGTCCTCGGCCGTAGCCACCCGCTCGGCAACCGCCTGTTTGCCGGCGATCGTCGCGATAACCGGCGATCGCCTGGGCTCCGTCGGCACATAGCCGCCGGCGTGGAGATCGTCCTGCACGTTGATCGCGGCCTCGTGTGGCCTCGCGAAGTAGAAGTTGGAGTAACCGGGCTGCTCCATGACCATGTTGCGCGGCCCCTCGACGACCTGGATCGACCATGTCCAGGGACAGCCGGGTTTGGTCGTCCGGTCGCTCTGGAAGATGTTGATCCTGGCCATGATCGTGATGTCGGAGGACTTCTTCGCGAGGAAGAACGATCCGACGTAGTTCCCGGACTTGGAGCGAGTGAACCCGTATGATCGCATCAGGTTCATATCGTTCGGATCGCCAGGGGTGCGATCGCGCGAAGACTGGCGCACAGTCCGGGGCTGAACCGGCTCGACGAAGACTTCCAAGAAACACCTCCTTCGTCTGATCGACGCCGGCGGCAGCAATGGATAAGCATCCTGGGCAAGTCCGATATCACCTCCTTGCTGACCCGACCTGGCGGATGGGCGCACCGCACGCGGCGTCAACAATCAACTTTATGCTCTGAGCGCTATGCTGCACAAGCGCTTCAGGTTACTGGAGCGGTTCCAGCCGCGGCGAGTTCGCGGAATGCCTCCAGGATGTAGTGGGTGCAGCGGCAGTCCTGGGCGGCCCCGTGCATCTGTGCCATGTCGATGGCGTAGCGTTCGACGAGACCCAGCGCATACAGGCAGGTCGACAGGCTCCACTTCCCCTTGCGGACGAACCCGCGGACGTCCTCATACCAGCGAAAGATATGCCGGGCGCCGGGATCGGGTACGGGAAAGCCCGTGGCCATTGCCTTGAAGATCATCCCGGAGTCCAGGAACCGCCGGTAGTCGAACCGGAACATGTCGCCGGTCGCCGTGAAGGTCGCGTTCTCGACGATCGGCCGGTCAAAGCCGTAGACGTTGTGGCCGGCGTACCAGTAGCCGTTGGCCTGGGCCTCTGCCAGGAAGTCGCGAAAGTGTGGCAGCACGTCGCGCGGGTCATGGCCCTCAGCGCGGAGCTGATCCCAGGTGATCACGTGCGCGATGCCCCGTTCCTGCATCCGCCGGCCGGTCTCGTGGACCGACTCCTCGAACCAGGCCGCGTTGATGTCCGGGTGCAGCGCCCAGTTCACGAGAACGCTATCCTCATGAACCGGGACGCGATCCTTGATCATGCACCAGCCCAGCTCGACCGGCAGGGTCCGCCGGTCCCGCGACTCCAGGCCGTTGGTCTCACAGTCGAAGACCAGGTAGTCATCAGGAAACCCGCCCAGGAACGACGCCACGCGCGCATACCAGCGCGGATCTAGCCTCGCAGGCTCTGCACTTGTTGTTCCGCTGCCCATACAAGTGACTCCACGTCGTCCCGGATCCCGGTCTCCCCGAGTGGGGTCGAGTCCTTGACGCCGGCAATGTAGATGCCGGTCGTCAACTCGCCAATGACCATCAAGATCGCGGCCTGCGCCGCCGGGGGACTCAGGACGAATCCCTCGCGCGCGCAGGCCACGTCCAAACTATTAACGTCAGGATCCAGATGGGCCAGCTTCAGGGCCTTGATGTAGCGGTTCATGGCCTCGAAGAGAACCGGATCCGAAATGCCATGGTGTTCCAGCAGGAACTTCACCATCGGCGGTCGGTGCTCCGGTCGCAGGCGCTCGAGCGCCACCCGCAGCAGCGTCGGCCAGAAGTTCAGGACATCGCCCGGCGGCCAGTAAGTGCTTAGCTTGCCGGCCATGCGCTTCGGACGTGCCCTGATCATGCCAGTCTCCTTACCGCTGGGTCACGATCATCTGGACCTGCCCCTGCGGGGTCACCACCCGGCGTACCGCGTGGCCCTGGCGCTGGGCCTGGTTGCGGATCGCGTGCTCCGCATACTTGCCCTTGAGCTTCTCGAGCTGCTTGCCGGCCGCGGCCTGGATCTTCTTGCCGTGACTCCCGAAGAAGTCATAGACCGGCATCCAGCCTGTGCCCAGCGGGCTCTTGACCAGGCCGATCTCGTAGGCGTCCTTGTCCCCCTTGACGGCGATGGCGTGCACGCCCTTGCCGTAGTCCTTGGGGTCGATGCCGTGCTTGTAGGCGGCATCCTTCGCGTGGTAGTCGTTCGCCCACGATCCCCAGTACTTCCAGGTCTTCTGACCCTCGCGGAACTCGAGCCCCGACTCCTCGCACGCGGAACGCAACGCGTCGAAGTCGGTGAAGCAAACGTCCGGGTGGGCAACCACATGCGACACAGATCACCTCCTGCCTTACTGGCCTCCGCCAGTTTGACGTGGCAGAGGCCATTGGTCAACGGTTATCGCCGCTGCCCCGGATCGCGTCGCGACGCGCCCGGTCAGCAAGCTTGATGTAGTTGACCTCACCCACGTAGCCCAGCGAGACCCGGATCTCGGTGCAGAAGTCCGCCACATACCAGAGAATATCGCCGGTCTCCTTGACCAGGCGCTCCCGGTCAGTCGCGTTGACGGGCACGGGCGGGAATTCGACGCGCTCGTCGAACTCGATGGCCACGGCAAGGTCATCCAGCGCGCAGGTCGTCAGCGCGATGGCATTGAGCAACTCCTGCTTCCGCTCCGGAGTCAGTTCCCCCGGGGGATCGTTGCGGTAGACCTTCTTCACCCGTTCCATAACCCCGCCGCAGGCCGCGACCATGGTCAGCGCCCTGAAGGCCACGCCCTCCTTCGGTCCCTGCCAGGCCAGCTCCAGAACCGCCTCGGCCAGCTCGCCGGTCTCACCGGCCAGCGCGATCACCGGGTAGATCAGCTGGTAGTTGCCACGGCCCGGGTAGGTGGCCGTGTCGATGGCCCGCGACTGGTAGCCATCCAGGGTCAACGCGACTGGTGCGTTACGCTGCGTATCGCCCATGGTGACCTCTCAGACCTGATGGCCCGCCGGCGCCGTTCTGCATAGTGTATGACATGAGAAACCATCGAAGTTAAGCGGCTCGGTTTCGGCCCGCCACTGCGGTGGTCCGGGAACCCGGCCCGGAAACAGCGTGTCCCCCTGATGATCGCCGGCGACGAGCGTCAGGTAGATGGTGGCAGCGAAGGGGAGAAAGATCTCGTAGACCTGAGCCCCGCCGATCACCACGGCGTCGGATGTACCGCCGCCATTCCAGCCCCAGGACGCCATGTCCAGGGCCTCCAGAGGATCCCGGGCCCAGCGGACCCCATGCTCGTCCACTCCGGGCGACGGCCAGGTCTCGTCCCAGGGCCGCGTGGAAAGCACGATCGAGGTCCGCTTGTCAAGCGGCTGGCCGTGCCGGGTAATGACTTCCTCGAAGGTCCGGCGGCCCATGATGAGTGAATGGTGGAGCGTCTTCTCGCGGAACCACCTGCCGTCCTTGATATCGGGCCATGGCAGCACGCCATTGTGGCCGATCACGCCCTGATCGTCCATCGCCACCACGATCGACAAATTCCTGATGTGCACAGAACGGATCCTTGTCACAGCTCGCGCGCCGGCATGGCGGCGATCAACACCGCCCGCCGGCTGCGCTCGAAATAGCGTCAGACAGCAACCTCTGCTCGCAGTTTACCCTCGTGGGGTGTGTAGCCGGCCAGTGTGAACCAGAATGGATCAACCTGCCGCAGCTGCTCGATGCTCAGGTCCGGACAGGTCTGGAAGAACCGATCATTGATCACCAGCCTGGGCAGCGGCCGCGGTTCGCGTTCAAGTTGATCACGAACCTGAACGAGCTGGTTATCGTAGAGGTGGCAGTCGGCGATGTTCGCCACCAGGTGCCTGGGCTCCAGGCCGGCCAGCTGGCCGAAGATGTGCGCCAGCAGCGCATACTGGATGATGTTGAACGGACATCCCAGGAACATGTCGATCGACCGCCAGTGGCAGACCACGTCCAGCTTGCCGTTGGTGGGTAGGAACTGTGCCAAAGTGTGGCAGGGCGCCAGGCCCATCTCGGGGATATCGGGCGGGTTCCATGCTGTAAGGATGATCCGCCTACGGGCCCTGTCACCGGGATCGCCCGCCACAGCCCGCAGGTCAGCGAGGACGTTCGCCACCTGATCGACGAGTTCGAGTCGAGGAACAGCGTCCCCGGTATCGATCCGCTCGAACCGCCAGCCCTTGTAGGCGGAGTCCTCGCCTCGCAGGCATTTGTAGACACTGGACGCGTCGAGATCATGGATCTTCGCAAACCGCCCGGCGCTGATCGATCGGTAGATCCGACCATCCGGCGATGCCGCGCGGAAGAATGTACCCTTCCCGCTGTTAGCATGCTGTTCCGGTTTGCTCGCCCAGACCGCTGTATCTGGCCCGTAGCGGTTCGTGGCAAGGAAGTCCTTGTCGAGCCAGTATTCGTCAGGGAATGCCGCCTTGAGCCGCCACCGCGGCAACAACTTGGCATCGCGCTGGAAGTTAGAGAAGACGAGCCAGCGAGGATCGACGTGGACACCTTTGGCCCCGTAGAAAGCATACTCGGGCCGGGTCTGGTCGTAGCAACGATGGAGCATGCCGATCCAGAGAAGTTGGAGCATCTTGTGCTGCGGATCGGTCAGGTCGGGCGTCCCGCGAAACCCGACATCCATGACAGTAGCCTTGCCATGCTCGGCAGCAAGCGCATCCAGTTCCTCGCGCGCAACCTGTGGGAATACGGCCGGCTCGCGAAGGTGCAGATGCTCCTGCCGCCGCCATTGATACCCGTAGATGGGACCAAGATCCCCGGTGATCGGATCGCGCCAGGCGTCCCAGATCTTGCGGCGAACGAACTTCTTCGGGATCTTGACATCGGGCAGCGTCATGACGCCGCCGAACCCTTCCGGGATGTCGCTGATCGTACGGCCCAGCGTGTTGATACTGGTTTCGCCGCGCAGGAACCAGAGCACCTCGTCGGCGACGATATCGAACGGCACGGGCTTGGTCGTGACGATCGGGAACCCCTGGCGGAGGTCGAAGCGGAGCTGCTGCCCCACCAGCGTCCGGCAGACGGCCTTGCGGTTCTCGCTCTGGATCACGGCACCCGACTGGACGTCCTCACCCTCATGAACGATCCGGTTGAGCAGATCGAGATACTGCTGCATGATGCGGGTCCTCCTTTTAGCGTTTGTAGCGTCGCTTGACGCCGAGGATCGCCTCCCGGCCGGCCGCGGTGAGGCGATAATACTTGACTCGTCCCCGTTCGGCCATGGCAAGAGTCCTGGCCTCGGGTACGAACACCTCGATCAATCCTTCTGCGAGCAGTGCTCCGCCGGTCCGGCCGTGCACACTACGGGTGGCGACCTCGCCGTGCTCCAGAAGTTGAGACAGGACGATGAACTTGGGCTCGCTGATCTTGATGCCGCCGATGGTCATCGGTAGCACCGGTTGGCGCGACGCCAGCCCTGCCCGAAACCGTGCCGGAAAATGCCCCGTCGCGCGTAGGTCACCGGCGGCGCACACGGAGCCGTACCCGGATACGCCAGCCAGCGAATCACCGGGTTAATGGGAATGGCGATCGGCGGCATCTCAGCGCCACCAGCCGCCTGGGGCGATGCGTACACAGGCGCCTGCGCCGATGCAGCAGGAACCTGACCCGAAGGCTGCTCCGGCGGACTGGGCGGCGGCTCAGGACGCGCGGGCTGAACTGGCCGGTCAACCGGCCGGTCCGGGTTGGGCCGATCAGGATCTGACCGTCCCGGTGCCTGCGCCTGGACTGCCGACACAAGCGGCGGCAGCGGTGCGGCCTGAGCCACGAACGCGAAAGCCAGAATGAACGTCGTCATGGGATCCTCCTTCAACTCAAAGTCGTGGAAAGCACGAGCCGCGGCCGCTTGGCCTTCGGCCCGAAACAGTCGATCAGCGCTGCGTGGACCTTGTCCACCTCCTCCGCGGACGGCACCTCGATGGTGCCCGTTGCCTTGTCGTCACCGTAGCCGCTGCTATCGGTGTCCAGGAGCAGCCGGCCAACGAAATACTGACCGCGGTTCCTCATGTAGACGAGATCACCGCGCCTGGTGATATCCCCGGCCTGGCTCTTGAACCCCCGCGCCGCAAACCAGGAAGCCAGCTGGAAGCTGGTCTGCTCACGGACCCAGGCATCCAGTCGGAGATACTTATCCTTATCCTGGGCCGCCTGGTAGTTGGCGTCGCCGGCCGACACGGCCAGGAATGGACCGCCTGCCGCCATGCTGAGCTCCAGCACGGTCAGCTCGACGGAACCAGGCACCCCGGTCACGGGATCATAGCGGGTCACCGCCTTTTGCGTCGGAGTCGCCATGACGGTGACCTCGACGCCCAGGAGCAAACAAGAATACGCCGAAACGCTCATAGCGGTACGCTCCTAACGCCGATCAGGCCTCCTTGGGTTTGAGCCGGATCTTGGTGGCACAGCTGACGCACATGTCCATGGGCTCAGCCGGATCGTGCCATGCTTTCGGATCGCCGCAGTGATCGCAAATGTGCTGTTCATAGTCGAGCGGGTGCACGGCCAGCGGACAGCTGCCGAAGCCCAGCCAGCAGACGTGGCAGGCATGCGCGTAGCCCCGGGGCTTGCAGCCAGGTTCCCGGAAGAACCGGTCCACCATCAGCGGCTCGTTGTACCGCGCCAGACCAGGCGGGAGCCGCACCTTGTGGAAACCGGGACGCTCGGTCGACAGCCGGGGCTCGAACAGGGCCGAGAACCGCAGCCGCACCATGTAGGCGGGATGCAGCAGCGGCCGCTTCTTCCTGCCCGAGAAGCCCAGCTCGAACCCGATATAGCTGTACTGACGCTGGGTCCAGAACCGGACCAGACTGAACCCGACAGGGGTGCCGGCCAGCACCAGGAACTGAAAGTAGCTCCCCGCGTCCCCCTTGCGGTTGCGGCCCGGCCAGCACCGCATGACCTCGAGCGGCGCCCACTCTTCATCGGCCTGGCGGGTCCAGGGCAAGATCACGTCGCCCTGGCGCAACCGCTTGATGTTGGCGGCGATCCGCAGCGCGAAAGCATTCAGCCGCCGCCTGGTCAGCTCCTTGCCCAGGAGCGTGATGCAGCTTTCCTCGAGCACGCGAGGAGCGACGCTACCTTCCAGCAGCCGGCCGACGGTTCCCACCAGGTCGGCGAAGCTTTCGCCCGTCAGCACCGCGTTGTAATGCGGCCACATCTCCGGACTGGTCACGATCTTCTTCTGAAGCGCCTCGATCTGTTTGAAGTTGTAGGCCGTTGCTCGCGCCATGCGGCCCCTCCCAGCGATATTCGGGGCAGCCGCAGGTGCACCAGAGACTACTGGCCGGCCGGGACCGATTGCACCGGTTGCAAAACTTGACCCGCATCGCCGCTCTCCGGTTCGATCGCACCGTCCCGCGGGAAGGTCATGTCGTAGATCGCGCGGACACTCTCCGCAACCGCGATGATCTTGTCCATGCCGGTCGTTGTCTCCTCGGCCTGGAGAAACTCGGCAATCTGACCGAGATGATGGACTCCCAGCAGCTTCTCGGGATCGATCCGGAACCGCCGGCCGGCAACGTCGAGGGTGAGCACCATCTGGTCGACGGTGATGTCCTCCAGGGCCGCGCCCATGTCGGCGAGCCACCGACTGTTATCGTAGTGCGCGTTGAGCTGGGCCATGTCCTTGTTCAGCCTGGCGAGCAGCTCGCCGAAGGTACCCCGCGGCGGCAACTCTTCGAGGATCCGCTCCGCCAGGTCCTCGCCTACTTGATGCGGATCGCCAGACCCACCCAGCAGCGGAATGCGTTGGTCTCCGGCCGGAGATCCTCCGCCGGCTTGCCCCGGATCAGGTGGATCCGCCGGATCGGACCCCGCGTCATGTTGACCTGGATCCCGGCCATGACCCCGATCTCCAGGAGATAGGCGAATGCCTCCTCCGGCACTGTCGACACCAGATACGGGACCAGCGGCACGTAGACCGCGTCGCCGTCCCGAACCGACCACCACTCCATCGGCCGGTCGAACTTGATCGGGCCCTTCGCTATTTGCCATTCTTCCTGCGCTCCCCGGGAAATGATGCCGACCGGGTCGCGACCCTGCTGGGCATACATCTCGAGATCGGCCCACTGGTTGGTGACCTCGACACCCCGCATTGCAGCAATCCCTGGACCTGGATGGTTAGTCAGCACCGCGTGCCCGCACCATCATCCGGTCATCTTCGGGTGCTTGGCAAGCCGGATGCGCTTGCCGGGCTTGCCGGGCGCGGTCTTGGCCTTGGCCTTGGCCTTGGTCCTGGTCCTGGGGACACCATTGTGCTTGGGGGCGCCGTTGGTCGTGGGCACCGTCGCCGCCGGCGCTTCCGGCGTCAGCTCGGGATGGCCCAGGGCCTTGTCCACCTCGGCGGCAATGGCCTCGGCCTCCTCGGCATCGCGCTGGGCCTTGTTGGCCACGCTCCGGAGCTGCGCTGCGGCGGCCTTGGTGGTCGCGACGAATTCCGGCGTGAGCTTCTCGTCCTCGCCGAGCTTGAGCACCAGATCCTTGACCTGGATGATCCAGTCCTCCTCCAGCGCCAGCCACGCCTGCGAGCGCAGCTTCATGGCGCTCAGAGCCCCGGCGTAGGTCCGGTACTTCGTCTTGCCGGGCTTGCGGCCCCCCTGCGACTTCTTGCCGCCCAGCATGGCCGTGATCTTGTCCTGCAACTCGCGGTAGCCCCAGCGGTTCTTGGTGACCCGCCGCACCAGGTCGGCCCGCTGCGCCTCCGTCAGCCCCTCGTGAAGCAGCTGGCGGAAATGGCCCCAGTTCAGCTCATGGCCCGCGGTCGATGCCGCCTGGAGCAGCTCGCGGACCTGGGGCTCGGAATACAGCTCGGCCAGCCGCACGGAGAGCCGCAGCGTCTGCGCCTTGCGCTGAAGGCCGATCGAATAGACGCGGATGGTCTCCTCGTCGTGCTCCTGGAAACTCTCGCCCAGAATGCTTCCCACCTTCCAGTGGTGGAGAACATCGTCGCGGGCATGAGTCTTCTCGAGACCCTCGATCTTCTCGTAGCGCTTCCGCTCGGGCTCGCCGCCCAGCTCCAGGACCATCGCGATCACCTGATCGCGGGTCGGTGTCACCGGTTCCTTTTTCGTGCGTGAACGTCCCTGCTTCTGCGTTGCAACTGCCATCAGTTGATCCCCTTGTCCCGTACTCGACCGAGCAGGATCTGAAAGGCCGCCTGCTCGACGGCCTCCATCACGGTCATATCAAGACCGCGCGACTCGCGCGTGAGTGTGCTGTAAAGATCAAACCAGGTTCGGCCTCGTCGCAGTCGCTCAGGTGCGCGCGGCAACGGCCCTGACGGATCGCTGCCATAGCTTATCGTAGCCAGGATGATCCGCCTGGCCAGACCTCGTGGAATATTCTGCCGGTGCAATAGCAGAGAGAGATCATCCAGCCGTTCCTCGCGCTGCTCCTCGTCGTGCCCCAGTTCAAGCGGTAGCGCCATCAGCTGCCGCACACGCTGCGCCAGCAGCTTGCCGTCCTGATGAACGGCCATGGCGCCGGCGAAGACCCGGTTCAGCTTCTTGGCGAAGTCCTTGCCGATGTGTGCCAGCGGCCGGCGCCCCGGAAACGGCCCCAGCGACGTCGTCGCCGCGCGATGCCGGTAGAGCAGCGTCGTCACCCGCACGCTGGCCTCGCCGCCGATCTCGGAATTCGAGATGTGGTAGCCTCCGGAGAAGCGTTCGCCGTCGGCCCCGGGATGGGTATCGACGGCGAAGAGCGGACGATCGTGAACGAAGCGGAGCAAGAGTCGACGGCCTTCCAGGAGTGCCTCCAGGAACCGCACCCGCGCCGGGCTCGTCGCCATGGCGTCCTTCGCGATGTCGTAAAGGGTACGGTTCTCGAGGTAATTATACTTCGGACCCATAACTCCTTCAACCAGACGCTGGTTCACATCCTTGATCAGCCGCACCTTGCCATCGAACCGCTCCTGGTAGCGGATCCGTAGCGCCCGGTTGAAGATCTCGATGGCATCGGCAAAGGAGTAGTCGCACCGCGGCTGCATCGAGGTGCGGCGGATCCCTGAGAGGTCAACAACGGCCTGGTGCAGTCCCGGGCAGGCCAGCCCACAGACCTGCTTGAAGGCGGTCGAGGTGTAGCGATACCCGCCCGGGAGTTGCCCCTCATGGTTGAGCTGGAGCTGCGCCAGCGCGCCCACGTAGGGCGTCTGCGTGACCCGATCAGTGGCGACCAGCCGGGCCGCCAGCGCGGCCTCCTCGCCCTCGGCGTACACCACGGTTTCGGGATCGATGTACAGCGTGTTGTTCATTGGGCTGCGTCCAGCCGATCGCCGCCAGCAGGCCGTCCATGTCCTCGATCGTGTAGATCATCGGCGGCAGCTTCGGCCGTCCCACCGCGTAGATCAGCTTGGTCCGGCTGGCCTGGCCCGGCTCGCCGAATTCCCGGGGCAGCGTGTGCAGGACCATGCGCTCGCCGTAGCCCCGCCACCGGAACACCAGCACGAGCGCCTGCTCGTCCGGGTATTCCAGCACGGCCTCCGCGTAAGCCCGATGAATGGGCGTGGCCGTGGGCCGCTTGAAGACATCCCCCATGGGCATCCCGACGAGCCTCAGCTTAGCCGCGACCAGCCGGAGCGGGAAGTCGGTGTGCGCATTGAACAGCCGCAGGCTGACCGTCGGCTCTCCCAGCTCCTCGCGCGCCCGGGCACGGAGCTGCGACATCCCGTTGGCAATCTCGCCCACCTTGAGGATGTGCGCGATCACCGATCGTTCGTAGGCCTCCAGCGCCACGCCGGCGGCCTGGGCCGCACCCTCGCGCGCCGCGGCGCGCCACAGCTCATCTTCCTCGCGCTGATCATAGCTCATGCGTCGTCGTCTTCCTCCGCGACCGGCGCGTCCTTGGGCCGCGCCGTCCGGCCCCGATGCAGGTTCTCCGTGACATCGGCGAAGTCATTCAGGTTCGCGTCGTACTCGGCATAGTAGTCGGGCAGCTCGGCATCGGTCTTCGCCGAGGCCATCACGATGGTGTCCACGAGCCGTTCGCCCGGCCGGAACACCGGCCGCCGGGTGATACCCAGGATCGGGAACAGCTCGCGGCAAACCCCGCGATCGTAGTCCAGGGCCCGGCCGAATTCATGACGCCGCACCGGCTTTTCTTTAGGGATCCCCAGCCGGTAAGACCAGTAGCGCCCCTGCGCCACCGCGTTGATATCGACGATGTCGTTGATCGCGTTCCAGGTCTTCTTCGAGTCCTTGTCGGCCTCGTACTGGAGCAGCGTATCCAGGGTCGCCGTGTGCCAGTCGAAGTAGGCATGCTGCCGCCAGTCGGCGACATCGTCGTGATACCGCCAGTCCCAGACCATGGCGACCCGCACCGACTTCAGCCGCTCGCCGATCGAACTCTTCATCGTCTCGATCCAGAGCCAGACCCCGGACTTGGCGGCCTCCTTGTACTTGCCCAGCCGCCGCATCTGGATCTCGACCGACTCCATGAACTTCAGCGCCTTGCCGCCCGGCGAGTGCGAGATCTCATTGCCCTGGTCATCCCGCTTGGGCTTCAGGTGGTTGGTGCCGGCAACGATGATCGAGGTGCCGCGGAGCTTGTCGGTCCAGGTGCGGCTGTACTGGGCGATCAGGTTGGCCTCGATCGGGTGGCTCCGGCCCGGAGCGCCCTCCTTGCCGATCTTGACGATCGTCTCGTCGGCCCCCGCCGACGTGAAGGCGTCGACCCCGAAGATGTAGGGGTTGCGCCAGCCAATACCGGGTGAGCCGCCGTAGCCCTCGTTGTAGCGAGTGACCTCGCCGATCTCCTTGCCCAGGTTCCGCATCCAGTGGTTCAGCGAGTCGCAGGGATCGATCAGGCTGCGGACATTGAGCCAGGTGGAGTTGTACTCCCAGATCGCCTCGCGCAGCTCGGCGATGTCCTTGCCCTCGACCTCGAAGACCATCGCGTAGCCGGAGTAGATCAGCACCCAGCGCATCATCTCCGCAAGAAAGCTGGACTTGGAGGAGCCCTCCTCGCCGGTGATCTGGTAGATCCGGCCCACCGGCAGCACGTTCGACTGGAACAGGTGCATGAGCGCCAGGCTGGGCAGCGGGATCCCCACCACCAGCTTGCGGGCCTCGCCCGCCACGATCAGATCCTTGCGGTCGTTATCCCGCTGGTGCACCGCGACCTGTGCTGTCCAGGCCGCGTCCGAGGCCACCTCGTGGCCGAGCTCCTTGACGCTCTCGTGATAGATCTTCAAACCGGCGCGGGCCGCGTCACCGGCCTTGACCTTCGGCGGCGGCTTGAACTTGGGCTTGCCGCCCGCTGCTTTCCTGGTACGAGGTTTCGCCGCCGGTTTCGCTGTGGGTTGACCGTTACTCGCCGCGGCACCCTTGCTGGGTCCCTTCCGGAACCCCTTCCTGGTCATGAGAACCTCCCCTGCGCAGACGCGGGCAGATCAGCTGATCTGCCCGCCGGATGCCGCGTCCTGTTACTTGGTGCGGGTGAAACTGGCCCGCGCCGCCGCCAGGATCTCCTTGGGATCGCGCTTGCCGGTCCCTACCGGCGGCGCCGCTGCGGATGGCGGAGGCGCGGCGAACCCGCCGGCCGTTTTGGTGGCGGGTCGATCCTCGCCGTCGTTATCGGCAACCGCTGCCGCCGCGGCCTTGCTGGGCCGGAAGGCCGTGGCATTGGCCGCCGGATCCGGCGCGGCCCGCGCGCCGGCGATCGCGTCCGCGGCAACCGTGGTATCCTCCACCTGGGCCGGCTTCGGCCGGCTCCGGCTCACGCGCCCCCGCAGGGGCTGCTCCTGATCGGTCGTGGCCGGCGGGCTGGTGGGCGGCGGGCTGGTCGTCTGCTGCCGCTCGACCATCCGCGACCCGCGCTGCGGCGGCGGCTCCTCATCATCCGGAGCCGGTGCGGCGGGCGCCGGTTCGGTGCGTTCGGCCGCATCACCGGCGCGGCGCCGCGGTAGATCATCAGCGCGCTCGGCGGCATCACCGGCGCGGCGGCGGGGACGGCGATCAGCATCTTCCTGCGGCGCTGCCGCCGGCTGATCATCCTCGTCCTCCTCGCCCGCGTCGGGATCGTAGCCGCGCGGGGCGATCTGCCGCCGGTTGACCCATTCGGACCAGACGTCGGAGTCCTTGGGGGGCAGCCAGTCAGGATGATCCCGCCAGGCGTAGAGCAGGACATCGAGCTTCAGCTCGCCGCCGAACCGCATCCGGCTCCAGAGGTAGCTGGCCGCCATCTTGTGATCCGGCACCTTGATGAGCTCGGGCCACGGGTAGATCTTGGCCGCGAGTGCCTCGGCGAGATCCGGTGCGATGCTGGGTTCCCAGCCCTGGTACTCATCGAGGATGGCGACCTCGTAGCCGATCTTGTCACGATCGCTGTCGATCGCCTGCTGGGCGCGGGTGCGGCTCTCGGCCACCGCAGCCTTGGAAAGCGACCGCCGTGGCCCCTGCGCCGCCGGACCAGGACCGTCGCGGTTGGGGTTCTGACCGGCCGGGAACAGCTGCACGAACTTGCCGCCGTCGAAGGCGGTGATGTCGCCGTACTTGTAGTAGTCGGCGAAGTTCACGGCCTCATCCGACTCGGGCAGCTCGTCGCGGCTCTTGCGCTGATCCAGGAGCGCCCGCAACGTCTTGCCGCCGTCCGAGGCCAGATCGAAGCAGACGACCTTCTCCCCCTCTTCCGTGCCCATCGGCGGGTCGTAGATCTTGTCGCCGCGGCCGTACACCAGGCACTGCACCAGGAACATCGGTCCCGGCTTCTTGATCACCTTGCGCTGTTTCGAGGTGACCATCGGCGCCCAGTGCGGTTTGACGTGCTTGTTGACCTCTTCCACCGCGTAGTAAATGGCGTTGTAGAGGATGTAGACCGGATGCTGGCGGGGATCGTAGTTGTGATCCTGCACGTCGGCATCGGAGCAGAGGAAGAACGTCACCGCGGGATCGCCGATCGAACGGGCCGCCCAGGCCGAGTAGATCCAGCGGCCGAATTGCCCCTTGCCGGGGTTGGTGCGGAACGCCGACCAGCGACCGTCATTGCGCTTGCCGGGCAAGATCCGCAGGACCGAGTCGAATTGCTTGAGCCTCGTCCCTGGCACCTGCCAGAGGGACTTCATCGGCGTCACGAGGTCGGTATCGACGAACAGGTTGCCGCTGTACCGGCTGTCGTCGTCGAACATGGACGAGACGTACGAACGCTCGGGCGCCTCATCGCCCTGTTGGGCGCGAGTCATGTCACTTCTCCTGTCGCACATTCCCATTCACAGATCACAGTTTTAGCTGCCCGATCAAGTCGAGCATGCGCATCCTAGCAGGCTCGCCGGGCTCCGGCAAGCACCATCCGTGGCCCGCTGTAACGGGATCTGTTGGACTACTCCGATGCGCCGGTATCGACCGGCCGCACCCGCTGTCCCGCCCGGCGGAACATGCCTTCCGGCACGGGCAAGCCTTCCTCGACGGGCGTGTTCTCCAGCCCTGCGACCGGCGCCTGCTGCTGCGCGCCATTCTCCATGAACAGGGCCATGATGCCGATGACCACGTCACCGGCCTGGGTGTCGCGATAGGTGACGATGTACTCGCCGTCATCGAGCTTGCCCGACAGGCGGGTGCTGTAGAGATAACCCGGTCGGACGGGCTCGGCCACGGGCATGCCGGCGCGGGGACTGACCGGCATCAGCGAGAACCGCTTGGTGGCGAAGTCGTAGAAGAAGTTATCACTCACCCGCCGCACGGAGTAGATCAGGACCGTTGACCGGTAGTACCAGAAGGCAATATCCACACTGGTCTCCTCGTCGTCGTCGTCGTCGTCGTCCTCGTCCCATTCGCCCTCCGCGATGGCGCCGGCATCGCCAATTGCCGCGCCCACGGTCTCATAAGCGAAGAACTCAAGGAGATGCGACTCCTTCTTGACGTAGGCGGTCGTATCATCGACAGCGAACGACTTGCCGATGAACTTGGGATCGGAGAACAGGATGGGGTTCTCGGCGCCCGCTGGAGTCTCCTTGAGACCCTCGGACGGAACGGATACGCTCCAGCCATTCTGCAAGAGCACTGTATTATCCGACACGTCCATGACGGTCATGGCATGACCGCCCGGGTGCCCTGAAGCCAGATCCACTCCTATCGTTACCTGATCGCCGACCTGTGGGCCCAGTTCATTCTTGCTGACCGTCAGGGGCGGCATGATCTTCTTGTAGAACCCGTCCTCTCGCATCTTGAGCCGGGTGAAGTCATTGACTGCGTCCATGGCTTTCTGGACGGAAGACTCCATTGGCTTCGGCGGGACGGCTGGCTCAGCGGGCCACGAGGCCAGCATCTCGTTCTTGAACTCGGCCTCCGACATGACAGGACCGGAGTAATAGTCGGCGACCTCGGCGCGCGTGGGTTTGCCCGCCAAGGCCGCCAGCAGATCGCCTGGCTTGGGCACGATGATCAGGCCCTTCTTCGCCACGGCTCCGTCCTGTCGTCACTTGCTGCCGAGATACTGTTCGGGGATCCCCAGCGACCGACCGTGCACGGGATCGATCGCCTGTCCCCAGTTCAGGAACACTGAACAGTCCACCTTGAACCGGTAGGGTTTGTCCAGATGGAGATAGCCGCGCTCCGGCTCTTCCTTCTTCACCTCAGAGAACGGAGTGCCCTTGAGGGTTCGTGGCATGATCGGCACCCGCTCCTTCAGCGCCACCGGAATGACCTCGTCGCGGACGGTCGCGATGTACGGGACCTTGACCCGCAGCATGATGGCGTCGTGGATCTGGAGCACGATCTGAAACGCGTTCTCGAGCCCCATCTCGGCGCGGACCTGGAGCAGGTTGTACATGCCCAGGAGGATGGCGTCGGCCACCAGGTTCTGAATGGGGTAGTTCTTGGCCGAGCGACCCTGGTCGGCCAGGACCGACCGGTCGTCGACTCGCTGGAACCGGCGCATCCCGCCGAATGCCCCGACCATGAACGGTTTGTCGGCAGCCGGGATCGCCTCGCACGCGTCCAGGAAATGGCTGGCCAGCGGGTAGCGCTTGTGATAGTTGATGATCAGCCGCTGACAGTCCCGCACCGAGACGTCCGCACCCTCCTCGCGGCACTGCCGCGCCAGTGCCTCGGCGCTGCGGCCGTAGGGCACGCCGAACCGCACGTTCTTGGCGGCCACCCGCAGGCCCGGCTTGCCGATCGACTTGAGGCCCTTCTTGGTCGGCGCGCAGCTGAGCTTGAACGCCTCCACGGCGGTGGCGCCGTGGATATCCAGGAACTTGGGATCATCCTCATCGAGCATGGCCCGGGTGACGTCCGCGATCATCTGCGGATCGCCCGACTCCCAGGCCAGGGCGGCGATCTCGGCCGAGACGATGTCGAACTCCATCAGGACCGTGGGCACGCCGTCCCAGAGGTCCGCCGTCACGATCGAGCGGATCGGGTCGCGATAGAGCGGCCCGCCCAGGATGTCCAGGTAGTCCCCCTTGAGCTTGCCCTCGTCGTCGTAGTGCCCGAGGATCCGTCCGTAGTCATCCTCCCGGCGCTTGGCCAGGTTCTGGAGGTTGGGACCGGCCGACGAGCAGCGCCGGGTCTCCACGGGCGCGAACCGGCTCCGTACCCGGCCGTCGCGCGGGCTGACATAACTCAGGAAGCCGCCATCGAACTCGTCGAGTTCATCGTAGACAATGCCGCCGTCACCATCAGGGACAACGGCCTCGCCGACCTTGGGGGGACGGAGCACCGACTGGAGCACCTGGCGAACATACCGGATGTCCCGCAACTTCTTGATCCGGGGATCCTCCCAGGCGTAGATCCCCAGCACCTCCTTGTCCACGGCCGGCGTATACAGCTTGGCGTCCTTGTACTGGACCTGCTCCCACGCCTTGGGCGGCTTGCCCGTGGTCTTGATGGGCACCTTGCCGAGGGACATGTCCTTCCGCGGCATGAGCGGCCGGCCCTTGCCGGTCTTCTTGTCGATCGCGCCGCTGTACTCCTCGCCGAAGAGCCACGCCCGCACCTGGGGCGCTGAGTTGGGGTTGAACGCCGGCCAGCCCAGATCGTCGCGAAGCGATGTGGTCAGGCGCTCCTTGACCAGCTCGAAGACCTTGATCAGCTCCTTGCCGCGGTCGACATCGACCGCCACGCCGGTCTCCTCCATCTCCAGGAATGCCAGCCCGGCGAGCATCGTCCGCCAGAACGCCTCACGGGAATTCTGATGGTGGACATCGTGATCGAGGAACCCCTCCCCCTCACGGGGCGCCCGCGCGAAGTTGAACTTCCAGAAGAGGCGAAGCGTCGCGTCGGCGTCGTAGCAGGCGTAGGGCAGGATCTCGTGATCGGGAATGTCGCCGTAGCCGATCAGATCACGGAGCTTGATCCCCATTTCCTTGGCGATCCGGATCTTGGCCTGCTCGATGTCGGTGCTCCAGCGCGGGCACGTCGTCCAGCGCAGCGCCAGCGACTCCAGGCCGAAGCTCTCCGCGGCCTCGAAGACCGCGTGTGCCATGTAGCAGGTGTCGAAGCCGCCCATGTAGCGGGTCAGCTCCCAGGGCTCATGCCCCCGAATGAAGGACCTGTCCGCAGGATCCGGTGCCGACCACTGTGGCGCTCGGTCATCATCCGTGGCCTTCCGCTCCTCCTCCTTGTAGGCGGCGAGCTGCTTGCGAAATTCCACGCCGTCGAACCGCTGGACCTTTGGTTCGCCTTCCGGCTCCTCCTCCGACTTTTCCCGCCGCGGCCGCAGGGTCGTCCAGAGCGGGCGGAAGTTGATCCCCAGGAACATATCGATCCAGGGGATGTCGGCCTTGAAGAAGTGGCCGCCATGGCGGGTCCTGACCAGCGGCATCTTGTCGTTGCGATGGCGGCCCTCGACCAGACGGCGCAGCTCGCCGGCAACCTCCTCGCGGGAGTGGAACCAGCCCGTACCTCCGCCCTTCTCGGTCAGGACCACGGAGGTCGCCTTCTTGGGTGCCTCGTCGTACTTCTCCCCGACGGCGAACTGGATGGTGCGCAGGTAGGCCCCGGCATCCGCAGGCTGCCGGCCATGCCACTCGGCGTCCCAGGCGACCGGGAGATCGCCGTCGATATCAAACTTCCATTCGTGGTGGGCCTTCTCGAGGATGTTGTCGATCGCCTTGGCCAGGGGAAACTGGGCATGGTAGGCCGCATGCTTGCGGTCCTCCTCGACGTCGCGCGGCCGATCGCCGCCGACCAGCTCGAGGAACTTGGTGAGGCCCGAGACCAGATCAGGGTAAGCCTCCGGCACCCGAAAGATGTAGGCCGGGTGGGGCAGACCCATGATCAGGATCTTGTGCTCGAAATAGTCGTCCAGGTTCTCGAAGTCGGCCTGCGTGCCGGCGGCGGCCGGCGGCACTCTGAGCATCTTCTCGATCACGCGGCCAGTCATGTTGGTGACCGTGAAGCCCTTGCCCAGCACGGCCTTGATCGCCTCGGTACCGAGGCAGACGATGAACCGGGGCCGGACCAGGAGGATCTCCTGCCAGAGCAGCGGCGCGCAGTTCTTGAGCCACGCCTGCTGCATGTTCCCCGATGTGGGATCAAGCCGGTTGTGCTTGACCGCATTGGTCACGTACCAGTTGTGCCGCACCTCCGGCGGCACCCCGATCTCGCGGAGTGCCCGGTGCAGATCCGCCGACGCCGGCCCGATGAAGTTCTGCTTGTAAAACAGCTCCTCGGCGCCCGGATGCTTGCCGACGACCATGACTGCGGCCAGCTTCCGCGGACCACCAACCGGCGCGTAACCGGCCCACTCATGATCGTGGGTGTCCACCGAGCTGTTCTTGATGTCGAAGACGGGCGGCAACGTCCAGAGCCCGCCCGGCAGGAATTCCGCCTGCCGGAGCTGGCCCTTGAAGTTGACCTGAAGCTCCCACTTGCGCCGGTAGAGCGCATGGCGGTAGAGATAGTCCACGCCGATCGTGCCCAGATCATCGCGCGGCATCTTGGGCGCAACCTTGGCGCCGATCAGATCGTGCACGGTGCGCGCGAAGTCGGGACCGGCGGGCGGGATGTTCGGATGATCGAGCGGCACCAGGAACTTCTTGCCGTAATGCTCCCAGCGCTGCTCGCGTGGCAGCTGGGTGATCGTCTTGAAGGCCGTGGGTTGTTCCGCGGTAGGTTCAGACATGCATTTCTCCCTTGTCAGCCAGCGATAGGCATGCGCGGGAAAGGGGGTTGCTATCAGGCGAAGCTGGCGACATCAACCCCCATCCCGTCGCCGGCCGCATAGATCAGATCCCAGATCGTCGCGTGGTCGAAGTTCCCGGGATCCTTCCCCGCCGGCAGGTGGACGCGCACCGCCGCGCCGCCGGTCTTCAGGTAGTTGTTCGTGAGGCTGCTCCAGGCCAGGTCCAGCCGCCGCCGCTCCCTGTAGTCCTGGTCGGCATCCGGGTCGAGCATGAGCACCAGACAGCGGGGCGGGCCGTCGACGTGCGGCAGCCGCGCCAGCTTGTCCATCTGGTGCGCGGTGATCGACTTGCCCAGAAGCGCCGTCGCCGCGTCGCCCACGGTCCAGACGCCGGTGACGCCCTCGACCACAACCAGGATCCGGCCCTGGGACGCCCGGTCCCAGTTATAAAGCATCTTGCGCTTCTTCATTCCGGGCAGGTTGTAGTACTTCCGGACTCCGCAGGCGCTCCAGTTCAGCTCGCCGATGTAGCGGCCCTGCCAGCCGACCAAAAGGCCATCCATCGTGATCGGAATGATCAGCCGCCCCTGGACCTGGGAGAACTCGAACGCGCGGCGACAGTAGCACAGGCCATACTTGCGGCCCAGCCTGGCCGCGTCGTAGCCCCGGTCCTCGATGTACTGGACCGCCTCGTGACTGCTGGATAGCTTGTCCAGCGTGATGACTTTGCCCGGCATCATGACTTCCGTGAGCGGCCCGTTGTCGCCGCGGTTCCCGGGCCGGGTCGTCAATAGCTGGTCGCGCTCTCCGGCGCTCATCTCGGCGTTGAACAGGCGGATCTCCAGGTCCTGGCGGTTCTCGATGGCGCGGCGGTCATGCCCCGACAGGCAGCCGTCGTTGTAGCAGTTCACGAGCCAGTTGATGATCCGCCCATTGCCGTCCAGGGAACCATAGCAGTAGTGAAACCAGAGCCGCTTGCGGCCATCGCCGCAGTATGGACAGTTCACCCGGTAGTATTCCCCCGGCTGGATGATATCCCATTCGGTCCGGCCGTCGGTGGCATTCCAGTGCTGGCCAGCGATGACCACCTCCTCCCCCTCGTTGGCGATGACGATCTCGCCGAACGCGCGGTGAAGCAGATCGTAGAGCCCAGGACAGAGAGGACCACCGGGCGTGATCATGACGGCGCCTCCACCAGGGCCCGAAACGTGAATACGTTGCCGAAGGTGGTGAAAACCCGGATCTGGCCATCCTTCCAGGACACCCGCTTGCGCATCAGACGTAGACTGTCGCCGCCGGTCGCCCGGTACCGCTCCTTGCCATGTGTGAGATCCAGCATCCCAACCGTGCCGATCATGTCGGCGAATTCCTCCTGGTTGCCCTTGATCGCCACCAGCTTCACATGAACGTCCATTGTCATTCATCTCCTTCCGTACCCATGTACGGGTTCCAGCTGGCGATCGGCGGCGCGGCCGGACCCTGCTTGAACGGCTCGCCGTGGATCTTATCGTAAAGGTTGGCCTGGACGATCCGGCCAGTGACGACCTTCCAGCCGGTGGCGCCGACCGTGCGGCCGAAGCCGCCATCCAGGGACACCAGGGTATCCAGGCCCTGGTTCTCGCTCCGCCGCCCCTTGGTGTAGAAGACGCGACAGAGCCCGGTCTGGCCGTCCTTGACGCCGAAGACCAGGCAGCTCACCAGGTTCTCGGCGAAGTCGCGCGCCTCGCCGGCATGGGCGTGGCTCAGGTTGGCCGTCGGCGACCGCGTATTGGCCTCGCCGGAAAGCTGCTGGAGCAGCCAGACGGTGCAGTTGAACCGCTCGGCCAGCTCCATCTTGGCCATCATCGGCGTCTCATTGATCAGATGCCGCAGCGCCCGATCCGGATCCTTGTCCTGCGCCTTCAGGTGGCGGCGGCACATGATCTTGGTGTAGTCAACGATGATCGTATCGATCGCCCAGTCGTGCTCAGCCTGATGCCGCTCGATGTAGCTGGTCAGCTCGGGGATCCAGCCCGTCCCGCGGCCATCCTTGCGCATATCCATCATTTGCAGGTTCTTGCCGATCTGCGCGTCGGCCTTCTGCAACCGCTCGTACTCGCCGTCCATCAGCTCCGGATCGTCGACCTTCATCTGCGCGTACATCGCCAGCTCATAAGGCAAGAGCTTGTTCTTGCGGCTGAGCTGATCCATCGAGCGCAGCGCCTCCAGCGTCGCCTTCTTGATCTGGCCGGCGCAGGACATGACCCGGGGCCGGATATCGCGATCAACATCCTCCTCGTAGGACGCGAAGATCACCTGGCGGAGCCGCTCGTGGCCGGCGTCGCCGTGAACGTGCCAGGCCATGCAGAGCCGGGCCCGCTCCACGGCCATCTGCACCGCGAACATGGTTTTGCCGCCGCCGAACGGCCCCAGAAGACCGTTGACATCACCCGGGGCCTGCCCGCCCATCAGATCGTCGGCCCACTTGATCCCGATCGGCGTCGTGTCGATCGTGGTTGGCACCCAGCCCGCGGGAAGCATCGGGTGAAAGGGATCGCTGCCGATCGCCTCGACGGCCCGGTCCCGGAGCGTGATCTTGCTCAGATGCGCGCCAAAGCCCGTGATGTTCCGGCCGCCGGCGCCGTCGATCACCCGGCGAATGCCGTCGAGTACCTGCCGCTCACGGCAGAACTTTTTCAGGAGCTCGAGCCCGTACTGCGTACTCAGATCCACCTCATTAACACTCTGGTATGCCTGGTACAGCAGTCCGTTGTACGGATCATGATCCATGGGCCGGCCGACGATGTCGCCGATCATGTGCGGCGCGTCCTTGAGCATCGGGTCGTCGTCCATGACGCGGCGGACCTCGGTATGAACCGCCACGTAAGGGATCTCGCCCAGCGGATAGAGCTTCGAGTCGCCGAGCTTGAAAAGACCATCGACCATGATGCGGTAATGCCGCTCGGAATGGGGATCCCAGTCGCTGCTCCCGATGAACCGCCGCGCCTCGGCGTAGACGGCGGGCACCTTGATGATGTGAATGAGGAGCTCCTCCAGCTCGGCCGGGGTCATCCGCGGCTCGTCCTGGATCCCGCCTCCCCCGAATTTTCCAGCCATCAGAGCACCTCGTTGTAGAAATGGTTGGCGGCGGCGCGCAACTCCTGGGGGATCCGCTCACCCCAGGCGGCATCGTAAGTCTCACGATCGAAGACATACATCCGGAATGCCTCCTGCTTGAACCGCGCGGCCACGTCGTCGGCGCCCCCCAGCTTGCCCACGCAGTACCGGTAGAGCGGCGAGAGATCGTTGGTCGGATCGTGCAGCGCCCGCCGCGCCGCGGCCTCGACGTCCATGTGGTTGTAGAGCTGATGGAGCGTTACCGCGGACTTGAACCGGTGATCCTCCAGCTTGAGGTTGTCGCTGAAGACGACCGGCGGATCGGTGAGCGCCCGCGCGCGCTGAAGCGACAGCGCATTGGCGAACTGGTTGGGGAAGGGGGGCCGCCGGCTGCTCCACTGCCGGAACGTGCCCCGGACCAGCAGGATCGGGTTGATCGCGTGACTCAGCGCATAGCGGACGATCTCGAACCAGATCGGCCGATCGTGAACCCGGCCCTCGGCGTCGACGCCGCCATCCCACTGGGGAATGGGGTGACACCCGTAAGTGCAGGGGGCACCGCCCTGCTTGGACTCGACATGGCGGCGGTACTCCAGGATGTAATAGGTCCGCACCGCGTTGGCCATGTCATAAAGATCGTGGCGATCGTCCGTGCGCGCCCTGGGTGTTTTCTGTGCGGGCATGGGCCGGCCCTCCTGTCAACTAAAGAACATCCGGGCGATGCCCTGCGCGAAGGCGCCGGGGGGCTCAACCTGCGCCCAGTCGTGCTTCTTGTAGACGCGGCGCCGCGCCATGGCCTGCTTGTGGAACTGGTCATCGAACTCGTCATTGAAGTCATAAACGATGCCGTATTCCTTGCCCGACTCGCCATGGATCCGCGAGACCCGCGAGGGGCCCTGAGTGGCGTCGATCGGGGATGATCCGCTGCCGGCCCAGATCAGCACCGCCAGCGCATCGAACGACACGCCCAGGCGCCAGACGCCGGTGGCAATGGCGCCGCGGATCTTGCCGTTCTCGAAGTCCTCGCGGAGCTGCTTGCGGCGCGCGACCGTCAGCGGCTTGTAACCCGGCGGCAGCAGCCCGTGTTTGCGGTAGTAGGCTTCGTCGCCATCGTCGATGTTGCCGTAGCAGAGCGCGAAGTCGGGCAGCAGCCGGGCCAGATGCAAGAGATGCTCGATCTTGTCGACCAGGACCAGGACCTGATCGTCCTGTTCGTAATGCTTCCATGCCGTGGCCGCGACGTCGTGGTTGCGGAACACGTTGGTCCAGAGCCCGTGCCGCTTCCGCGCCGTGTCGCCCTCGAACCCGGCCGCCGGGTTCCGGTCCATGATGACCCGCTTCCAGCGGACCTCGATGGGTACCACCAACTTCAGCGCAACCGCTTCAGGGTAGGTGAGCTGGAACAGGGTTCTGCCGAAGACGGCTTCCATGCGGGCGTCGGAGTTGTCGGACCGGCCCTCGACGGTGGCCGTGAAACTGTAGCGGATCGCCTGGGGAGTCACCGTGACAATGTCCGAGACATAGGTCTCGGCCAGGAGCTCATGCCCTTCATCGCCCAGGAACAGGTCCACCGGACCCTGATAGTTGCCGACAGACGCCGCCGTGGCCACGGTAATGCGCGCCTGCTTGCTCCGGCCGGCGCCGCGCTGACCCACAGTCTGCTTGGGCAGGTACTTGAGCAGGATCCGGATCGTCTTCTGCACGTTGTCCGTCGACTTCACGCAGATCAAGATCCGGGCGGTGGGCAGCAGCATCCCGATAGCAGCAAAAAGTTCAGTCTTCCCGAAGCCGGCGGCCGCATCGATCACCCCGCCGCGGCGGGCCTTGTAGGCCGTCTCGATCAGCCGCAGGGCCTCTTCCTGCTTGGGCCGGAACTGGAATGCCTCCAGGTTGTTCCAGTCCCACTCCAGCTGCTGGGGGAACCGGGGCGAGTCGTCGACGTAGCGGACGTCATAGCCCATGCCGGCCAGAAGCACCATGACCCGGTCGTAGTAGCCAGCCGGGAAATTCAGGCAACCATGCGTATCGACGCTGAAGAGCCTGCGGTGCTCAGCCCGGATCCGCTGTCCGGGGGTCTTGCCGTACGCCTCGCGGCCGTAGAGCCGCGTGACGTGGCGGTACTGCATGTGCTGGGTCAGGGTCGCGTAGACCGCAGCAGGCAGCGGAACATCGAGCTGGCTGGCCAGGTAAAGTGCATTGCCATTGCGGACCAGCAATGCCCGGGATGACTGGGTCGTCATCGCGCCCCTCCCGCAGCAAGCTGCGCAAGGGGGCTTGTCAGGGCGGTTTGGGCCCTGTAAACTTCGAGTGGCATGTGAGAACCCTGATCTTCGGGATCAACTCAGGCGAACCCGTCGGATGGCCCTCCGGCGGGCTCGCTGCTTTCCAGCACGTCGCTCTCCGGAATACCCCTCCCGGCGGCCTGAACCGATACGACAGTGAACCGGCCATACTCGCCCGGCTTGTAGGGCGAGATGCCGCGAAACTTGCCTGCCACTTCCATCAATGCCGCAAATGTGCTGACCGCAAGATCGACCGGCAAGATACACTCGACTCCGATGACCCGCCCCGGCAGGAATGCCTCATGCTGGGCGTAGCGGGCCCGTGTGTTCTCGGGCCGGTTCGGCTCATGAATATAGCGCTGCCAGAGCCGTGGACTGCCGTCAATTGCCGGCGACCATTCGATCTTTTTGATGATCGTCGTCGGGATATTCTTGACCCTGGCAGCATGGGTCACAATAGCACGCCACCAGGTCTGATGGAACAGCACTTGGCCGTCGGGCGTCCGCGGGAAGCAGAACACGGTCCCCAGGCCCTCGCGGAAGCGCTTGTCCGCGCCGAGACAGGGGATGGTAAAGCGGAGCAGGATCTTGACCTCTTGCACGCAGATCCTCCCGCCCTGGCGCGCCGTTACGCAGCGTAACGCCCGGTCAAGCGCCCTGACCCGCAATGGTATTCCTGTGCTGCGTGTACGCCGCTGCTTCTTCAGCGTGCGAGAAGAAGTGATCCGGCGCGAACAAGCCTTCCTGGAAGGGACGCTTGCCTGGCGCCGCTGGCCGGCCCCGGACATGATCACAGTAGAGCGCATCGAGCCAGACCAGTCGCAGATAGTCGACGAACATCTGGCTCGCCCGCAGCGCCCCCTTGACCGGACCATCTTCCCGGCGGTAACGACGCCAGAGGAAGCAGGCGGGCTGCTCCTGTTCGGCCGGTGCTGGCACGCCGGTGCCCGACCAGGTCTCGAGCACCAGCCGGCAGCGTGCCGTCGCGCTATTCTCGGTGCAGAACCCGAGCACCCCGGCCATCGTCCGCGGATCGAGGCCCAGGTAGGCGTGCAGCTTGGCCGCATCATCGTGATAGGGGATCATGTCGCCGCCGTGCCGCGGCGCGCGCAGCGACACGTACCAGCGCGGATCCAGAACGATCCCCAGCAACTGCGCCAGCTTCTCCCGATCGAGATGCCAGATGAACGATAGCGCCGGCCACGCCGGATGGCGCTTGAGTTCAGACTGGCGGATATCATGCGCGGCGCGGCTCGGATAGTCACTGGCCTCAAAAGCCGCAAGGGTGTACGCGTTGTAGTCGTCGCGGTCGAACTCGTGCCAGCCGCCCATGGCCGGGTTCAAACCATCGGCGGCTGAGTCCCGGATCCGCACCAGCATCAGCCGCGGATCAGCGCGCTCGGCGCGGGTCCGGCCGATCACGGCCGGACTGGCGACCTCAAGACGAAGCAGCAAGCCACGAAGCTTGCGACAGTACATCACGCACAGGGCCCTGGCATTCCCAGAACTCCCGACCATCCTGACGTGGCGCGCGCGCTGACAGGCACTGTCCTCGAGAAAGTCCTCAATAGGTGCGTGGGTGTTGACGGCATCGCGGCCGCCGTCCACATACCACACAAGGCCGTCCCTGGCCGTGTGCATCTTGAGAACCTGATCTTCGAGGACCACCGGTGTGGACATGAGAATCTCCTCCGGTTGAAGGCGATGAGATTCATCCGGCCAGCCGCAGGACGCCATCGAAAAGAACCTCGAATGACGGCTCGTGGGTCACGAGCAGACACTGAATGCCCCGGCTTTCGGAGAGATCGCGCATCTTGCCGATCGCCACCTCCAGGCATTCCAGGTTCCTTTCATCCAGCGACTCGGTCGGTTCATCCAGACACAACAGTCCGGCTGTGCCTGCGAACAGGGAGTTTACAGCGACCCGGAAGGCCAGGGCAAGGAGGACCTTCTGGCCCTCGCTGAGCCGCTGCGCCGGCGAAACCGTGCCGGCATAGGCGCCATGGAGGAACGTCGCCAGAAAATTCAGGCCCGCGCCCAGGCTCACGCGGAAGTCCGTATCGAAGGAGTCAAGCAGCTCGTTGGTATCATCGGCAAGGATCTCCAGGTAGTTCTCCGCCACGATCTTGGGCAGACGATCGTGATGCATGACCTTGCGAATCTCGCCCAGGTGGTAAACCCACAACCGGTCGGTCTCGGCCGTGCGCTCGGCGGTCTCGAGCCGTCCGAGCATGTCCTCATCGGCCGCCAGGCTGGTGACGACAGCACCCACCTCGCCCTCGGCCCGGATCACGGCCTGGCTGATCGGCTCGGCCCGTTCCAGGTCGGCCCTGGCCGCCGCCACCGCGGCCGGATCCGGGGCCGCGCCCAGCGCCTTCTGGGCCTGGAGGTGCTTCTGGCTGACCTCATCGAGCTTGCCGGCCCAGCGGTTCTCCTCCTGGCGGAGCTGATCGATCCGGATCGCAGCATCGTCAATGGCCCGCTCCAGCTCCTCCCCGGCACTCACCAGTGCGAGACAGGCCGCCTCATCGGCATCCGGAACCGCGCCGTTGCCGGCGACAAGCCGGGCCTGGTCCAGCGCCAGCGCGCTACAGCGCTGCGTGTGATCCTGGGACCAGTACTGCCACTTCGCATGCTTCCGGCCGTAGTCCGCGTACGTCTCCTCGAGCTGCTGTGCCTCCTTGAGCGCCCGTTTCAGGTCCGGCAGCTCGGTCTTGTAAACCGCCGCCTTCTTCAGGATCACATCAGTCCTGGCGCCGCAGGTGGGACAGTTCTCGGGCTCGTCCTTGAACCATTTCAGCAGCTCGTCCCGCATGCGGATCTCATGGCCCAGCTTGGCAATCCGGTTCTGTGACTGTGGCACGCCTGGATAATTCTCCGGTGGCTGCGGCTCGGGATGCGCCGCCGGCTCGGCATCCAGCGCATGCTGGCGAATCTCGACTTCCTCCAGTTGCTCTCGATGCTTCTTGACCGCATCCCATCCGGCCAGCGCCACGTAGGCCGCATCGATATCCGCGGCGGCCGCAGTCCTGGCCTGCTCGAGCTCAGCCTGCGCGGCCTCGGCCACTCGCAGGTCCGCCTGCCTGGCTTCCAGATCGGCCGCCAGCTCGTCGACTTCATGGGCCAGGGTCGCGACGGCCGCCTGACCACTCCGCCACCCCTCGGCGCGGTCAATCAGCGCCCGGGCTGCCGCCGGGTTCAACTGCTGGAGCGCGGCTTGCCCCCTGGCGATCGCGGCCGTGAGTTCGCTCCGCCGCTTCCGGCCGTCGGCGACACGCCCCCGCAGGGACTCGATCTCGGGGTTGGGGGGCGCCGGGTTGACCCGCTTGACCTCGGTCTCCAGCAGCCGGTAGATGGCCTCGGCCCGCGCCAGATCGAAGAGCTGGCCGAAGGTCTTGTTGCGCTCGCCGGGCGTCTCGTCGATGAATGCGGCCATCCGCCGCTGGGGAACGAAGATGTACTCGGAGAAGATCCGCTGGTCCACGCCCAGCAGATCCAGCACGGCCGCCGTCACCGCATTGTCGCCATCGATCGGCTTGCCGCCGCCGATCCGGCAGCTCGAGACCCCGCGGCGGAGCACCCGGACGACCTCGACCTCGACCCCGTTGTGCTCGAAGTCGAGCACGGTACGCGACCGGGACTTGTCGCCGGCCAGCTGGCAGATGTTCTCCGCCTTGGTGCCGGCGTTATCGAACTGCCCGGTGATGGCGAACCGGATCGTCTTGATGATGTTGCTCTTGCCCGAGCCATTGGGGCCCACGATGCCGTTGAGGCCGCGGTGCCAGACGTGTTCCAGACACTGGTGCTGGCAGATGTTCTCCAGCACGAGTCGTCGCAGGTTCATTCAACCTCCTCGCGATCCGCTATCCGTCGAGTCGTAGAATTCCTTTCTCATGACCGCCAGCTCGGCACCGGCATCGATCGCCTCGAGCAGCCGCTTCGCCGAGTCCCGCACCGGACCGGGTTCACACACCAGGTCGACGGCGCCCGCCAGACCGCGATCGGCAATGGTTCGCCGGGCCACGGCTGACGGAGTCCGCTCCTCGCGGCGGCGGTCCCGTGGCTTCAGGAACAGGTGACACCGCGTCGCCAGCGCGCGCTCGAGCTGCGCGGCAAAGCCGTCGATGTCGCTGTAGAAGGAGACATCGATCACGGCGCGTTCCAGGCCCGTGCCGTCCAGGGGCAGGTCCTGCCGGGCCAGAAATGCATCAGCCTCCGCCACGGTCCTGATCCAGTAGCGCTGCACCGGCCGGGTCCGCAGACTGATCGAACGGTAGGCATACGGGGTCGCGGTGCCGCGGTAGATGGCGAAAAACTGCTTGCCATTCTCCTCCGTCACGTCCCGGGCGTGCGTCGAGCCGGGCGACAGGAGGATACCATGCGACCCATCTCGGGCCTTGTAATGCCGGGTGCAGTGGTCGTGGTAGTCGCCGCACAGCAGGTCGAGCGCAAACGGCAGATCGGCCAGCATCAGCTCCTCCTTGCCGCCCATCAGCTCGCGCCATCCCTGATGGCAGAGCAGGAACGATCCGGGCGGGACCTGAAGGGCGGCGTACGCCGCCAGGAACTCACCAGGCCGGCGGTAATGATCGAGCCCGCAGATCGTGAACTCATCCACGTCATAGGCCCTGCCGTGAAGGTGGATCGCATTGGGATGGAGCGACGGCCATTCCTCGCGACCGTCATGCTGGCCGAGGATGTAGATGACCTGGACTCCGGCCCCCTGAAGGAGGTCGATCTGGTCGCAGAGAAACTTGACCGTCCTTTGCTTCGTGCTCGGCCGGTCCACGATGTCGCCGCCCAGGGCCAGGACGCCCGCCTGGTGTGCGCAGCAGAAGTCGACGATCTGCGCAAATGAGTCACAGGCATCGCCCGTGATCCCCCGGTGCTTCCAGGCGCCGGTCTCATCAAAGTGGAGGTCCGCCGTGAAAACAATTGATGGAGACTCAGAATTCATGTTGGTCATTGCCATCCTTTCGTCGCCTTGGCGAGCAGTTGCCGGAGCAGCGTCATCTGCTGCTCGTCCAGATGATAGCGCCGCCTGACACGCTTCAGTTTGCGCTCCTGCCGCGCCCGTACGATGGCTTCGCAGTGCTCGAAGAACGGCTGACCCGACGCCTGGAACAGCTGGGCCAGCCGGATCGACTCCATGGCGCTCGAGATCTTGTAGAGCTGCGCCAGCTCAGCCGCGTGACAGACAAGCTCGCCTTCGCGATCGAAGGCCTCGTCCCATAGCGAATCGAAAATGGTGGAAGCCATCAGGGCTCCTTGACAGTTTGCCCACTCCCCGGCGACCATGAGGAACCAGCCCCGTGTTGGGCCTGATAGAGGCGCCGCCGTGGATGGCGCCTTCCCAGCAGGGATGGACCATGGATGTTTCGCAGGGAGGTGTTCATGTTGGTGCTGACGCGAAAGATCGGCGAAAAGATCGTCATCAACGATGACATTGTTCTCACCCTCGTCCAGGTCCGAGGCGACAAGGCCAGGATCGGTATCGAGGCACCTCGTGAGATCCCCGTCCACCGGGAAGAAGTCCTCACGCGAATCCGCCTCGGGGAAACCCAGGAACAGGCCCTTCGCGAAACCCGTCAGCCCTGATCACGCTGGCGTCGCGCCGCATAATGCTCGCGCAGGCTCTGCTCGTCATTCATCGTGACGTGGCGGATGGGATGGTAGATCAAAAAGTCATCCCGCAGGATCGTCGGGCTCGGCGCGAACCTCATGTGGTTGCGATGGTTGCCGTAGACGGGCGGCTTCGGGTCATCCATGTGACCCCAGGTGACCTGATAGCCGCCCATGAGCTGCGTCACCCAGGATGTGTAGGTATCGGGCCAGAGCGGCCAGCCGGCGCAGCCGTCGGGCACCAGCAGGTTGTGCTCCGCCAGCGTATCGACCAATCCGCGCGACATCCAGTTGATCGCGTAGAAGACCGTCTCCGGACTCAGGTCGATGGCGGCGGCCACCTCCCGGGCCTCGGGCAGCCAGCGGCCCAGGAGCTGCGGCACCTGCGGCCAGTAGTTCTGGTAGTTCATCCGGTCCTTGACGCCCAGAAGATCGATCGCGGTGGCATCCATCCGCCCGAGGGCCCACTCGTCGAGGCCGCGGCCGATCGGCAGGGCATCGTCGTCGAGACAGAGCACATACCGGAAGTCGATGCTATTGGCCAGGGCGAACTGGATCCCCTCGTTGTTCTTGAACCCCGACAGGTTTCGGCGGCCGGGAAGCTGCGAGGGGATGCGGAAGAAGTTGCCATCGCGGCGGATCAGGGGATCGTCGCGTTCAAGTGTGTCATCGACGCAGACGATCGCGCAGGGCCGACTGTGCGCCCAGCGAATGGCCTCGACCTGATCCTTGATGATACCCCGCCGGTTGGTCGCGAAGACGATCAAGGTCTCAACATTCATGACTCGCTTTCCTTCCCGCCCTTGCTCCGCCGGCTGGTCTGCCGGAGCAGCGGCGGCGGCGCGCAGCTGTCGCAGTAGAGCAACTTGGTCGGCCGGCCACAGCCCAGGCAGGTCTCGATGGGCCTGTCCTTGGGATCAATCTCGGGCTTGACCTTGGGCTTGATCCTGTGCATGGCCTTCCTCCTCTCAAGGTTCCCACCCCGCTTTCCTGAACAGGTTACACCACTGCTGGATCCAGCCGCCGAGCTGCGGCATGTACGCGCGCAGCTGCTCGTCCTTGATCCCCGTGCAATCCTCCGCGAGCGCATTGCCGATATGGCTCATGCAGCGCAGCGGCGTCTGGTCGACGGGCCAGAGTTCGATCCGGTCGATCAGCCTCCAGAACTCCTCGTTGGCGCGGATCCCGGGCGCCTCCCGCACCAGGTTATCCATGGGCTGCGACGCCCGCATGTGGTTGATGATCGGCCCACCCACGGTACAGGCCATACCCAGATGGCGCAGGCACTTCTGGGCGATCACGCCGCACCAGATATCGTCGAACCGGCGGAACGGCACTCCCTCGCCCATGCGGGGAAGGTAGAGCAGCGGCGCGATCTCGCGGCGAAAGGCCAGGTTCATGCCGCAGAGCGGCCAGTACTGCTGCGGGCTCATGACCCGCGAATGCTGGTAGACATTCTTCTGCGGCTTCCAGGGCTTGTAATAGCCCTCCTCCGTCCAGTTGGTCAGCTCGTGAACCGCGTCACGGTCCGGGATCACGCCCCAGACGCCCATGTTGAGCGCGACCGGCAGCGCGCCCAGGGAGTTGTCGCCGGCGCGCGGCTGCCGCTGGCCATCGGCCAGCGTGCCATAGGGCATCCCCCGGGATGTGAAGCCGGGGACCGAGGTGGACCACCGGCGTGTATAGTGGAGCGCATCCACGTGCTGACCGACAAAGTCAGCCCGCGCCGCCTCGATCAGCTGGGCGTGTTCCACGCCCTTGCGGCGCCAGCTGGGATCGGCCGCCAGCGGACAGGGAAAGCAGTCGTCATCGAGCGTGATAACGACGTCGGCCTTATGGCGGAGCACGGCGTCCAGGAAGCCCCACGCCTTGATGCCCGAGTCGCGGCGGGACAGCCAGTCGGGCATCACCATCCCGCTGTCGACGACGATCGATCCCCAGTCGTGCCGGACCAGGTTCTGCCAGCGATAGCGCTGGCCGTAGTCATCATCGTCCTCGTCATCAGGCTGGAACGGCTCGCCGCCGCCGTCCTGGACCAGGATCGTGACGTCCCAGGGAAACCCCTTCTCGCCGTGCCAGGCATCGAAAAACGCTCTGAACTCGGCCTCGCGGTTGGACGCGACAACCATGGCGACATCGACCACGGGATCCTCCTTCAGATGATGGACCGGATATCGTCCGGGATCTGGACCAGCGGCGCATTGGCTGCCGGATGATCGATACTCTTGTACCACCAATTCTTGAGCTGCGCTTCGCTCGTGAACCGGTTCTGGATGCCGACCCGATCCCGCGTGTCCGGCTTGTTCCAGTCCCGTGCCGCGGTCCGCCGCAGCCGCGCCGCGGCAACGCAATAGTCGACCTTGTGCAGGTGCAGAAGGAGCAGCTCAGGCTCCCGGCCCAACACCAGAGGCATCACGGCGCCGGCGCCGTCAGGGATAAAGGCTTCGTGAAACCCATTGTCCCACTGCGGCGGCGCGGTCCAGATCAGGGTCTTGGAGTAGATCTCCGAGGGGTACCACCACCCCCGGTCTCTGAGCACCCGGCCGGCCTTGTACTGGATCTCGTCGAGATCCAGATCGGGCTCGTCATCGAATTGGTGCACAACCTCGTACCCCGTGGCACGGACCGCGGGTCGGCGCTGGCGACACCAAATGGCGAGCCATCGCATCAGACTGCCATCATTGACCCTGTACGGATCCAGCGCCAGGATCTCATCGACCTCGGTGAATGTCACCGTATCATGGGAGCCGAGCAGGAACGCCGCGAACTGCTCGACCTGCGCGCGGAGCCAGGTATGGTCGAACGACTTCTCGCGGAAGACCCGCACGATGTTCATATCGCGGAAGGTCCGGGTATTCGGATCATTGAAAAGTGGCACCTTGAGCCACGTCGGCTCGCCGCCCGACTCTTCCTCGAAGAGGGGATGGTAGAGCACGTAGATATTCTGCGGCTTGTAGTGCCGGCTATAGTACCGGTACCAGAGCGGGAAGAAGACCGGCTCGTCCTGGACGATCGTGAAGACCGCATGCCTCATGGGAGGATCCTCCGTTGCTATGTGTCCTGGTGCTGCCGGTGCCGCGGAGCGGTTCGAGCATGGTGGCCGGCATTCTCCATCATCTGGGCGTCGACATGGGGCCGTCCCGGTCTCCCGACGCCGCCAATCCGCTGGGCTACTTCGAGGACATCCGGTTCCGCTGCCTGCATCGCTCCTGGTCGCGGCATTACGAGCGACGGCCGGTGCGTGCCCGGCTCCGACTGCCCCCCTGGGAATGCACGCCGGAGCCGACCGACATGCTGCGGTACATCCGGCTGATCCGGGCCTGCGAACAACGCCCCTGCTGGGGTGTTAAAGATCCGGAGCTTTGCTACTACGCCGCGCACTTCGCAGCCACGGTGAACCATCCCGTCCGGGTGATCGTGACCGATCGTGATACGGACACGATGATCACGAGCTTGGGCGCCGCGCGCCGCTACTTCTCACCGGCGGAATGTGCCCTGATCATCCGGGAGTATTCCCGCCGCCGGCTGATCACGCTCGACGAGCTGGAATCCCACGGTATCCCCCCGGCGCTCTGGATCGACTACGACCGGGCCATCGACAACCCGGACGACACGGTGGCACGGATCGCCGCGTATGTCGAATTGCCTGTGACGGCGGCCGCCACTGCGTTCATCGCGCCGAAGCTCCGCCGCCACCGGCAGTCCGCGGATACGCTGCGTAACGATCAGGGACTCACCACCTTGACGACGTAGTCCACGCTGCGGACCCGAAAACAATGCTCGCCGAAGAGCCGGGTGGTGGGCTTCTGGTCGTCCTCGAAGCCGTTGTCCGGCAGCTGCACGAACCGATCGACATAGGGTTTCTTGCCGTTGACGATCGCGAACGCAATTCGCTCGGTGAACTCGGGGGACTCGGGGAACTCGACGAACAGGCTCCGCAGCAGACCATTCTCCGGCTGGTCCTTGGCGGGCGTGCCGGCCAGCCAGCCGTTGATCTCCTTGGCCTCGCGCTTGGTGATGTGGAGCTCGCGGTAGTTGGCGGGGTCGATCGGGTAGACCTTGTCCCTGGCGATGTTGGACCAGACCTCCTCGTCCACGTCGGTGAACGCGACGGTGCCGCCCGAGTCGCGAGTGACGCCTGTCGCATCCGAAAGGACATTGCGGCCGGGGAACCGGTAGACGACCCGCAGGCCGACCATGGTCGTCGGCCGGGGATCACCCTTGGATCCGTCGCCGTCGTCGGCGTCGGCCTCCCCGTTCCGGTCCGGCGCCGCAGCTTCGGCATCCGGCGCCACCGCCTCGGCGGTAAAGTACGCCGTGACGAAGTCGGTCAGGGACATCCCCTCGAGTTCGTCGACCAGGTCGAGATACTCGCACACCAGCGCGAGCCTGGCCTCGGCATCAAGCGTACCGGCAACCGGGTGGTTCTGGAGCAGATCCCAGGTGCTGACTTTCTGCGTAACCATGCACATCCTCCGCTGGGTCAGGGAAACGGGCACCCGGGCTCGGGACGCCCTGCGTGGTAGCGGATCTGACGCGGTTGCGGTCTCCGCCTCATCGCACGGAACGATCAGCAGCGACCTGCCATCGTAGTAACCGACGACGCCATTGGTGATCACCCGATCGCCCGCGCGCCGCCGCCTGGCCAGCGCCGCGGTATCGTCGTCATCACGATCCAGGGTATTGGCCGTTGGCATGCTATGACTCCCAATCACGGGACTCGATCATAAAAGATCGGCCCCGGACCGGCGAGGGCGCCGCCCCCGCCGGTCCGTACATCGCCTAGCCCAGCATGAAGCCGGCGCCCTGCGCGTCGATACCGAAGCGGGCACCGGGACCGTTGCCTTCCGGATCGCGGGAGGGATAGATCCGGGGTGCTGTCGTCCAGCACCAGGACAACCGGTGCTGCGTGCACACCCAGCGCCCAGCCCTCGGTCTTCAGCTCGTCGGGCCGCATGGGGCGGACCTCCACGATCGTGCGGCCCACGAGAGTACTCTCAACCGACCTGGCCGCGGGGGCCTGGATCGTCGGGGTCTGGGTCTTGGTAAGAGCTTTCTTCTTGACCATCGGGATCCTCCTCGGGTTTGTTGTCGACATCCACGAGCCGATAAACGTCATCCCAGCAGCGACCGCAGCCGCAGCAGGTGACGGAACACCGGGCGTAACCCCCATCAGCATTGAAGGACCCGCCTTCGAGGTCCACGCTGCCGCAATAGGGGCACGTCAGCCCCTGATGCTCGATGTAATGCTTCCAGTCGATCGGTGGTTTGCTCATGATCACTCCAGTTCGTCGTCATCGTCATCATCGTCGTCCATGAACGCATCCTCGGGGCCAATCCGGTCCCAGGAGGTCGCGAACTTCACCTGATACGGCTGTCCCGGCACCGCGCACAGCGCGGTTAGCTTGGCGCCATCACCGAGCGCCGCGTCGAACTCCTCAGGCGTACGGCCGTGCTTCCAGGCGTACTGGAGCGCGCCCAGGTGCTCCTGCGTGTCGATGCCGAAGTCCACGATCGCCGCGAGCCGCGGCCAGACATCGAGCGCCAGGCATTCGAGCAGGTGCTGGGTCAGATCACGAACGATGGCCATAGCCGAAACTCCCTGGAAGCTGGCCAGCCGGCCGGCTCGTGCTTGTAGCCGTAGATCCGCTGCCGCGTACCATCGGCCATCTCACAGAGAATGGTATCAACGTACGGTTCCAGCGCCTCGGCGATCAGGGCGTATGGGGCCTGGTCATCGCGAGCCAGCTTGCCCAGGACCGTCCCACCCTGGTCGAGCCACTCGTTGATCCACTCGGCCCGGATCGCCATCTCGGTCTGCTCGAAGCTGAGGTACACGCAGCCGGAAAACCGCCGCCGTCGCGACTGCCGGCCATCGGTCTCGCTCATGGTGAATTGACTCATGTTGAGAAACATGTGATGAGGTTCCCCGGGGCCGAACGGCGGGGGAATACGAAGCGTCCGCTGCTGTTGTTGCTGTTGCCACACGCGCCGCCGCATGCAGTCAAGGACCGAAAGCGGCTGCCTGAAGTCAATGACCACAAACCGCTCAGACGGCCGCGCCGGCCGTTCAGGAAAGGGCGGCACTGTCGACGACCAGAAAGCCCTGGGTGGGCGACTGGATCTCGACCACGATCGCCCGCGGATCATTCTCGCGGCGGTAAGACCGATAGACGGTGCAGACTTCACCCGTCGCCTTGAGTCGTACCTCATCGCCGTTGTGTAGCTTGAGTGCATCACGCCTCCTCATCCAGGGTCCTCCCAGGTGGGCTTGATCGTGTTCTCACCCGGGAACTTGATCCCAAACTGTGCGAGCAGCTGGCCAACGTCCTGCCAGCGGTCCGCGTTCCACTCCTTCTCCGCGTCCCAGCGGCCCGTGTCGAAGTCGTACCAGAGGACCGCCATGAGCCGCTGCTCGAAGGTCACCGCCTCCAGCGGCCCGAAGTAGAAACCAGAGAACGCATCGACATGAACCTCGGTGCACTTCTCGGGCAGGATGGTGACAACATCGACGATGGTGTTGCTGCGCCCGGCCCAGTGAATGCCCTCGTACACGCCCCGGAGCTTCTCCAGGGTACGGATCGGCCCCAGCGCGTGGAGCGGCTCGTTGTTCGGGTAGTCAGGGCGCACGATCAGCCACACCGGCCCGGGCAAGAGGCCGGCTGTCATCTCTCGTCGCGGCATGTTCCTACTTCTCCCACCAGGGTTTGACGACCGGATCAGGCAGCCGGCCGTCGGCGTCCGGGTCCACGTAGTAGTGACTCCGCCCCGTGGCAGAATCTGTCTCGGAGCAGTTCTCCTTGAGCCGCATCAGACAGCGCATCCGGCTCTTGGCGCCCGTGCCGTAGGACTCCTCGGTCTCACCGCACTCCGGGCAGATGGCGCGGACCCCACGCTGGACAAGCCCCGACTCCTCGTTGCGGAGGTTGACCTCCTCGAACTCCAGCTCGATCCGTGCCATCGCACGGCTCCTTTCAGTCGGTGAGTCGGATCGTCCGGACCACGGACCGCGCGCGGTCCGCGACCACCTTGGAGCATTCAGGATGGTCGACATCGACGACCATCAGGAAGTAGGGCCTGTTAGCCACAACCATGTCAACTTTAGGGAACCGGGCCTTCCAGGCCGCGTATTCATCCGACGTCGCATCGCGAACATAGGGTGCGTCTTTCAGCTCCGAGCAGCCCTCGGCACCCAGCAAAACCATACAGGCCATTGGCACCTCCTACTGGCCAGGATGAAGCTTGAGCAGTGCGGTCTTCATCGCCTCCATGAAGAGCGCGACCTGATCGAGATCGTGCGGCTGGCGCGAATTCAGACAGGTGAAGGCGTGCCAGGCCTTCTTCACTTCCAGGGGTTGTTGCTCGAAGACGGCGCGGATCGCCTGCACCTCGGGACTATCAACGGGCAGGGGCCCGTTCTCGCCAATCAGGACAGGCCGGCAGCCTTCGCAGTTCTCATCGAACTTTTCACGGCTCATTGGGCTTTGCCTCGTGGGGCGCAAGTGTGCTCCGGGACACGAACTGGGGTAGCGCCACGGGCTCACGCAGGTAGCCGATCACCCAGTGGCTGGCGTCGGCCATCTCGGCCATGAGCAGGTATTCATCGCCGTGCGGACCGGCGAGCGAAAGCCGGCGGAACTGCGGGTCCTCGACCCAGCGACGGACGAACGGCACCGCGCGCAGCTCATCGAGGGTCTCGAATTCGGCCGCCGGCTCAGGCTCGAAGTCCATGAAGCCCGGCATGTGGGGACGGATCCGGTTCACGACTCGAACTCCGGACGGGGAAGGAAAACAAAGAGATCATCACCGAAGCGGCCTACGCGCATCGCGACCATGTTACCCGCGAACCGGATCATCCGGACCTTATTCGGAGGCAAGGCATGCTCCGGGCGATCGAACGCCGCGGCAACCTTGCCGCCGATCGCGGTGAATGTCCCATGAATGTTCGCGATGTCGTCTGTATTGAGACCATCGGCCTCGAGCATGGCGCGGATGAGTGAGTGCTCGACCCAGACCCGGCACTCCGGTTCGGGGACGAGGCAGAGCGCCCAGTCGCTGGGGGTCGTCGCCCAGGGGACGACCGCGGGATCAAATGGGATCAGGTCCTCGGCCTTCATGCGCCATGCTCCTTTCGTTCCATTTCGGCCCGCTCCTCCGGGCCCAGTGCATTGAACCAGGCCATGAACTGGTCGTAACAGTCATCACAGACTGCGGCGCGATCGGCCTCAGCGGGCACGGATCCAAAGACCTCACGGGTTTCGGCAAGGACTTCTTCCAGGGATCGCTCCGTGGTGAAGTCGCCCTTGCAGATGGCACAGGTAAACGGTCGCCGCTGGCTCACGACGCGTCCTCCTCGGCCGCGATCATGAGCCCCAAACAGTCGGCGCAAACGATCTCGGCCTTGGGGATCCGGTCATAGGTCATCTTGGTCGCCGGACTGATCCAGACCTCGCTCTGACAGCGGTTGCAATGAACCCGCGTTGAGCCGGGAAACACGTCAGCGGCCTTCAGTGTCGCCGTGCGCATGCAAACGAAAAACAACGGCTCCTTGGAGGCATTGACCTCCGGAATGGTCTCGACGCGCTCGTCGCCCGCAATGGTGAAGAGCATATCCTCGGCGGGCACATCAGGTCGCACCTGATGGGCCCGCCTGGACCGCCGCGTGATCTCATTGAACAGATCCTCATCCATCGACATCTCCTTGTCTTTGCCGTCCGATCTCGTTCATGGCCTCGATCGTCTTCTCGTGCGCCAGACCGGCCACCCGGTCACCGGTGCCCGCCAGGGCCGTGAGCAAGTGCAGGCAGAGCTTGCGCGCCCCTGTCGGGTGCAAGGCCAGCCGGAGCACGGGCTCCGCCCGCAGCTCCGGTAACCGGAGCTGGTCGATCAGCTCGCTGCTGGCCACGCCCACGAAGTTCTCCAGCTCGATGACGATCTGGGTATCGCCGGAGTCCGAGCCCCAGGCCTGCTCCCGCACCCGCAGCGGCGGGCCATCCGCGATCGCGGCATAGACCTTGCCGACCCTGCTGCCCGGGTTCAGATAGTCGACCGGAATGGCTGGGTGCCATCCTGCCGGCAGATCATGATCCGGCATCGTGTGACTCCTTGGCCTCTGGATCCGGCGACGGCAAACTGGACAACGCATCCAGGACCGCGCCGCAGGTCGCAACCATGAGCTTGCCGTTGGGACTGTTGGGATCGAACTTCCGCGTCCCCTCCCGGGTTTCGTAACCGTACTGGGGCGCGAGCCGCTCGTAGTGAAAATGAAACAGGATCGCGAGCGACAGCGCGTCGATGTGGGGCCCGTAGGGTTGCGGCACGGTCCCACCGGCGGCGATCCATTCCGCGCGATACTTGGCAATCCCCGCCACAGCCTCGTCAGTGGTTACAAAGAGCTGCGCATGCGCCGCCCAGACGGCACGCTCGAACTCCTCGAGCGTGCCGTGCCTGGTGCGGAGTTCAGCCAGGGTTGGCATCACGAGTCTCCTGGGGTCCCCAGAGTAGTGCGTAGCCCGCCTCCATTTCGGTGATCAGCGCCCGGATCGCCTTCGGATCCGCGATCGCGACCGTATCCTGGCCGATGCAGAACAGGAACCGGGCGGGGCGGCCACAGCCGCAGTCGCAGGCGGTCATGGCATGAAAGATCACCGGGGCCGTGCCTGGCCCCGGCGTGCCGAACACCTGAAGTGGCTGCGGTTTTTTCTCAATCGCCATGGCGTCAGCTCTCCTGCGTCGAATGGTCGTCAGCACGATCGCTGCCAGATCCCTGATCATGGTGATCGGCGCACAATGTGTCCTGGTTTGCCGTGTCACCGGCAGTGGTCCACGCCCTGCGATACCGGGTGATCGCCGCCACGGCCTCGTCGGCCGTGATCTTGCAGTCGTAATATTCTTCCCACGTCGCGTTCTGGAACTCCTCGGGCGTGCCGTGCTCGGCACGGAGCTTGTCCTGGGCCGTCATCATGCCTTCCTGGGCCGTCTGGCCTTGCCAGAACTCGTGCCCTTCCCGCAGCCGCTCGAACCGGAGCCGCTGCTCGTTGACGACGTCCTGGGAGTCGGCCATCTTCTCGCCCCCAGCCCCGGAAAGTTCCATGGGCCCGCCGCACCGCAGGCAGCGCACCCGCGCCGACCGACCCAGCTCCTGGCGGCTGGCATAGCGATAGGCGCCGCAGTCGCGACACTTCAGCCCCAGCTTGTATCGGTTGCTCACATGTCGCCTCCTGGTTCAACCACGCGTTCCCGCCTACGAGCACAGCTCAGACACCAGCTTGTAGAGTTCCTCGATCAGACCCGCCCGCTCGATCGCTTCGAGCTTGGAGATCCCGGCGTTCTTGGCCCGCACGGTAGCGTCGAAGCCGTACCGGTACTTGAACTGCCAGTAGATGTTATTAAACATATCCTTGTACTCGTCGCCGTCGGGGTTGATGCTGTGGGCCGCGATGAAGCTCCGCACGATCATGCTGATCTTCTTCCTGGTCGTCAGCGGCGCCGGCGGCTCCGTGGCGCGGGGGACGTTGAAGAAGGTGCCGAGCGCCGCCCGTTGCAGCTCGACCATGTTGCCGACTTGCTCCTGGATGCCGTCAACGCGGCTCTCGATCGCCAGCTGGGCCTGCCGCGTCGCGATCACCGACTGCGACAAGGCCACGATCGGGTCCTGCGGCGCCGACTGCGCTGCGATGAAGTGCCTGTAGAGCACGTCGACGGCCTCGACCTGGTACCGTTTGAGCTTCTCGACCAGCTCATCCCCACCGCCGACCTTGTCAGGGTTGATGTGGGTCAGCCAGCCCGGCACCTGGGCCAGCGGCAAGACCGCAAGTTCCCGCCGTTTCTCATCTTGCGCAACCATGTCGATCAGCGCCACAGTTGCCCAGTGGTAGCCCTTGAGCTTCTCGAGCTGGGCACTGAAACCAATGCCGAGGTTGTCGCAGACCCGGCGGATCGAGACGTAGAAGCTGCCGTCCTGGGTGTTGCGGGCAGCCTCGATCGAGTCACCGTAGAACGGGATCTCAACAAGATCGAACATCGAGTTGGTCATGGGATCTTCCCCGGATCAGACCTCACCGGCCTGGTCGCGAGCACCCGGCGCCGCCTCGGCCCGCGGGCCGGGGAAGAGCAGGGTCGGAGTATCCGCAGGCAGGAACGTCTGCTTGCAGAAGGCCCAGCAGGCCGGGTTGAACATGAGCACCTTGGCGTGCTCGCGCTCGATCTTCCGCATCCGGAATTCGGGGATGTACAGGGGCGGCAGCGGCTGGCCGGCGTCCCTGGCGATGATCCGCGCGACGGCGTTGGCGGCGACCTTCTTGTTCTCGGCGCGGCAGAGCCGCTTCATGAACAGGGACGCCTTGCCGTAGTCGGGGCAATGGTCCATCTCGAGCGCCGGCGCCGCCAGCCGGGGCGCGCGTTTCAGGGCATCGGCCACACCGTCCATCTCGACGTAGTCCTTGGCCGGCAGGAACAGCTCCTTGCTGGGCAGGATCAGCTCGATCGTCTGGCCCATGAGCGTGAGCTGTTGCTGGTGAATGACATTGCTCTCGGCCAGCCGCTCGGCGGCCGCGACCAGGGGCTCGACCAGCGCCGCCACCTGGGCCGCGCCGACCTGCGTCGGGATGATCCTGCCGACGGCCGCCGCCAGCTCCTCCCTGACGATCGTGCGGAGGGCCGCGCGCAGTTCCTCGGCCGTGGGACCAGGCTGCGCGCCTGGCTGCGCGTAGTAACCGTAGCGGCGGATCGCCGGCAAGACCTCGCGATAAAGCCAGTTCTTGAATGCTTCGGCCTCAGGTTTGTGGCTCTCGCTGATCAAACGGTAGAGGCCTGCCTCCTTGATCGTGACGTAGCTCTGGGTCTTGCGGCCACGGGAGGACACTTGGGTGGGGGCGATAACCCTACCCTTCTCCTCGGCGGGAACTCGGCTCAGGGCATCGTGATGGTCGACGATCCCCAGGGCGTCGCAGACGTAAAGTCCGATCCACTCAGGATCTTCGTACGATCCGTAAGTCGGGCACGGATGCCCGTTGAAGCCCGCAGGCAGCCCGGGCAGAGGGCGATCGACGGCCGGTTCGGTCTCGGGTGGCGGCTCCGAGGCCGCCGCCACGCTCGGTCCGGCGACCAGTGTGCCGTCGGGCAGGGAGATCGCGCCGTCCGGATAGGCGAGTGCCAGATGAAAGGTCATGGCCGGACCGTCGGAATGCTGGTCCCAGTACGCCTGCGCGCGTTTGTTGGCTGCATGCAGCTGGGCCACCGGGAACGTGAGCACCGTCGCCGCGCTGGCGACCGGGATGGGATCAAGCGTGGTCTTCGCCCAGTTGGAGAGCACCCCGTCGAGGGTCAGCGTACCGAGGATCAGGATCGGCCTGGCAGCGGGCCGGACCGCGCAGCGGTCGGCGCAGAGCGCCAGCGCCTGCGTGAAGCTGTCCTCGCGGAGGTACTGTCCCGTGACGGCGCCATCGATCGCGTCGCGCCAGATCAAGACCAGCTCGGCGTAATGCGCGGCAAACGCCTCGTACGCCGGCAGCACCTGCGCGATGAAGTCGTGACAGAACTCCAGATAACCTTGCTTACGCGTGTGGAACGTCTTCTGGATCAGGCCCTCGACGTTGAAGAGCGTCGTGCTCTTGACTCGCGACCGTGAGTACAGCTTGTGCGGATCTTCCACCCGCATCCGGTACATCGGGTCGAGATCCTTGCCGATGTCGCTGGTGCTGTGTTCGCCGGTGCGCCGCCGGCTCCAGTTGCTGTGCTCGGCGACCTGCTGCGCCGGCACCCAGAGAAACAGGCTGTGGTCGGGATGGTGGAGGACGTCGATCTCCCGGCCTTTGCCGAGTGAATGAGTCTGAACCTCGAAGCCTTTGAGCGCTGGCATGGAACCCTCCTGTGCTGAATGACAGGTTTTCACGACGGGACGAGAAACGACAGGAACCGCACCCGGATCGCGGCCGTGAGCACCTCGTCGCTGACGACGGTGAGCCTGCCGGGATCGACGATGAAGTAGACCATGGTCTCGTCGGGCCCGACGTCGCGATCCCAGGCGTCCCTGGCCGCCTGGTCGCGATAGAAGAACAGCTCCCTGTCATTGATCCACTCGGTGACCGGCGCCGACCAGCCCAGGGCGATCATGATGGCCAGCAGCAGCCGCGTGGGCTCGGCTGTCTCGTAGATCGTGTCGTAGCCGCCGATCTCCATGGCAACCTTTCATGGTAAATGTGACGCTACCGGCCGATCCATGGCCATCCGCCACAGGTCGATCGGGATCGCCGCCTTGTGCCCGGCCTGGGCCAGCGCCGCGTAGATCGCCGCCGCATGCCGGCCCCAGCGCTCCAGCGGCAAGTTGGCCAACCAAAAGATCTGATCCAAACTGAAGTCGGCATCCTGGCCGCCGGTCAGCTCGCGGAGCCGTAATAGCGCCGCGCCGTCAACGTCGAACGAGATGAATTCCGCGTCCGGCGATCGCGGCGGATAGGGCCCGAGCCGTGAGGCCCGCGCGCGCTGGCCGCCGGCATCATAGTCATCACCGGGACCATGATACACATAAGGCGCGACCAGCTCGAAGGCCCACCGCGTGGGGTCGATGACCAGGCCGCGGGGGGTCTCGATCCAGCCGTGCCGCTGGAACGGCCGGTCATACTGCGGATGTCGCCGCGCCACGGGACCATAGTAATGGCCATAGCGCTCGACGCCCACAACCAACTTCTTCTCGAGCATCGCACAGGCAACCTCATGACAGCGGTTCCGCCAGGCGCGGGCCTTCATGCCAACGGCCTTTTCGATGACCGCGAGCGCTGGCACCTTGGTGGAACGCAGCGCCAGGGTCTGCTCACGACTGTAAGACTTCTTCATGGTTTGCTCCTGTCTCGATGATGAACTGACCGGCCACCACGCGGCAGCCGTGTCGCTTGAGCCAGGCGATCCGCGCCGACCGCGGCGCCTCGGGTTTGTAGCTGGCCCACAGGCCCAGACTCCGCGTGATCGCCGACGGCGCGCCGCGTGGGCAGCGCGCGAACAGATCATCGAACATGGCGGCACGGTCGCGCGCCTCACCGGCCCACTCCAGGGTGTGGTCCCAGCAGCCGGCACGGCTGGCCGCCAGCGTGATCGGCGCCCAGGCCAGCGTGTCGACGCCCAGGACCATCGGCACGACGGCCATGAAGAGCCTGGGCGGATCAGGCAGTGTAGCCATCACGAGGACTCCTTCTTGAAGATGGCGATCGACCGCCGCACGGTCGTCCAGGCGACCTCCCGGAACCGGTCGGGAGTATCCATCGTGGCCTTCTGCCGGGTGCGGCGGTCCCACCAGTACGTGTTGTTCTGCTCGTCCGTGAGGTAGCGCCTGTAAAACCCCAGATCGCTGTCGGCGTAGAAGATGTGCTCCTTGTCAAGACAACGGCCGGTCGCGGCATCCAGGATCGTGTAACCTCTGGCGTTTTCGATGTGCCTGGCATCGAGGATCATCACCCCAGCTCCGGGGGCCGGGGGATCGTGATCACGGCCCCGGCGCCCATTGAGCCGCCCGGCCTGAGCAGGTTCATCCAGAGCTGAAGCGCGACGATCCGCTCCAGGATCACATCGTGACCTTCGACCAGGCCCCGTTCTTCGAGCATTCCGGCCAGAGCGCCGATCTGCTCCATGAGCGACAGGTAATGCAGACCGTCCTTGGTCATGAAGCCGTGGCTGTGCCAGGGCGTCAGGCCGCCATAGCGGGGCAGCTCGAGACAGACCACGGCCCCCAGCGGGGTGATCTCATGGCGCGCGGCCGGCTTCTGGCAGCGGTTGCAGGTCTGGTCCGGGGCCAGCATATCAAGGATCTTCCGGGTTCGCTGCTGAGGTGTCTCCTCAGCGGGAGTTCCGTGGTCGGCGGGTTTGTCACTCCTGGTACCACGGTCTGGTCGCCACGGTCCGATAGACATGGGATCCTCCTCTCAGGTTTTCTGGTTGCGAAAACAACCAAAACTCGCGACGAGGCGGCGGCCGCGCCGCGCCTCCAGATAGGCAATGACGTCCTCGATCGGCACCTTGGGATCGATGAGGCCCTGGGGATAGCGTAGAGCCCGCGCCACCGCCGCCGTCACGACGCGGCGGCCGGGCTTGGAGATGACGATGTGCCGCCGCGACTCGGGCGCGGACAGCTCGTGCATCTGCTTGGGCACCTTGGTGCCGTCGGCAGCCAGGATCAGCTGGTGAACCTGGACCTCACAGGGATAGGCCGGATCGTCGACGTGACGAAAGGAAACGACCTCGAGCATACCGCCGCCGGGTCCGGCAGACTCCAGCAGCTTGCGACACTCGTGGAGGCGATGGAACCGGGAGTCAGGACGACCGCGGATCCGGCTATCCAGATAAGCAAGCAGACCACTACGCTTGATGACGACCTGTTTCACCGTCTGGACTCGACCATCACATTCGTCAGCGATGACCTTCACCTTATCCAGCATCCGGCCGACATCATCTTCCAGCACGATCCGCGCACCGCCCACAGGGTATGCCAGGCTCCTTGGCACCCGAAAAGTAAAGACCCGGCGCACCAGATCATAGGGGCTCTTGACGCCGGTTTCGACGTCCTTTACACTACGTGTAAAGGACTTCGACTTTGCCATATCTGAGTCCGTATCGACCACCCGGACACGGCGCTTCCTGGTCACAACCGGGAAGAAGGCTGCATCGATCTTCAGCCAGTGCCGCCGCACTTCACGCGCCCAACAGAATGGACAGATCTGCCGGAACTTGCAGGGCCTGCGGCCCGCCTTGCCGTCATAGGTCATGACGAACGCCACCGGACAGCTCATGGCGTTCGGCAGCCGCGACTTTCTGCCGACGATCCCCAATGGCCCCCAGCCCGCCGAGGCCAGCTGTGTGGCCCTGCGCCGCCAGTGGTACAGCGCCCAGGCCGTGGCGTCGATGATGTCGGCCTCGGTCGCCAGCCGGCCGTAGGCCGGCCGCAGCACCGCAGAGAGCTGAACCTGGTCGACATAGCGCTTCGGCACCGCCGAGACCCGGTAGCCGCAGTGGGGCGGCTTCCGGAACCTCGAACCATCGCGGGGGGACTCGCCGTCCAGACTTTCAACACTCAAAAGAAGGCCTCCTCGGGGCGCGAAAAACCTCAATTGCGGGTGGAAAGTTCATCGGAAAGATATACACACTGGAGTACACCCTCTGCGGCAATCATACGCAACTCGAGGCTGTATATTGAGTTATGCGCTGATAATGCCATCAAGGACATGGATCATGGACACTCGACAAAGTGTGCGCAACTTGTTGCGGCGCCTGAGCTTGTAGAGTATAAAAATGGGAAGCTCGGGTGTCAAGTTCCTAGCCCATATCTTTTTGCTAGTAACTCCTCCGAAGGGAGTAAATTCTTGGAAAGGGTCGCCGCTCCGCGACTCCCTCTTTCCAAGAACGAGTAACATAAGCGCGCGCCTGGACACCATGCGCAACTAGGGGCGCCAACAACCTATACGCCGGCCAGGCGAAGCCCTGGCTACGCCTCGATGGCGTCCGCTGCACCTACACCATCTTCGAGTTTCGTCCGGCATTCCCTTACAGGGTCTTTTTTCTTGCTTTTCTTCCCTGTTCGAGGCGCCTCCGGACCCATCACACCGTCGAGGAGCCCGTCAGGTGGGATACCGGTTCGACTGTTCGACCTGTCGATAGAGAACTGTCTTCGAGTCAGCAGCTGCGGTCTTGATCACGGCCTTGGTGAGTGTCAGCCGTATCACCGTGCCTCGAAGCCGCGCGCCGTTCCAGCGGAAGTCGACCTCGTCGCCGAGGCTGAGACCATAGCGCCTGGTGCGCGCATCATTGTCGATCATGGCTCCTCCAGGTTCTGGTCGCGGTCTTGGTGCCACCGGTCCCGGATGGTCTTGATGACCGCCGCGCTGTCGAGGTAGGTCTCCGGGGATCCCGGGCGCGCCTCCTGAACCTTGACGTCGATCTCCACGGCCTCGAGCGCGCCGATCGCCACCGTGCCGTGAAACAGGTCGAGCGCCAGCGCCTCGGCCGCCTGTGGTGAGGTGTCCTCGATGTGGTAGTTGTGGTCGCCGAGATCGTCGCGCGCGTCGATCTCGGCGTCCTCGAAGCTGTGGCCGTCGGCCAGGGTCACTGTGACCGTCACGTCGAAAAGGGGCATTGTTGCCTCCGGGTCGTTACGCTGCGTAACGCTAAAGCACAGGGTCATCAGGGTCGATGTCGTCGAGCACATCCTGGCCGGTGGCCAGATCCAACAGCGTGTCGACGGCCGTCTCCCCGCGCACGTTCAGGGACACCTCAACGAATGCATCGGCCGGGCTGACGGCCTCGACCTCGATGGCGAACGGGCCCTCGGCGCCGGTCCCGGTCGATCGGTACTTTCGTTTGCTGGCCGCAGCGGCGTGCCGCGATCTTAACATCCGGGCGGCGGCCATGATCTCCTGGCGGGTCAGCGCGATGTTGCCGCCGTACTGCACGGCGATGTCGAACAGGTTCTGGCGCGGCGTCATGAAGGTGCGGCCGTGCGCCTTCATCTCATCGCGAGCCAGCTTGAGGCACTTCAGTGCGAACCGGAGTCTGGCGGGATCGTGGATCATCTGGCATCGTTCCTCTTGGTGCGTGATGGGCAACACTAACGGGACCTGGGAGGCCTTCATGCCGGTTACACTTGCCGCGTCCACACGGCCGCCGGATGATATCCGGCCGACCGATCACGTCGTCGTTTCCGTGGTCCGGAACGAGACCTTGCGCCTCCCCTTTTTCCTGATGTATTATCGGGCGCTCGGGTTCGATCGGTTCCTGCTGATCGACAATGGCTCCAGCGACGGCACCCACGAGTTTCTCGAGGACCGGCCTGACGTCAGCCTGTTCGAGACCCAAGACCGCTACGGGCCCGCCCACTTCGGCATGGACTGGGTCAACCCGGTCCTGAACACACACTGTCCGGAATGCTGGGTCTTGATCGCCGATGCCGACGAGCTGCTGGTCTGGCCCGGCAGCGCCGGCAAGCCGATCCAGGACCTGACCGGGGAACTCGACCGCGCCCAGGCCCGTGCGCTCTTCTGTGTGCTCACTGACTGCTATTCCGACCGGCCGTTCGGCAGCGTGGGCTATGTTCGCGGCGAACCGTTCCTGTCCGCAACCCCCTTCTTCGACCGCAAGCACTATCGCTGGATCACGATCCCGGCGTTTCCGCACCGCATGATCCTGGGGGGCGCGCGGACCCGCGTCTTCGATGGGCTCGGCCGCGACGCGCCGGCCGGCAGCAAGCTGCCGCTGGTGCGCTGGCAGCCGGGCCAGGCGTTCGACTGCGGCGCGCACGGCCTGAAGGTCCCGGTGACGTTGGCGCCAATGCGGGGAGCGCTCCTACATTGCAAACATTTTGATGACGCGGTGCCGCGGGCGCGGGAGGAGATCATCCGCGGCGAGCACTTCGGCGACGCCCGGGAATACCGCTCCATGGAACTGATGCTCGAGCAGACTCCGAGCCGATCCTTCTTCCACCCGGACTATTCGACCTGCTATACCGGACCCGATCAGCTGCTGGCCCTGGGACTGATGCACGCCCGCGATCCCTTCGGCAGTGAAGGGGGGTGGCTTGACCCGTAAGAAAACGGACCGGCCCCCGGAACGACGTCTCGTTCCAGAGACCGGCCCACCTGGGATCCTGGGGGCAAGAGGTGTCCCAGGATCCCCGGGTGTCAGGCCCACCGCCGGGTCCGGCGGTAGGGTCCCGACCAGTACGACTGGCGTCCTGCCCTGACTTGGCTGGGCGTGCCCTGATAGATCAAGCCTCAACCATCCTCGGCGGTCCTGCCTGCGCGAGGCTCATCCTAGCATAACGCGTCCGTCCACGCCCCGCCTTTGCTGCCAAGGCCCGCCTTGGCCTGCCCTGCCGCGAGCGGGCTCGGCTTGCCACGGCTGTCCTCTCCTGCGCTGCCGTCACCGCCACATATTCCGGTGGCCATCGGATCACATCAAGGGGCGCCGTGCTGGTCTTCCGCGGGCGGGAGCGTGAACTTGTGGTTCACCACCGGCTCCTCCTGATCGCGGTCGAAGACCAGGGCGCTCAACTGGCCATCGAAGATCTCCAGCACCACGTGGTGGCCGCTCTGAACGTCCTCGACGAAGATGCCGTAGGCATCCTGCGCCACCTTGAAGGTGCGGGGCGGCGCCCGGTTGTCGCCATCGCTTTCGTCGCGCACCTCGACCAGCAGGCCGTCCGGTCCCAGGGTGGTCGTGGCCATGATCACTCCCATTCCAGTTCGAGATCGGGCGGGAGCGCGCAGTCCTTGTCGCAGCTCTTGCATCCCAGCCGGGGATTGTCGGTACTCTCATCGGCCACGGCGTAATGCGACCGGATCAGCAGCAACTGATCCGTCAGACTGATCAGCTCCCGCATGGTCGAGGCGGTTTCCACGTAGTAAAAGTTGTCGAGCCCCGCGATGCCGCAGTAAGGGCACTTCAGGTGATCCTTGCCCAGCACGATGACCGCGCGCAGTTCAGGATCTGGCATTGGGATCCTCCTCAAGGTCAGGAGCGGAGCGTGGCGCAGTCCGTGGCCAGAAGCTGCCGGAGATGGTCGCTGAGCTGATCGGCGAACAGGGCCTCCAGACCGTCCATGGCCGCAGCCAGCGTCGTGTAGTTGCCATAGACCGTCCGATGGTCCAGCTTCAGCCCCGAACCACCCGAGAATGAGCGTTCGGGACCAGTGACGAGCTGGTATCCTCCGGGCTGCGGACACTTGAACACCGCGGCAAACCGTCCCTTGTTCGGGCCGCGGGCAATGAGATAGGCGAACTGAACCCGAGCCCCTTTTACGGGCGGACGGCGGATCGGGTCGGGTTCTCCTGCCAGCATCGCCAGTACCGCCAGTGCCATTACCTTGTCCCTCAGCTGCACGATCGCGGTGGTTTGCAGGTTGATGGCCGCGATCTGCCGCTGCACGCGTTTGCAGGTACGCTTCCTGATCAGTGCGAGATCCTCCTCGGTCACCGGATAGTCGACAGTCGGGATCGCAAGTTCGGGCCACTGCGCACTGGCCACCTCGCGAGGAACCCTGTGAACGAGGACACTGATCGCGCCATCGTGTCCGCGGTAAACCAGATAGTCCGATGTTGCCAGGGACGATCGACTGCAACCGGCGATGCGCCTGGCCTCCTGGTCGGCATCGAGCAGACTGTCGTACACGGAGATATCGAAGCCCTCGTCGGCTCCATCGTCATCGGGATCCCGGGAATTGGGGTTGAGGTTGTCGACCATCCAGACATTCTGCGAAAGCTTACTCATCAAGATTCTCCCTGTCTGAACCGTACGCCTAACGGACCTCGTAAGAACTGAGCTCTGTGCGGCAGGAGCCACAGAACGTCCCGTGGTGCTTGCCGTCAGCGATCACACCACCAACGTCGGGTAGCTTCCCATCGGCGTCGTCGGCTTCCACCATATCCTTGCTCCTGCCTTTCTGTGGTTCAGATCAGGTTGTAGTCCAGTGGCTCGTCGCTTCCAGCTTCGGGGTGGGGGTTGCCCAGGTAGCGGCCGCGGACCCAGCCGCAGCGGGGGCACCGCTGGAGCTGGACCGGCACCGGCCCCTCGCCCATGATCGGGCCGTTGTCCTCCCACGCGCACGTATCGTCCGGGCACTGCGCCTGCGCCGTCGCCGCCCCGGCGAACAGCGCGGTCGTGACCCAAGTGCCGTCGGGCAGCTTCACGTCTCGCATCCGTCCTCCTCGTCGTCGCCCTTGATCTCGCGGTCGTGCTCCAGCTCGTTGGCGAAGCTGCCTTCATCATGAGCGCAGAGCTGCTCGTTCTCGGGCCAGAAGACGAGCGCCGAGACCTCGATGTCGTCGTTGTTGGCATGCGCCGCGAAGGTTGCCTGGACATCGGCGACGGTCATCTCCTCGCCGCCGTCGCCGTCCATGCCCGCGAGCGTGAACGTGCGGTTGGCCCAGTCGATCACCAGCGTGCCCAGGCACGCCTGGTAGCTGTACAGGTCGATGGACATGGGATTGTTCTCCTTGATCAGGCGGTCATCTGCCAGACCTCGGTGCACAGCTCCCGACACCAGTTCTCCAGCCAGCCGTCATCGACCGGGACGTCGAGCTTGCGCGCCAGCGTCAGGAGCTTTGTGACGGCCACCTCAAGGGTGACGTCGGGGATCAGGATAAAGGCCGTCTCGATCAGTACCCGGGAGAGCGGCACCATGGTTCCGGCGTCGCCGCCATGCATCGCGTAGTGGGAACCCAGGGGATCAAACTGCGTCGTCATTGTTAGCCTCCTCGGATCGCATCTTGGTTAGCTCCTCGCGGAGATAGTCGACCGCCGCAGTCAGGTCCGGGCTGTCGGGCCTGCGGCCGGTGTCGATGTACTCCTCGCCATCGTCATCGAGATCGCCAAAGAAGCTCCAGGCGACGTCGCAGATGATCGTGGTCCGCACGTCCTCAGGCAGCGCCGCGACCCGTTCTTTGAGCTTCTCAGGGGTCCATTGCATCGTCGTCGCTCTCCTCGATCAGGAAGTCCACAGGACCATCAGGCAGGTAGAGCCGCACCTGTTTGCCGAAGACATCCGCCTGGCCCTCGTAGGGCGTCTGGGGCCCGATGAGATGGCCGATCCGGGCCGTCAGCAGCGCCATCATGGCGCGGCGCATGGCATTCACGGCTGCGGTCAGCCCTGGCAGCAGAACGTTCACGATCGTGCGCTCGCCGTCCTCGACGAAGACCACCCGGTAGAGCGTGCCGTCGTAGTCGTCGGGCAGTTCAGGCGGTTCCGGAGCGCTCATTGTCGGCGGCCTCATTCAGGTCGGCTGCAAGAAACTCGAGCGCAGCCTGCCGGACCTTGACCTCGAACGGCCCGTCATGGGCTTGTCGCGCCGGCAGATCATCAGCCAGGCGATCCGTAGGAAGGGCATTATCCTGCATGCTATCGACCGCGTCGGGACCCATCCGGAGGATGGCCGCGGTGGCATCGAATGGGACCGGCGGGCCGGCCGGCACCGCGTAGTCATTATCCCACCATTCGGGGCAGAACTCGGCCATGATCGGGAACCGCTCTTCCACCATGTCGATCAGGTCGCACAGCGGGCCCTCCCGCATCGCTTCGGGCAGGGTCCAGATCTCCTTCCAGACCTCGCACAGCGTGCCCCTGGTCGTGTCGTCGTCCGCCAGGCGGTCCCAGTTGATCAGGACGACGTTCATGTCGCTGTCGGCCTCGTAGAGTGCCGTGTCACCTGTGATCTGGACCAGCAGGTTGGGCACGCCCTTGGTTGGTTGCTCGCTCATCTTGACCTCCATGCGAAACCGGACAACGACCCCGTACGGGACGCTATCCACTGGTATATGACAGGTTTTCGCCCGGCCCGTTAGCGCGCGCCGGGGCCGGCGCCCCGGAATGGGGGCGACGGCCGGAACGGGGCTGGACACGGTGTCAGCCGCAGGGGCCGGGATTGCCGCAGTTGTCGCAGCGGAAACAGCGTGCGCCCGAGGGGATCATCACCGCGCCGCAGACGCGGCAGGGGGGCCCCGTGAGCCGGGCCGTGGCCAGCCGCGGCGCTGCCGTGACCGCGACCCCGTTGGCCGCGGGCTCGGCCGGCGGCAGTACCTCGAAGTGGTCGTCGGGCGCGTGCCGCACCGGCACGTTCCGCTCGCGATAGCCCGGGATGAACCGCACGCCCAGCCACTGGAAGATGTAGTCGATCACGCTGCGGGCCAGGGGAATATCGGGGTTCTTGGTGAACCCCGACGGATCGAACCGGGAGTGGGTGAACTTGTCGACGAAGACTTCCAGGGGCACGCCGTACTGAAGGCCCATCGACACCAGGGTGCCCACGGTGTCCATGAGTCCCCCCACCGTGGACCCCTCCTTGGCCATCGTGACGAACACCTCGCCGGGGGTGCCGTCATCGTAGAGACCGACGGTCAGGTAGCCCTCGTAGGTACCGTCGATCTCGTACTTGTGGGTCACCGAGTTGCGGGTGTCCGGCAACCGTCGGCGGTAGGGCGTCGCGTGCACGACTGCGGCTGTCTGCGCCTGCGCCGTCTCGGGCTTCATGACCACCACCTGGCTTCCCTTGGAGCCGTCGCGGTAGATGGCCAGGGCCTTTAGCCCCAGCTTCCAGCCCAGCAGGTAGGCGTCCTTGATCTGCGCAGCAGTGGCGTCCGCCGGCAGGTTGCAGGTCTTGGAGATCGCCCCGGAGACAAAGGGCTGCGCCGCGGCCATCATCTGGACGTGGCCCTTGAAGGAGATCGACCGCTTGCCGCCGGCCGGCACAAAAGCACAGTCAAAAACGGGCAGATCAACCATCAGGAGGTGGGGCGCGCCCTCGATCGTGCCGGTCGCCTCCATGTGGGCGACGATGGCGGTGATCCGGTCGTCCGCGTAGCCGCGGGCCTGGAGCGCGGTCGCCACCGTGCCGTTGATGATCTTCAACTGACCGCCGCCGGCCAGGTTCTTGTACTTGACCAGGCCGATCTCGGGCTCGATCCCGGTGGTGTCCGCGCCCATCATGAACGCGATCGTGCCCGTAGGGGCAATGACACTGATCTGGCTGTTGCGGTAGCCGTGTGCACGGCCGGCGGCCAGCGCCGCATCCCAGACCGTACGAGCCGCTGTCAGGAGCGCAGGATCGACCGCCGTGACATTGATGTCGTCGACTGCGGCCCGGTGCATCTCCATGACCCTGAGCATTGGCTCCTGGTTGGCCACGAAGCCCTCGAAGGGTCCCACCGACTGCGCCAGCTCGGCCGAGGTCAGGTAACCCTGGCCCGTGAGAATGGCCGTCAGCGCGGCGCAGGTTTCGCGGCCCTTGGCGCTGTCATAGGGATGGCCCATCGCCATGATCAGGGCGCCCAGGTTGCAGTAGCCCAGGCCCAGGGGCCGGAACCGGTGACTGTTGGCGGCGATCTTCTCAGTGGGATAACTGCCATGATCGACCAGGATCTCCTGGGCCGTGATCATGAGCTTGCAGGCGGCCCGGTACCGGTTCACGTCGAAGCTGCCGTCGCCGCGGCGAAACTTCAGGAGGTTCAGGGAGGCCAGGTTGCACGAGGTGTTGTCCAGAAACATGTATTCGCTATTGTGAACAACGATCGCATGTGTGGATCCGTCAGTGGTGACGCTGAAGTTGTGAGTGCCGTCGACCTCCAGGTCATAGACGGGCACTGGCGCCGGAGCATCGATCAGCTCCACCGTGATCACTTTGTCGTTGACGGCGCTCTTCTGAGCTTCGATCCAGGTCGTGAACTCAACCCAGGACATTCCGCGGATGCGTCCGCCGCCCTGGACGTGTGGAACCTTGCCAGCCAGGCTGTTCGCCTTGATGTAAGTATTCCAACGACGGATAGTCACCGATGGCCCGTCGATGTAGTTTTTGCGAGGGATCTTCTCGACCTCCTCCCAAACGCGAAGGATCTCGGCGTCGCTGCATTCGATGTAGCGACCGTTCCGGCTCCCGGTGGTATGCAGCGACTGATGTCGCGACCGTGGCACGAGCTTGAAGTTGCTCAGCCTATCGTCGGACGGATCATCGTTCTCGTGATGGACGAGCTGGTTCTCGTCTTGAGAACCATGGATCTGCTCGTACATCCATCGAGCCTGCGTCTCGGGTCCAGCAGGAAGAATGATCTTCTTCCTGCTGCCGGACGTTGCATCGATGGACCGCTGGATCTTGCGGAGTCGCGTGCCGGGTTCGAGGTCCTTGGCCGCGACGTAGTCACCATTGTAGGTGAGGAACTCGTGCTCCCGGGTGCAGATGAACGACAGGCCCTTGTCGGTCGTCACGATGGCGAGCTTCGTAGTCTCGCCGGCCTTCCAGGCCCTGTTGATCTGCCTGAGAACCGGCAACCCGGTCGCCCGGTCAAAAGCGAATGTCTGTGGCAAGGGTCGCCCCTCATAACAGTCGCGCTCGAGCCGGTCAATGCGGATCTTCCCCTCCGCCGTGTCGATCAGGGTCTCGCCGACGAAGCAGCAGGGGTTGGATGCGTTGATGGGCCCATCGGCGGGGCAGGTATGCCACTTCTGGATGGTCGTTTCATACTGAAGACCGGGATCACCGCAGACCCAGGTGCCCTCGGCGATCTTGTCCATGAGCTGGTCGGCCTGGTAGACCGGCATCGTTCCTGCCGGAGTGCCGGGCAGGACCGGGGTCGTCTGCCACTGCGCCCGGGTTTCGACGGCCTGGAGGAAGGTATCGGTGACCCGGACGCTCATGTTGCAGTTCTGGTAGCGCACCGAGGCGTAGGCCTCACCGTTGAAGTCGGGGTCGTAGCCGGCGGCGATCAGGGCCTGGGCCTTGCGCTCCTCCTTGGCCTTGGCCTCGATGAACTCGAGGATGTCCGGGTGCGTGCACTTCAGGGACTGCATCTTGGCGGCGCGGCGCGTCTTGCCGCCGCTCTTGACGGTGCTCGCCACGCCGTCATAGATCACCATGAACGACACCGGCCCCGAGGCCATCCCACCACCCGAGACCTTCTCGCGGCTCGAGCGCAGGGTCGACAGGTCGGTGCCGGTGCCCGAGCCGTACTTGAAGAGCATGGCCTCGGCCGTCGCCAGGCCCATGATGCCCTCCATGTTGTCGGCAACCGACTGGATGAAGCAGGCCGAGCCCTGGGGATAGCGGTAGGCATCACCGGGCTCAACCCTGGCAACAGCATCCTGCGCGGCGTCCCAGCGCCAGGCCCGGCTATTGCCCTCGATGCCGTACTGGTGGTGGAGCCCCACGTTGAACCAGACCGGCGAGTTGAAGGCCGCGTACTGCTGGAGACAGAGGACGACCAGCTCGTCGTAGAATGTATCGGCGCTTCCCTGGTCCGCGAAGATCCCGTCTTCATGGCCCCAGTCGGCGATCGTCCGCGCCACCCGGTGCACGAGTTGCCGGACGCTGGTTTCGCGCTCGGGCCGGCCATCGGCCAGCGACTTGCCGGGATCGCCGTAGAAGTACTTCGACACCACGACGTTGGTGGAGATGTCGCTGTAGCCGCTGGGGACCTCGGCGCGGTCCTGGCGGAAGATCTCCCGGCCGCTCTCATCGCGAATGACAGCTGACCGGTGCGCCCAGCTGACCGACTCGAAGGGATCCTGCCCCCTGGCGCTGAAGACGCGCTCGAAGCCCAGCCCCGCGGGTGGGGCTTCCCTGGTCGTTGCGGTGATCATCGTCTGGTTCCTCGGGATCGCCGGGAGAAAAAACGGAGTCTCTCCAGGGCCGGCTCCACGGCGGAGCGGCTGGTGAAGTGCATCGGTTCAGGCGGCATCTGCCGGTCCCGCGGGACCGCTGGCATGCGAGGGCCGCCCGACCATGGTCACACCTCCGTGCGAAACCTGGGACTCCGTGACACGAAACCGCCGGCGTGGCCCACTGGGTTGCCTTCCCCGATCGCTGGCGGTCGTGCGGGTTTCATCCTAGCGAGCACGGGCGACCGAGCCAACCCGCGCCTCGCCGCGATCTGGCGATCATGCCATAACCATTAGCAACATCACGTACTTGGGTTGACCCTGTAGATCTCGTTATCGAGATCGCGCGCGACCCCGTCACGGGGTTTCAGCTGGAATGTGGCGATCGCGTCGCGGGCCCTGCCGGCGACTTCATCGGCGAGCTGGTTCTGGCCCACAGCCAGCCGCGCGGTCCAGTGGAAATGGAAACTGTAGCCGGCACGTTCGAGCTGGAGCATGATATTCCAGAGCGGCCGCTTCCGGCGCAGCTTCTGGGCGCGCTGACCGCCTGCGGCCAGGCATTTCCAGTGCCAGACGGTCGGCTCATTGTCCGTGAGCACGTGCACGTTGAGCGTGCCGCGACCCAGCTGAAGCTTGCGGTCGTGGCCGTGGAACTCGGCGTACCAGAGCATCGCGTGCACGGCCGGCATCAGTTCGGCGATGGCGATCGAGCCGGTCGACAGGCCGCCGTAGAAGGCCCGTCTGCGGCCCAGGGCATGATCAAAGAGGGTGCAGCCCCAGCCGCAGGGCCGGTCCCACCAGCAGCCGGCGCCGTCGCCGACGATCAGGACGTCCCAGGTCGCGGGGATGCCGGCCTCCGCCACCATCTCATCAAGGCTCAGCGTCTCGATGCTGTCCATCAGCTCCAGGCGGTCCTGCCCGTTGCTGCTGGCCCGCTTCCGCCGCCGTCTTGGCATCGACAAACCTCCTGGCATAGTCGGCGAGCATCTGGTCGAGGAACTGGACGTCGCGCTGGCTGTTGGCCATCAGCTGCATCCCGACCCGCACCCAGACTTCAAAGAGCCGCACGTTCTGATCGGGCCGGAGCGGCTTGCCGTCGGCGTTGACGATCATGGCCGACAGGATGCCGGTTAAGTACTTGGACAGGAACATCACGCCGATGGCCTCGACCTCGGGGTGATCGGCCATGATCGCCCGGGCCTCGGCCTCGACGCGCTCGCGGATCGCGATGTCAAGCGTCTTTTTCGTCGTCGTCGTCGTCGTCGTCATGGTCGTGACTCTCCCGGTCGTAGCCGTAGTCGGGGCCGAGCCAGGCGTTGATCAGCCACGCCAGCCGGCCTGTGGCCAGTGCGATCAGGATGCCACGGAGAACCAGCGCCGCCCAGTGGGGGACGTACATGGGCAGCGCCCAGCAGCCCAGCGTGAGCCAGATGGGCACCTGATAGTTCAGGCAGAGGCTACAGCCCAGGAACTCGGAGAGCCTGTTTTCCCGGGCCTCGATCCGGGCCCGCCAGCCGGCGAAGAGCGCGCCGTTGAGCCAGATGTCCACGACCGCTCCGGTGGCCAGCGGGAGCAGCACGACGTTGAGCAACAGGTCGGATCCGGTCATGGCGGCAGCTCGCCGGCCTCGCCCCACGGCCAGATATCGCTCTGGCCACGATCAGGCGCTGGACACCCATTGATGTACTGGATCAGGAACGGCCAGGGATGGGGCGGCGGCACGAGCGGGTAGGAATGGATCGGGTTCAAGTCCGGCGAGGCCGACGGCACCGGCTGCCTCAGGGTGGGGAAGATCCCCACCCGTTCAAGGTACAGCGCTGCCGATCGCGTTGTGGGGTATCCCATGATCAGTCTCCGCGGTCAGGCGTCATTGTGGGGCTGGCCTGGCTTCAGAGTCAACGGCTCGCGGCTCCAACCCTCGATCGTGTAAGTGCAATCGGCTTCAATGGCAGCATCGAAGAACTGGCGCAGCGATGCGGCACTGGTGCAGAGTACGAAAGCTACGTTGTCGCCCACGGCACCGGCATAGATCGCCACGATCCGGCCAGCGTCGATGTTGCGCCGGAGTTCAGTCGTATCCTCGTGGTCGAGCAGGCGAACCCCATGGCCGTCTGGATGCGGCTCGATGATCGTCATGTCGGCATCGGAACCGGGCGGACCATCGATGCCGATGATCGCCTCGAAGGCGCGGCAGGCGACCGCCGACCAGTTGATGGGCGGCTCATAGGCATCCATCCGTGCCTTGAGCGCCCGTGGGACCGAAATGGTCGTGCGCACGGTATTGGACATTGCTGACCTCGCGGGTTCGGTTTCGATGTCTGACACCTAGTAGCACACGTATTCCCGGGACGCGTCGCCGTCGGGCCGACGGCGGCCCGAGAGGGGGTTGCGGTACCAGCCTGAAGGCTCGGGATCCACAGCCGGATCCCAGGTGTTGAGCGCCGCGACCGCGGCGGGAATGCCGTCGTATCACCAGCCGTCGAGATAGTCGTACGCGTCCAGCGACGCCGAGAGGGTCAGCCGGACCTTGCCGTAGGTCATCGCCATGAGCCGTAGACAGCGGCCGTCGGGGAGAATACGACCGGCATGGACCGAAGGGGCCCACAGGGGATCGGCCACCACGGTACCGGTGCGCTGATCAAAGATGACCATGTTGTCCTCACTCATGACTTGGGACTCCCGGTTGGTTTGCTGCCGATGATCTCGGCCTTCCAGCTTTCGATGCGCTCGTCCTCGAGCGCATTGAGCGCCCGCGTCCTGGCGTCGGCCGGACTGTTCGCCTCACCCTCCCAGGTGCCGTGGTGGTGCCAGATCCGCTCGTCGTCGCGCCAGTAGACGGCGACCTTGTAGGTCCTCGGCTTGGCCATCATGTCCTCCGGCGAATTGCCTCGAGATATTCGATGTAACCCGGCAGACCGCCGGCGGCCAGCTGGCCATACAGGCGATCTCACCCTTTCCGTCCGCAGGGCGGGCCGAAGGCCAGGTCCAGCTCGACCGCAATGGTGGCAGCATCGAAGTGCTCCTGCAACTTGTCGGCCAGGCGCTCACGGGTCACATTCGGCACGGCGGCGCGGACCCGTTCGATCACGCCGCGGAGCATCCGTCGATCCGTTTTCATTGCGTCTATCCTCCCGCAGGTTTGGTGGCGGCCTAGCGGCCGTCCCAGCCAGCGACATCAATGGTGGAGGCGTAGCCGCGGGTCTCGGCCAGGGTGATCCGCGGCTCCAGACCCGCAAGCTGGCGGCTGATCCGGCGGTGACAGAGGACGACATTGACCGCGGCCGCCAGGTTCAGGCACTGCTCGCTGGGGATCCAGACGAAGCGGTGACAGGCATGGAGCAGTCCCTTGGGGAGCGAGCCGTCCTCAGGGCCAAAAAGATACACGGCCCGCTCGGGGTGGATGAAGTCGGTAAGACATTCGGCCCGGTCCCGCTTCTCCACGGCCACCGGGGTTACCCGGTCGAAGTGATCAAGCGGCCTGAAGGTATGACCCCAGGCGACGTCGCGATAACCCTTCATCCGCTCCTCGCGGGGGAGCCGGTCGACCGAGTACAGCGCATCATCGAGCCGGCGGCCGGTCCACCAGACCTGGGGAACGCCGAAGCATGAGGCCGCCCGGATGGCGCCGGCCAGGTTATGGACGTACTTGGGGTTCCAGAGTACGACGGCCGGATCGAGGCCGCGTTTGAGTGTGGGTCGCTCCATGGATCGCTCCTAAGTTGGTTGCTGACATTGTATTGGCCACACACGCCATTGTAGGATCGGACCCGTGGCTCCGGGCGCACAGCGCCGTTCATGGAGGAACACGATGTCCGTTGCGCTCAAGACACCAGGCAAGGATCAGTTGCTCGCCGAGCGCCGGCTCAAGGAGACCGGCGCGATCCTGGCCGACCTGGAACGGGCCGAGCAGGAAGGCCGCGCGATCTCGGACGTCGACCGGATCATCTCGGTCCGCAAGCTCTGCGAACTGGGCTCGGTCCAGACGCTCGAGCCGCTCCTGCCGCTGCTGTTCAACCTGAACGGTAAGCCCTACAGCCTCCACGACTACTTCCCGTTCAGTCCGCTCTTCCGGGTGCGGATGCCCACCAATGTGGTGATGATCACCGGGCGGCAGGTCTCGAAGTCGACGTCGATGGCCAGCCACGGCGTGGCCCTGGCCAATGCGATCCCCCACTTCTCGACCCTGTTTGTGACCCCCCGCTACGAGCAGATCCGCCGGTTCTCCACGGAATATGTAGGCGCCTTCATCAAGCAGTCGCCGGTCCGTGACCTCTGGGTCTCCACCGAGACCACCGGCAACGTGCTCCTGCGCACGTTCCACAACGGCAGCCGGATGTTCTTCTCATTCGCACTGCTGGACGTCGACCGCGTCCGCGGCATTCCGGCCGGGAAGGTGGGGATCGACGAAGCGCAGGACATGGACCCCGATCATATCCCGATCATCCGGGAAACCATGTCGGCCTCGAAGGAGTACGGGATCACCCAGGTCACCGGCACCCCCAAGACGCTGGACAACTTTATTCACGGGGAATGGATGCGGTCGAGCCGGGGTGAGTGGTTCACCCCCTGCTTCAGCTGCGGCGCCTGGAACATCGCCAGCCTCGAGTTCCACCTGGAGGCAATGCTCGGTCCGCTGCACGACGACATCTCCGAGGCCAGCCCGGGGACCATCTGCCATCGCTGCCGGAAGCCGATCAATCCCCGCTACGGCCGCTGGGTGCACCGCCACCCGGAGCGGCGGTGGGAGCGGCTGGGGCTGCACGTGCCCCAGCCGATCATGCCCCTGCACTATGCGGTGCGCAAGAAGTGGGCCGAGCTGCTCCTGAAGCGCGACGGCGCCGCCAACACGGCGCCGCATGTGTTTATCAATGAAGTTCTGGGAGAGTCGTCGGCCACGGGCAACCAGCTGGTCACCTTGCCCGACCTCCAGGAAGCGGCCGAGCTGCCCTGGGAGAACCGCCCCCTGGACCCGCGGCCGGAAGTCATGGCGCGGCTGCGCAACTACCGGATGACCGTGCTGGGGATCGACTGGGGCGGCGGCGGTGAAGATGGCGTGTCGTTCACGGTGGTGGCCCTGCTCGGACTGCGCACCGACGGCCGGATCGACGTGCTCTGGGGCCGCCGCCTTCTGAACCCACACGAACACATTCATGAGGCCGAGGAGATCTTCCACTACTTCCAGCTGTTCCAGCCCGACCTCGTTGCGCATGACTACACCGGGGCGGGAATTCTCAGGGAGACATTCCTGACCCAGGCCGGCGTGCCGATCTCCCGGATCATGCCCATTCAGTATGTCCGGTCGGCGACGCACTCGCTGATGACCTTTCACCCGGCCACGCCCCAGCACCAGCGGACGCGGCACTCGCTGGACAAGACCCGCAGCCTGATCTACGTGACCTCGTCGATCAAGCTGAAGCTGATCCGGTTCTTCAAGTACGACGGCGTGGCGGGCCTGATCGAGGACTTCCTGGCCTTAGTCGACGAGAAGCGACCGGGCACCCATGCAGGTGACATCTACCTGATCAAGCGCGCCACCGGCTTCACCGACGACTTCGCCCAGGCCGTGAACCTGGGCTGCGCCACCCTCTGGCACGCCAACGACGCCTGGCCCAACTTCGCCGCCGGCGCCGGCTACCGGCTCACGCCGGAGCAGGTGCGCGCCGCCGGCAACGCCGAGATCGGCTGGACCGACGAGGATGCGCGCGCCGAGCGCGGCTACTTCAGCACGCCATAACGGCCGCGCCAACAGCCAGCGCGCGGGCAGAATTGGGTTGCGCTATCCGGGGGGAAGGCCTGTGATCAGCAGACCGCCCCCGGATAGCTATCATGTCACGCAGTCCGATGCCAAGGTGCTGTCAGCGGAGTCTGCACGACATGGGTTCGCCTCCAGTTCGTTATGCTGCGTAACGCCTAGACCACTTCCTCGGCGGGGTCCTCGGCGGGATCGGCAACGTCATCGTCGCCGTCGTCTTCGTCCTCGTCATCGAGGCTGTCGTCGTCCTCGTCGTCAAGATCATCATCCGCATCCTCAAGATCGAGGTCGTCCTCGTCGCCGTCGATGTCGATGTTGCCATCGTCGTAGTCGTCATCGTCGGCGGACGCGGCGCGGGGGCCGGTGAACTTGGTGGTACGTGCACTGACAGCCATCAGGGAACCTCCTACTTGACAAGACTGACGCCGGGTTGATCCTCACGCCGGAGGTCGTCCATGCGCTGGCGCAGCCAGCGCTCCGAGACGATCCAGCCGGCCACGTAGTCCTGGTCCCGCTCCGCGAGCAGAACCTGCGAAGTGCGTAGCTGCGCGGAGAGCGCGTCAACGTCCAGCACAGGCGTGCGCTTCTTCGCGACGCCTTCGATGAACTCCCACTTGGGAATATGGACCTGGTCATTGCCGAGCAGAATGATGGCGTGCTGGGCATTGGCGGTCGGCGTGGTCAGATGCAGATCGCCGGCGGCGATCAGCCGGGCCACCATCCGGCCGAACCGATCGCCGCGCGCCGCCGGATCATCGGCACTGAGATGCTGGCGGGCCCGTTCGACCGGCCGCGGCGTGGCCTGCGCCCGCCCGTACCAGGCGACCAGGTCGGCGTGAACCGCATCGAGCAGGTTGCCCTCGGGCTCCAGGCTCAGCCGCCGCGCGCAGAGATCCTTGAGATAGTTCGTCAGGATCGCGGCGCCGTGCTCGCGGATCCGCTCCGTGTTCACGGTGTGGTCGCAGGTGACCACGTGCCAGCCGCCGGAGAGCGACAGCACCGCAGCCGGCCACTGGCCGACCGCAGCGATCATCCCTGGCGGCAGCATGCTCAGACTCTTGACATGGATCGTTCGGGTGGTCTCGTTGTCGCGGCGGCGGGCCAGGAGCGGCCAGCGGTGCCCAGCGCCCAGCAACCGCCGGGTCTCGGCGGCGACCTGCTGCGCAGAGTCATAGCCCACGGGTACCTCCAGGCAGCCGAAGGCGCGCGCCGTTGCCTGGCCCGCCGCGATGGCGCCCACGCCGACCAGGGCGGTCGACGTCCGCTGTAGCCCCAAGGCCGGCGCCAGAATATCGGTGAGCAGGCAGGTCGCCACCGCCCAGAACAGCTCGTTGGCCTCGTCGCCCCAGGCCAGGGCCACCCGCGCGCCGGGCGCCAGCCCCTCGGGCGGCGCCAGGCCGGCGGCGGGCAATACGGCCTCCGGTGGCACGACATAGTCCGGGACTGCGACGTCGCCATTGCCGCGGAGCAGGAACCGGGGCAGGGCAAACGCGTTGCGGTCGTCATCCCAGCCCACAGCGTCGAGACCGCGAACCGACCGCGGCGGTTCCAGCTGCTGGGCGATCGTGAGCAGGTGCTTGGACCAGTAAATACTGCCAATGAGAACCTCGCCCAGTCCGGCCTGGCCCACCTTGGTCCGGAGCCAGCGCAGGGGATCCTTCTCGATCTCGGTGTCGGGAGCCCAGAAGGGGAGTGACTGGCCGCGGTACTCGATCGAGCCCCGGTAGGAGACGCCCCCGTTGGCCGCGCGGATCACCTGGGCGATCCTCAGGACGGCGTCACAGACAAGCTCACCACTCTTGGCGACCCGCCAGGCGCCGCCGGACTCGACGACCGTCTTGCCGCTGATGGTCACCCCCCGGGGCTTGCCCGCGTCCGCGAGCAAGGCCGACAGCCGCGCCCGGGTATCGTCGGCGCAGGTCCGCAGGAAGCCCGCCGTCTCATCGGGCTGGAGCTTCAGTCCCAGCACCAGCTCCTCGGCCTTGGCGGGCGCCAGCCTGGCCAGGAGGGCCTCCAGGGCCGCGTCCCAGGGCCGCGCGGCGGTCAGCATGCCCCGCAAGGCCTGGATCGGCCTGGATCGCTCCAGGTGCCCGCTAACGGCCGTCCCGGCCGGAGTCAGGGCGACCCGCCCGCCCGATGCCCGGGCGCGGGCGATCAGCCGGCCATCGGGCTCGGGCGACCAGTGGACCAGGTTCCGCCGCGGCAGGCAGGGCCAGATCGACTTGGCCTCCGGCCTGCCCCAGGCGCCCGCCACGGGCAGCGGCGTATCCGAGGCCGCCAGATGGCGGAGCTGAAGCCGCACGGCCAGCACCGGATCATCGATCACGAAGATCGTGTCGGCGAACTCGCGATGCAGGGGCAGCGCCGTCTCGAGCATCGTCACGCCGGTAGTCCACACCCGGCCATCCCTGCGGTGCCGGGCGGGAGCGAAGACGAAGTCCTCGGGCCAGCGCGCCTCGCGGCCGATCAGCAGGAAGCCCGAGATCCGGCCGAGCACGTCCTGATAGGCGATGACCAGAAGATCGCGCCAGCCGGGACCGACGAACAGGGGATTCCAACCCACGCCGCCAATGTTGTGCTTGCCCTGCTTGCGCCGGTAGTTCAGCACGTAGGACCGCAGCAGCGCCTCGATCTCGGGGACGCGGCAATGGCCCACGAACCGGCCGCCCCGCCGCGGCCATTCCGGGGCATGCATGGCGCCGGGGGCAATGCCCAGCTTGCGCTGCGCCGGGCCGGTGTTGCCGGTATCGGCCGTCGAGGCGCGGGCGGCGTCCCAGAAGACCTGTGCCTGCCGCTGGGCGTCGACCCGCTTGGTGTAGACGTCGAGCCGCTCAGGCTCCAGCAAGATGGGTGGGATGGGCAATCCGCGCGCGGCCAGCTTGAGGATCGCGCTGCCGATCGAGATCGTGCCGACGGCCGCCGTCAGCTCGACCCCATCGCCCGCGAAGCTGCAACCGCTACAATGGTACCACTCGCCACGGCGTGAAGGGTCCTTGTAGACTCCAAGCGCCTGGCGCTGGCACAATGGGCAGCGCACCGTGGCCGGTAATGCCGCGCCGTGGACCTCCACGCCGAGTACCGGCAGGACGCTCGTCCAGGGCAGAAACGCATTCAAGGAGGGAAGCTGTGCCACAACCGATCCTCGATCAGACGACCGACCTTGGCGGTCAGGAAACATACCGACTGGTCCAGCTCTTCGAGGCACCAGCCTTTGTTAAAGAGGCTAGCGTCGAACAGCTCTGTGGGCCAGAGTCAACCCTGCCGCATCTGTTTGCCGACCAGCGGCACCGCCGCTATCCCATGCATACAAAAGCTGCGACATGGCTGTCAGCAGCGTTCTTCGTCGACAAGAAAGCCGGACTGCCGCAGCGCGAGGCTGCGGAGATCGAGGGCCGGCTCACGGAAGCCGCCCGCTTCTGGGGGATCGAGTCCCAGGCCGATGCGCTGCGCGAGAAGGCCGCGGCGATGGCCCATGATGACCTGGCGAAGCTGCCTGACTCGGACTTTGCCTGGATCCAGGGGAATGAGCGGCAGCTGCCGCTGCGGAATGCGCTCGAGGTCAAGGCCGCCGCCGAATACATCCACAAATGGCGAGATGAGTTCACCTTCCCGGACCGTTTGAAGATGGCGCGGGCGATCCTCCAGAAGGCCGCCCGGTACGGGGCTGCGCTCGGCAGCCTGGACGAACCATTGGAACGGATGGCCGGCTTCGGCGGTTGCTCGGCAAGCGAGGCGGCGCAGCTGGTTCGCGATCGCGCCAAGATCGCGCGCGCCCGGGATCCTGATCTCGCCGGCGAGCTGGAGAGGATGGCCGACATGATCACCAAGGATCCGGCCAAGTCCCGCGCGCCTGACCGGCTGATCAAGACTGCCGAGGTCATCGATCAGCTCGACCGGATGCTGCGCATTCGTGAATATTCCGCCGCCGTGCCGCGGGCCGAGGACCTGCTTTTCAGGATCACACGGAAGGTGGCCTCGGCGCTGGCCGACCAGCACGTCTCGACGACCAGCGGCTCGGTCTACAACCGCGATGACCTGGGCCGGTTGCGAATTCGTGACGTGCGAAGTTACATGGGTGATGAGCTGGCCAACGCCATCGACAGCGATGGCATCCATGTTGATGCGACCAAGATGGCTGAGATCATTCCGACGCTGCCACTGGGCGATGCCCGGATCTTCGATACACTGTGCGCGGATCGGTCCATTCGTCCCTTCGTCAAGGAAGCTGGCGTCCGGACGGGGTTCACTCGTGAGGATCTGCGGGCCCTGGCCGCGACTCATCGTCAGGGAGGTGCACCGTGAGTTTGCTCGGCGTTTTGCTGGCCGTTCTGGCGTTCATCATCGCCTGCGCGCTGGTCGCCTTCGCCGATCAGCAGCTGGGATCGAGGCTGGCTTACCCGCGGTGGTGTATTCACCTCGCTTATGGTCTGCTGGCCCTGGTTCTGATCATCTTTTTGTGTAAGGCATTCGGGGTCTTCGAGTTGCTCGCCGGCGTGAAGGTATAAGGAGGGGGCGTGGCCCGAAGACCACGCCCCCTTCCACAGTGCGCGGCTCATCCGTCCTTGACTAGGCCGGACACGGCACACCCGTGCTGCCGTGGCTCGGCCCACCCTGGCCCACCCTGCCGGTCCATGGCGTTCCGCACCTCCGCTGCCGCAGCGGATCCGACCCAGGCTTGCCGTGCCACAGCCCGCCGATCCATTGCTGCCTCACCATGGCAAGGCTCAACGCGCCATCGCGAACCATGACCCACCTGCCTAACCAGGGCACAGCGAACCGTACCCCGGCTGTGCTGGTCACGCCTCACCTCTGCTGCCGCAGCTCTGCATGGCTGACCAAAGCCGGCCAGCGCGGGGCTGTCCATCACCGCCACATATACCCGTGGCCATGGGTTTTTTGCTGCCTCAGCGCTGCCCACGATGACAGGACTCGCCGGGGCAGGCCGGGGCACAACACACCACTGCGTCACTGCCACGACTCGGCGCAGCAAACAGGTGCCCGCCCGGCCCCATCATGACTAAGGGTGTCTTGCCACAGCGGCCACGCCATGCCGGCGCAAAGGACGACGCGACATGACGCGCCGGGCCACACCATGGCTGCCTTACCAACACTCGACACGACGGAGCAAAACCTGCCCAGCCTGCCCACTGCTGCCGTAGCTTGGCGGAGCCGGGCATACCACACCACGGCTTGCCGTCGCTGCCGATGCTTCCCGTCACCACCAGATATACCGCTGGCCATCGGTTTTTTGCTGTCCGGCCTAGCCAGATCATGACATGACACAGCGCGGCTCGCGGCGCCATGACTAGCCGCACCATTACTGCCGGATCCCACCGCGTCGCGACGCGGCGGACCAAGACACACTTCTGCTGCCGGACCGGACCAGAGCCCAACTATGCCGGACTAGGCTTGCCACGACTCGACTACACTGCCACAGCTACGGCCGCCCCGGCAAGGCTCACCTTCGCATTGCTGCCGAAACCCGGCTCGACATGGTAGGTCTCGCCACTACTATGCAGACCGGACCTGTGCTCTCCTGCCGATCCTTGGCCTGCCAGGACCAGCCCTTGCGCAGCGCATCATAACCCTGCTGTCCACGGCTGCCCTTCCATCACCGTCGCATATACCCGCGACCATGGGTTTACTGCTGCCCGGCCTTGCCGTGACTTGGCCGGCCAGATCACAGGGTGCCAGAACACACCTCTGCTCCCCTGCCTGGCCATGGCACAACCAGGCTGGACGATCCCTTGCAAGACTGCCTCGGCCGACCTTGGCCAGCCTGAGCGGGGCCGTCCATGGCGCTCCGCGGACTACCGTTACGGCCATACCACAGCAGGGCTCGCCCCGCCGGTACCAGCCGCAACTAACCTTGCCATTGCGGCCGGACCATAGCCAGCCCGATCCCTGCATTACTTGCCTGGCCGCACCTTGACGGCCTCGGCTTGCCTCGACAGAACTGGCCGTGGCAAGCCGCTGCACGCGACTCCTCACCTAGACGGCCGTGACCAGGCGCACCAGAGCATGCCCTGAAAAACCTAGCCAGTACTGCCTTGACGCGGCACAGCTAACCCGGCCCGTCATGGCCCGTCCGAGCCCGTCCGATGCTGCCATTCCATCACCGCCACTTATACCTGTGGCCATAGGTTTACTGCTGTGATGCCACACCAAGGTCCGCCATCGCTGGACGAACCCGGTCGCACCTCACCGCGGCTGCCGAACCGTTCATCACTTCCTGGTACCGCGGAGTTTTCGGGTTTTTGCAACACGCTGCCAGTGGCCATTGGCCAGCGCCTTCAGCTTGGCGATGAGCGCCAGGTCTGCCGGCGTCAACTCGCAGTAGACCTGCTGGAAGCCCGCACACTCCGGGTTCATGCACAGCCAGGACTGTTCGTCTTCAGACGGAAAGGTCGGCTTTCGGCACTCGCACTTGGGTCCGATCATTCACACCTCCTCTGCTGTCTGACCTCGACTCGGCATACCACAGCTTTCGATGTCACGACTAACGCCGCCAGAGCGGCGATACCGTACCGAGGCTCACCCCGGCTCACCAGCACATGACAGCGCTAGGCTCGATAGATCTAGCCTCACCTTCGCTGCCCCGGCTGGCCAGCGCTTGACTTACCCAGGCCAAGCTTGGGAACACCAGCGCTACCATTGCGCTGCTGGCCGCGGCTCGACATGCCCCATCATGGCAGGGCCGAGCTGCCGCACCATCACCGTCACATATACCCGTGACCATGGGTTTTTTGCTGCCCATCCCTGGCATCGCTTGCCGTGGCACGACCAGGCAAGCCGCGCCAAACCATGACTGCCCCGGCTGACGCGTCCCTACCTAGACCAACCAACGCCGGACGAACGCCGGGCGGCCACTCCTTCGCGGCCACGGCTCGCCATGGCCCGCCATGACTCGCCATGGCAGTCCGGGGCATGCCATACCTATCCGGCGTCGCCACAACGTAGCTTGGCCCACCAGTTGCCACCACGGCTCGGCTCTCCGCCGCTGCCGCAGCACGACTCGCCATGACGGACCGTGGCTAGACACGCCATGCCGATCCTTGACTGCCCCGCCCCGCCGAAGCCCTGCGTGGCGCGGCGAACCTGGGCTGGGCTTTCCCAGCCAATGCTGCCGAACCGCGGCCAGCCCTGTCGCGACCTGCCTTTGCTGGGACGAGCCTATGCTGCCTGGCCGCAGCTAACCTGTGCCGGCCGCGGCGTACCAGGACTTCGCGTATCTGACCAAGCCTACGCTGCCGGGACATGCCGCACCGCGACGTGACAGGGCTTGCCCTGCCTGCCATCACCACCACATATACCTGTGGCCATAGGTTTTTTGCTGCCGCGACTTGACTAGCCGCGACATGGCCCGCCGTGACGGACGCCACCACGGCGCACCACACCGGAACTCGGCTTCGCTGCCGGGACCCGGCACGGCTTGCCCGTGCTTTACCTACCCCTGCTGTCCTGTACGGCCATGGCCCTGCTGGGCATACCTCCGGCTGCCTGGGCCTGCCTTGTGTAGACTAGACGAACCATCGCTGCCGCTCCTGTGCTGACCGCGGCTCACGTCGCCACGGCATGTGAAGCCAGACCAATACGGCGGCGCCGAAACGAGTCCCGGCGGGCCGTAACAAGCCCTGCCTGGGCCGTCCCATCCGCTCCTGAACTGCCGTCACCGCCAGATATACCGCTGGCCGTCGGTTCTTTACTGCCCGGCCAGCCGGAGCAGGCCATTGCAGTGCCGGGCGCATCCCGCCTAACCTGTACGGCCTCGGCTCACCTGGGCACGCCAAGCCGCCGAATGCCACACCCGGACAAGGCCCTCCGCCGCTGCCTGACGCTGCCGAAGCCAGCCTCACGATGCCTATTCGCAGCACGACGCACCCGAGCTGCCGAACCGGGACAAGCCTCGACCTGCGGAGCCGAACACTACCCCGGCCTGGCCCTCCGCTGCGGCCGAACCTAGACGCTGCAAGCCAGAACGCGGCTTGCCACGCCGGTCCTTGGCTGCCGGGCCCCAGCGTCGCACGCCGGAGCGAACGAAGCCGGATCTCTGCCGCCTTCCCGTCACCACCGGATATACCGCCGACCGTCGGTCTGCTGCATCAGCCGTACCGCTTCTTCAACTTATCAATCACGTCGAACAGCGGATCCAGCTCGGTGAGCCCGAGCGCGCGATCGCGAGTCGCCATGTGTGCATACCGAATGATGGTCTCCGCCAGCGTCTCTGCGCGCCGGGGCGTTGCCGTCGCGATGGTCGCTGCGACGAAGGTGCGCCGACCGGCGGGGTTCTTCAGCCGGACATAGGCCGGCAGCAGCTGCTTGACCCGCCCCTTGGGCTTCGCCACCACGTAAACGGTGACCCGGATGGCGTTGATCAGATCCGTGGCCTGGCCGAGCCGATGCTTCTCGCCGGCCTCGTAGTCATTCCAGTCGAAGTGATCATGCAACGGCGAGCCGACGGGCCGGGCGTCTTCCAGGACGTCCTGACCCTCCGGGTCCCGGCTCAGTCTGGTTCTGAGCCATTCGAGCCGCGCCGCGACGACGTTGGGATCGAGCGGGCTCCGGAAGCAGGCCCGGAACTCGTACTTGAGCGCCGGCGCCGGCGCTGATGACTTCTTCTTGACACCCGATGGCATGTTCGATCCTTGCTGCTAGGGTTGCGGGAAAGATGGGGCCATCCTGGCCCCCGGTCGTCCTCCTGCACGAAGTGGTTACTGCTGCGGCACGTAGCCGTCATCGGGCGGCTCAAGGCCGTCGACGGGCTGGACGCCGTTGATGATCGCCGCGGCGGCCGCAGCGGTGGGCACAGCCTTCCGGCTCTTGCCCTTCTTGGGCGTGCCCCGCTGCTCGGGCGGCAGGCCGCGAACCATCTCGGCGGCCTTGCGGTAGTACTCGACCCGCGCGGGCGGGACGATGCCGTACTGCTCGAACTCGTCCCAGTCGAACGGGTTCTTGGCGCACCACTTGGAGTACGCCGGGCCGACGATCTCGCCCTCGCGGGCCACGCGGAAGGCGCCCATCTGCCCGTTGGGGCTCTTGGGCGCCGCGATCCGCCAGTCACCGATGCCACAGCCGAAGCCGGCCAGCTCCGCCAGGTAGATCAGGGACTCCTTGGAGATCGACCCCGCGTGGTAGCGGATCGGCAGGATCACCGACCAACGGCAGTACATGGCCCGGTGCCGGATGTCGACGCCGCCGTTGTCGTTGCGGACCCGGTGCTCGCACATGATCGGCTCGTCGCCGTACATCTGGACCCGGAACGGGATCACCTGGAAGAACTGCTTGGCACTGGCCATGTCCAACTTCTTGTTGGTCATCCGGCACGCCGCGACCATGGCCCCCTTGAACGAGGAGCCGGGCATGGCGAAGTTGACCCCACCGTCCTTGGACTTGACGTAGTGGATGCACGCGCTGAAGTTGGCGCACGGGTCCTTGGCCTCGTGGGGGATGAGGGCCTCAGGCATGTGCATGTGATCAGCCACGAGCTTCTCACGGATCTTCTGCGGGAATGCGTTCGAGATCGTCGGCGTCACGCCGATGAGTCCGATCCCGAAGTCGAGGATCTGTGGCTGGGGGATGTTGACCGGGACTGTCCCCTTGGCCGGACCTTTCTTGGCTGGCATTGGATCATCCTTTGTCGCCAGTGAGACGGGCCGCGCGTCCCGCGGCCCTGCAACTGTAGGGTGTTCAGTACGTGTTCCGATCCACCGCGCAGGCGGATCGTCCTCGTAGTGATCGGCAATACGACGCAGCCATGACTTGGCTGGCCGGAACAAGACGCAACTTGCCCTGCCATTCCGTCGCTGCCGATGCTTCCCGTCACCGCCAGATATACCGCTGGCCATCGGTTCTTTGCTGCCGCGGCCAGCCCTGCGTCAGCTGGGCTCGCCGCAGCTCAACCGACCCGACCCTTCCATGGCTACGCTGCCTCGCCACGGCTCGACCCACCTCTGGTCACCGCAGCCAGCCCGCGCATGGCCGATCTGAACTCACCTGAGCTGCCATACCGTGGCATGACATCGCCGGACGGACCCGGCCCTGCCGTTGCCCGCATCACCCCGCCTGTACTGCCTGAACGCGCCACGGCAGTGCTCGCGCGACCATTGCTGATGTCGCCAGGGCTAGCCACCACCGCCGGATATACCGCCGGCCATCGGTCCATGACGCCGGTCAGGTGACCGGCGTGCATTGGTTCACGGCCCAGGCCCTGCCGTTTTCGCCTTCCAGGCAGGCGAGCAGGCCGAAACGTGAAGACACCACCCGCTCCACGACCCCTTCGGCCATGCAGCCGGTCCTGGTATTGACCTGGATTCGCTTGCCGACGAGCGGGTGCTGATACTGCTCGGAAAAACAACCGTGTTCCAGGAACCGGCACCGGCACTTGAGACACTCGGCGGCGATCACCGGGTTGGAATGCCCGCATTCCGGACAGATCATCGCTGTCTCCTGTCATGGAGTGCGACGCGGAACATCATCCTTGGTGATGACATCAACCTCCTTTTTCCAGTAGTCGCGCTGCCAGCCGAATCCGGATGGGTCCCGCGCGTTGAGCTGATCCACGATCGCATCGGCATCCTGCCAGCCCGTGGTCACGACCCCCACGACCTCGCTCATGTCTGAGATCCGATCGTTGGGGACGCGATGATAGATCAAATGAACTATCTTTGACACATTCACCTCCTTTCAATGCTGACATAACATGGCCGTGCTCGACTGGCCGTGTCATGACGTGACCAGCCAATGCTGCCCCGGCTCACGACGGCTCCGCGTGGCTGGCCAGGTCTATCCTCGGCTGCCATGACCTGGCGCTGCCGGCCAGAGCTGTCCACACCTGATCTGAGCTGCCCAACCCTGGCGTGGCGCCGCACAGCCCGCCGAACCACACCCCGGCTGCCTCGCCGAAGCTCGGCTAAGCTCATCTCGCCATGGTCCAACAAACCATGCCTCGGCTGCCATGACGGAGCATACCCATGCTCGGCTCGCCATGACGAACCCAACCGCAGCTGCCGGACCTACCACGACGTAGCTCGGCCCGCCGCAACATACCCATCGCTGCCATCACCGCCAGATATACCGCTGGCCGTCGGTTCGCTGCATCGTTACGCTGGGTCCTCCTTTGGTGGTTCTGGCTCCAGCTCGAAGTCGCGTTCCAGCTCGGCCTCGAAGCGGTGAAGAACCATTCCCTGGAATGGTTCCTCCAGGCCGCGCAGCTCGTAGCCGATCCGATCATCGGGTGCCAGCACGCGCACGTTTTCGATCTCGAACCGCGAGCCGTCGCTGCCCATCCGGAACTTCTGGCCGCGGTGATACTTGGGCTTGTTCATTCGGACAATCCTCGGATCGGAGTGATCACCACGGGAACGCTGGGTCGCTCTCGCTGGACGAAGACGACGTGCGGGACCAGCCAACCCCTGCGGATCTCGCCGAGGAGCGACGTGATCCTCTGGTTCATGGCATCGTAGCCCTCCAGCCACAGCGCCGCGTCCTGGCTGTCGAGCTGGTGATCGTCGCGGGACCGTCCGGCCGCACGGGCCTCGGCGCCGCGGAGCTGAAGATAAGACGTCCACATGCCCATCATCCTCCTTCATTGGGTTACCCGCGGATGCGAACGGTCACCGCGCCGTCGCTGCTCTTCTTCGACATGTTCGTGTTGGCCTTCTGGACCAGCTGGCGCAGACTCCCGTGATGGATCTCGAGCTCGGCCTGGACAGGCACGGGATGATACTCGCCGTCATCGCCCTTGACGCGGATCGTGGCATTGAGGAGCGCGTATACCGATACCGTCACATCGCGCGTCCCCAGATCGATGGGTTTGCCCTGCGCCGTCTTCACATGGTCCTCCTCGAATTCCGGGGGTTCGTCGATCGCCATCGCGTCGATCTCAATGGTTGTAGCCGGAGCTGCGGCGAGCAGCACCCATGCCACAGCGTCCCTGCCGGGTACCGCCATGATCTCCTTGATCGGCACATGGCGCTGCTCCAGCGACCTCCAGAACTGATCGGCGTAGTCGCTGGCCGCCGCGTCCGTGAGCACGCCGCCTTCAGGCGGCCGGACGTTGGCCTTGATGGCCTGGGCCCATCCCTGGGTCACATCCTCGCGGGACTTCATCATGCCCCGTGGTCCGTAGGCTTTCCCGACCATGATGTTCCTCCCGGAGTTCCCAGACGGATCAGCCGTCCGCGGCCACGGGTTCCGCCACACCGATGGTCTCGTACTCGAACTGCCAGCAGGCGCCGCAGAGCCTGGCTTCCCGTGGATACCGGGTCCGGCATCCGGTCGGTGGCCAGCTCAGGTGATGAATGTTGGGCACGGGGTCGCCGCAGCGGGCGCAGGTCAGCTTCCGCAGTTCCTCGGCTTCGGCCGCAGCCTTCGCGGCGAGCATCTTCGCCGTCGGCGGCAGCTTCCGGAGTCGGCACTCAGCCTCGAGCCACGGCTTGACGTCCCCGTAGTTGCCCCAGGTGACATCGTCGAGGTCCTGGAGGCGGGCCCGGACCTTGTCGAGAAACCCCTGCCAGAGGAGATTGTAACGATAGGCATGCTTGCCCAGGAGGGCCGCATGGATCGGCAGCAGCGCGTGGATGTACCGGACCCCGACCAGCGAATTCGTGTCGTCATCGCTGTGATAGTGTCTCTGGGGCTTGATCTCGGTCAGAACGGCGCAGGCGCCGAACCGGTCCAGCTCCTCGCGGAGCGCAGCATAAGCTTCGATCGCGGCGCCGCGCAGCTCGCGGGCCGCCACGACCAGTTCATTGGCGTGTTCATCCTTCTTCTTGATCGTGGTCCTGGTATGCCGCCGTGCTGCGGCCTTGCTGGGCCGGTACTTGACGATCGAGTACCAGTTGTCGCGGCGGGCGATGACCAGGTCCGATCCCTCGAAGTCCTCCCGGGTACGAATGATCTCCTCGGCCTCGTGCGAGATCAGCAGGTCCTCGCCCCCGGCGGTGAGCCGTGTGAGGGTCTCGATCGCATTGATGATCCAGGTCTTGATGTAACTATCACCCCAACGGTACTGGACGTGCTGCGGGTTCCTCCTGACCTGGACGATCACCGAGTCGGCGAACGGCATGACGTGCAGCTTCATGTCGCTGCCGTTGCAGATCTCGACCCGGCTCACGCCAGGGACCGGCGAGGGATGCCGTGCTTCCAGGGCCTTCCTGATCTCGCGATACGAGCTGCCGGCAACGAACTCGTCATCGGGGGCCAGCAAGGCGTCGATGTCATCAGTGAGCCGCCACCGCTCGGCGACGTGCCCAAGCGCGATGATCCCCTCCTCCAGGAACCGCACGCCCAGTCGCCTCGCCCCGATGATCTCGCCCGTGAGTGGCTCCGCCTTGGGCAACGCTTTCTCGTCGCGGCTGTAGTCGTATCGTCTCCGCCTCTTCCGTCTCATGGTGCCTCCCCATTGGCGGGTTCGTACACGGCCTTGAGCCGGGCAAGCTCCCGCCGCTCGGCCTGCTCGCGCGCCGCCGCCAGCACGTTCCGCCAGTGCCCGGACACGGCCTGCCCCTCCGGTCCTTCGATCCACTGCTGGAGCGCCTTGCGAACATCGCTCCAGTCGCCCCAGAGCTGCACACGAGTATGGTACTCAAGGAACCGGATCCGTGCGGCCGGGTCCACGAACCATTCGGCGTAGAACCCATCGCGGTTGTAATGGGCGATGTGCCCCAGATGCTGGGATAGTCCATCGTAGAGCTGCCGACTGAACTGATCCTGGTCGCAGTGGTCGCAGAGGAACTGGATCAGGGCCTTGAGGAATGCGACCTTGCTCCGGGCCGAATGAAACGGGGTCGCCGTGAAGTCGGCAGCTCTGAACCGGAGCTTCGGCCGGACGATCGGCTGAGGCCGGGCGACCATGACCTGGCACTGCGCAAACGGATGGCTGTTGATGAACGACCGGAACTGGGTCGCCTTCAGGACGCAGATCCGCGCATATTCCTGGCGCTGGGAATTGCTCGGCTGCATGTATGACCTGTCCCGGTAGTGACCCAGAAGCACGACCTTGCCACGGTTCTCCCAGAGCACGGCGATCCCGTTGTGCTCCGTGCCAATAAGACCCCCCACATTGAGGGCGCCGTAGAGCACGACCAGGAACGAGTCGTTACCGAAGACATGGCGGTGGACCGCCCGGACGTAGTCCAGCGACTGGTTGCTGGTCAGTGGGAACGATGGGATGGCCTCCATGTCGACTGGTCCGGCGTTACGCGGCGTAACGGCCGCCTTCACTTTTTTGGGCATGTACGCCTCCGAAGTGGGTTGTTGGTGCAGATGAAGTAGCCCGTGCGGATACCGCCGAAGAGCTGATAGCGGCGGCGCTTCCAGGTGACCGACTGCCAGTCTCCCTGGTGCCGGCGGGGAACGCGCCAGCCGCCGCTGATCACATCGGTAAAGCCATCCGGGTCAATCCATGTTCCCCGCCCGGATCGGACCAGGAAGTAGACGATATCGCCCATGTCAGTCGACACCGATCTGGCGAGGCAGGGGGCCGTCGACGGCCGCGTCGATGTAGGCGAGCCAGGCCTCGAGCGTCTGGGCGCCTTCCTCGGTGCCGCGCATCGCGTTCTCGGCGATGCCGGCGCGCATCAGCTTCTCGAGCCGTCCCGGGTTGAGCCGCTCCTTGGTGCCCTTGGCTTCCCGGGTCTGCCCATTCTGCTGCACTCGCAGCACGGCGATCTCGTCGCGGAGCGCCTCGGCATTCCTATCATCCACGGTGTAGATCCGGTTTGTCGTGAGCTCGCCGCGGAACCGGACGGCGACGTTATACCTCAGGGTGTCCGGGTTGAAGTCCCCCGTGATCGTCTCGAACGACAGCCTGATGCCAACCTTCGCCGCCACCTCGACCAGAGCCTCGCAATCCCGCACGAACTGGGGATCCGGTTTGACCTCCTTGTAGATCGTGTGGAGCTGGGCCAGCCGGTCGCTGATCGCGACGCCCAGGCGGTGGGCCTCGCTGACGTGCTGCTCGAGCCGCGCGGTCAGCCGGGTCTCGGCGCGGACCACGCCGACGGCGACGAAGTTGTCGATCCCCAGATCGAGCACGATCCGGGTGTTGGGGCGCTCGGTCCCGGCAACGACGATGTCCGTGCCGGTGTCGACCACGACGGGCTCAGCGGCCGGAGCGGCCGGAGTTGCCGGGACGGGCTTGGCGGCGCGCGGCGCGCGGCGGGCGGCGGTTTTCTTCTTCGGTGGCTGCTTGGCCATGATGCTTCTTCCTCTCAGGGGTCCAGCAGATCCGACAATTGGAACACGTGATCTTGACCTGGCGCTTGATGCCCTGCTCGTAAGGACACACGAGCACGCCGTTGGCTCGTTTCAGGGGCACGCGCTCATTGTCACGGAAGACGAGATGTTGCCCAGCGGGAACCCGGGACGGGTCCTCGTCGTCAGCCAGCAGGTAGGCAATTCGCACACCAGGAATAGCAGGCGCATCGGGCATCTCGTGGTCCGTGGAGAACCACAGGTTCATGTTCTTCAGGGTCGCCAGCGTGGCCAGGACCGGCAGGATCGCATCGACCTTCCAGCTTCGCGTGTAGCAGAGGAAGGTGGTCCGGTGGCACTGGCGGACGATCGACACCCACTTCCCGGCGTACTTGGCCGTGTAGTAGTCGCCGGCCATGTGCACGCGGACGACGCCCATGCACCGGGACTTGATCTCGGCCACGGCGTCAGCGACGAACTCGGGCTCGCGAGTCCGCTTCAGGTTGGCGATGTGCTTCTGCCGCACGCTCTCCATCAGGAAGAACCCATCGTCGGCATAGCAGATCGACTCGCAGAAGCCGCTCCGGCCGGGGCAGGTGCGGATGGCCGGGATCGAGAACGGGTAGATCAGCCCGCCCAGCTTGGCGATGTGGGGGTCACCGAAGAGTCGCGGCCTGCGTCTGCGTGCGGCCATCGTCGCGGCAGCCCGGTCGGGCTGTCCCCGGAAGGGAATGGCGACGGGAGAGGGCCGCGGCCACCTCCATGCTGACGTCGGCCGTGTCCAGGTCGATGAGGATCGCCACCTCGCGCTGGCCCGCGTGGGCATGGTCTTCGGCCTCGGACTGCGCGTCCTCGAATGTGGACCGGCCCGCACAGAGGACGAGCTTGCCGAAGAAGTCGCGGTACTTGACGTGGTACATCTCAGGTATCCACCTGTCGGGAGCGCCGCCGGAATGGGTTGGTTCCCTGTACCGGTTCCTCCGCGGCGGCTGGTGTAGGACGAGCCTGTCCGCCGGTCTCATCGACGTCGGCAGTGAGACTCAGAGCCCGGGTGGCGTGCTTACATTTGCGTACGCCGTTGCGCTCGAACCGCCACGCCGGGCAGTTGCAGGAGCTGGTACCATCGGCCCAGAGGGTCGCGGTGTAGATGGTGACCCCATCGCTGCCGAAGCAGGTGAGGCGGTATCTGGCCGAGATCGCCAGGCTGCCGATGAACTTTTGGCCGCCATGGAATGTCATTGGATTCTCCTTGCGGGCCGCCATCAGGTATCGACGGGCCGGGACCGCTGGCGGGGTGGAACGGGCGGCGGCGGCGCACTGGGGACCGCCGGCTGCGCGCCGGTCTCGTCGACGTTGGCGGTGAGCGTCAGCGCCCGCTCCGCGTGCGGACAGCTGCGCCGCTGGCCCTGCATCTTCCGGCACCAGCGCGGGCAGTTGCAGGAACTGGTGGCATCTTCCCAGAGCGTCGCGGTATGGATGGTGAACCCATCATCGCCATAGAACGTGAGCCGCCACTTGGCCTCGATCGTCCGGCCCTCGAAGAACTTCTTGCCCGCCCGGTAGCTGGGCTCCACGAGCTGTCCCTCCTCGACGGTCGTAACCCGGTCCCCGGCGAACCAGACGGTCACTGGCAGCGCAGCGACGATCCGGGTGACCCTGTCGGTGCGATGGATGCGGATGATGTAGGTCGCGCCGTCCTCGACATGAGCGAACTCGGCGGCCATGTCCATGAATTCGTCGCGCGGGACCAGTGGCCGGGTGCGTGCGGCTGTCAGGACCAGCGCGGAATGCCGGAACGTGTTCAGGGTAAAGTCAAAGAACTTGCCATCTGCTTGCCGTTCAACCGAGTAGGCGAAGGTGGCGCCGGCCGCGGCCGGCGCCAGGTAGCTGACCGTGATGCCCACGGCGCGGCTCCGTCATCAGCTTACGCATCGACCGGGCGGACCCGTGCATTCAGGCGTCGACGGACCTGCTCCACCGCGGCGGAGTCCTTGGCGGCCTCGGCCACCGGTGCGATGGCCTTTTCCAGGTCGCCCTTGTGGGCCGAAAGCAGATCGGACCAGCTCGTGGAACTGGTCTTGTTGTTCTCGGCGGTGACGATCGCCTTGTCGATCGCCTGCTCCAGCGCCTGGGATGTAGCCAGGAGCTTGGCGTCGGTGATGGTGCCCGCGAACGCGCGGTTCAGCGCGATCGCGTCCAGGACGGCGTTGAACGAGGCCCGCTGGATGATCTTGCCGTCCTGAAGCTGCTGGATCAGACCGTCCAGGGACTCGGCCAGAACCTTGCGGGGGCCGGCCACCAGCTCGTCCATGGCCGCCTCGTAGTCATCGCGCTTGTTGGCGCGGACCTCGGCGAGCAGCTCCTTGTCCAGCCGCGCGATCTTCTTGTACTCCTCGCTGGGCGCCTCCAGCCGGCGGATGTTGCGCACGCTGTAGCGAAACCGTTCGCCAACATACTCAACGGCCGTGAGCAGCTTGCCGATGACCACGCCGTAGTCAGCACCCAGCGTGGGTTCCCACTCTGCCTGGTTGTAGTCGATGACCTCCGCCTGGTAGCGGCCGACGAACTCGGCGACGCATTCGGCCAGAAAGGCGCGGGCCGCCTTCAGCTCGGTGAAGAACTGCTCCTTCGCCGGCCCCGAGAGCGCCCGGGCGCCGGAGAAGTTGGTGGTGAACCGGGCGAGCACGTGGTCCACCTGCGCGTAGCCGGGCGTCAGCACGCTGCTCAAGGACTTGGGGATCAGACAGACGGTTTTCTTGACCAGTTTGTCCTTGACCTCCTGCCCCTTGACCTCGACCTTGGCGTGGGCCTTGGGGTCGAGAACGTGCTCGCCGGACCAGCGGTGCTTGACGATATCCAGCAAATAGATGTCGGTATCCAGCTTGACGTCCTGGACGCTGACGCCGTCCGCCAGGACGGCTTCCTTCTGGGGTTCCATGACCGTGCTCATGTCGAGTCTCGTGGTGGAAGTTCGCCCGGTCTGCCGGCCGGCAGCGTACCGTAGTCGACCGCGCGATACTGCGCACAGGGCAGCATCGGCATGTACGCGGCGAGCCATGTATGCTCGCGCTCGAGGGCTTCTTCCCTGGTGGTGTACGGCCCGAGGATCACGGGCGCTCCGAGGGGGGACATGTCGGCTGTCCAGCCGCCTCGTTCGTTGTCGTACTCGACATGGCTGGCCCGGTTGATGACGGGACGGCCGAGGGCGCCCGCCGCCAGGCGGACTGCCTCGTCGCTGTGGATGTAGCGCACGACCCCGTCCGGGCCAATGTTAAAAACCAGTTCCTGAGCCACGGCTCACCCCTGTCTCTGGCGCACCTGCTCGGTGGCCTTGATCCCCATCTCCTTGGTGGGCGTATCCGACGCCGGGGTGCCGAAGAGCTTCTCGTAGGGGGCGGTGGCGACCTTGCACTCGGGGCCCTTGTAGCCCGAGGCCTCGATCGTGACGCCGCCGGTGTTCTGGTCGATCGTGAAGACGATCTGCTTGGCCATGTCAGTCACCTGTATTAACTTGCCGTGAACGTTTCACACCCCGGACCGGGGCCTTTTGCACATGGACCGGGCGGGCCGACGTCCGGCAGTACTCGCGGACGGCCTGGACCTCGTCGCTGTGGGTCTTGGCCACGATGTTCTGGGCCCGGTTGCGCACGGTCTCCTCGATCTCCTCGAAGACCGGGATCGCCGTGTCTCGGCTGTAGGAGGCCAGCTCCCGGGACTGGACGACCACGTCCTCCAGCTCGGAACCGATGAAGTTCTCGGTGCCGGTGATCAGGGCGTCCCAGTCTGCCGCCGTCAAGGGCGCGCCGTTCAGGCCGACGATCTTGCCGGGATCCACCCCGCGGCGCTGGAAGTGGCTGGCGATGATCTCCCGGCGGACGTCCGGCGTGGGCAGATCGGTGGCAAAGACAGCGCCAAAGCGGCGGAAGAACTCGGGGCGGATCCCCTCGATCGTGTTCAGGGTGCCGATGATGTAGCCCCGGTCGAGCGGATTGCTGACCCGCTCCGACAGCCAGTTGAGGATCTGCCCGACGGCGCGGAGCGAGACACCGCTGTCGCCGTTGTAGCCGCCGGTCGCGAGCATCTTCTCCAGCTCGTCGATGACAAGCATGTAGTGGCCCTGCGCGCTCAGGGTCTCGGTGACCCAGCGGACGTTGGCCTCGGTCTGGCCGACGATGCCGCCGAAGAGCGCCGGCACGTTGAGCAGGTAGACCGGGAACCGCTTGCCGGTCTGGGTGTAGAAGATCCGGGCCGCCAGCTTGCCCATCTGGCTCTTGCCGGTCCCGGCCACGCCCATCAGGAGAATGCCCTTGGGCCGATCAAGACCCCGGTCGGCCTTCTTGTAGGACTGGGCCTGCATGCCCAGGAAGTCATGGACCTCATCGAACCCCCGGATGTCACCCTCATGGGGCAGCTCACTGAACGGCACGTAGGTGAGGAACCCCTGCTGGGCGATCAGATCGGCCTTCTTGCGCTCGACCGAGTCCAGGACCGCGGGCGAGAAGCCCTTGTGCTCGTGCGTGGCCGCGGCCACGGCGTTCTCGAACTGGACCATGGTCAGACCGACGCCGATGGCGGCCAGGGCCTGGCGGATCTCCTCCGGGCACTTCTTGCCGTCGGTGCCGCTCTCGACCACGCCGACCGTGTCCACGTGCTCCTGCTCGGTGGGACGGGGATAGTCCAGGGGCACGGCGTAGTCGTGCAGCTCATGGTGGACCGGCCCCGGCGAGACGAAGATCACCTGGCGGCGATGGCCCGGAGCCCCGGTCTCCTTGTCCTTGGCCCGGGAGAGCTGAAGCTCATTGACCATGGTCTTGACGACCCGCCGGCAGGCGGGGCCCTCGACCGGATCGTCGAAGACATCATGCGGGTCCAGGAAGATGAACACCGCCCTCTTCAGCTTCGTCGAGTCCAGCACGGCGATCGTTTCCAGGGCCACCAGCATGCTGGTGAAGTCGGTGCCCTTGATGTTGGTACCCCCCTTGCCAAAGGGGAACTCCAGCATGTAGCCGTGCTTGTCGACGCGGTTCCAGTTGAACCCGCGGGCCCGATCCCAGACCACGAGCACGCACTCGGGTTCGGTCTCGCTCATGATCGTTTCGATGTCGCGCACGAACCGGCCGTCCTCGGCGGTCCGCACCGAGACAATGGTCTGACTCGATCCCCAGAGGATCTGCACTCGCTTCTTGACGTTCGGATTGATCATCGACATGGATGGTCCTCGCTTGGCCTACCACAGAATAGCTGCGCAGGGAAACGCCCGCTACGGAGCGTGCCGTTGCAGCGGGCGTAGTGACCAGCGCTTGCACCGTCACTTGCTGGTGGTTCGCTTCGTTGCCGTGACCTTGACCGTCTTCGTTTTCCTGGTCTTGCCCTTGTCCGCCGGTTTGTCCGCCGGTTTGGCCACAGGAGCGGCGGCAGCGGCGCGCCCCAGTGGGACCAGTCTGCCCGACGGCAACGGCGGCGCGAGTCTGGTGGTGCCAGGCGGTGGACCGGAAACCCTGGGCTTGACGGTCTTCGCACTGGTGGCCATACCGGCGGCGGCGCGCGCCGGCCGGGGCGGCGGCACCGGTCCCGATCGGGGCTTGGTGGTCGCGGCGACGCCCGGGGTCCGGGCCACTTCCGTGCCCGTGTAGGGCGCGATGACGCCGGCTCGCAGCGCGGCATAGTGGGTGTTGTCGTACTGGGCCTCGCGCAGGGTGGTGTATACCTTGGGCTTGCCGCCGAACTTGCGGTCCACGTTGGCGTACAGGCCACCCTTCATGATCACGTACTTTTCCTGCTTGGCGACGAGAACCATTGCGATCCCTCCGTGCCCATGGCCTGGGCGAGTTTGCCTGCCAGCGCGCTGGCGTCACCGTGCGCCAGGTGAAGCGCTTCAAGCTGGCCGATCAGCATTCGTAGGTTTGAGCGGACGTGGTCATTGATCTCCTTGACCTTCGCAGCCTCGGTTCCAGTGATGGCCGCACGGATCCCGGGATCGTCGAACTGGGAATGAACCCGCGCGGTCTGGTTCAGCCCGCCGTCCCGCAGCGCGATCCGGAGCACGTCGGGTGGGTCCAGTATACCCTCCTCGTCCAGGACTGCGCCCAAGTAGCCGCGGATCTCCGCAGAGAATGGCTCCTCATCGTCATCGTCGGGTGGTGCCAGGAGCATGGCCTCGGTGATCCCCCAGGCGCATTCCGTCGCGTCGGCCGGGTCCCATGTCGCCGGGTCATACAGCCCCCCGGCCAGGACGTTGCACAGGTCGACAAACGTCGGCGCGTTCTTATAGAAGGCGTCCGACGTGACCAGCTGGATCCCCGCCATCAGCCGGTCGAAGCTGGCGCGCGGCAGCTCGACGCCGAAGTCGTCGCGGATCTCGAGCAGGATCGTGCCGGGATGCCAGGTGTAGCAGTTCTCTCCCGGCGGATCCCTGGGATCGAAATACTCATCATGGAACAGGTGCACCAGGGTCGTCGCGAACGACTTGGGGTTCTCCCAGGCCGTCGCCGTCTGCTGCCGCCGTACCACATGGGGTTTGCGAAGGGGCATCCTTTCCCTCCCAGAACGACGTCCGCGCGCCGCGGACCAGCGCCATCTGCCGGTCGAGCATCTCGTAGAGATTGTACGCGGTCGACTCCAGTACGCGGGATAGTATCTGGGACGGCGCCACCTCGTCGCCAGTGACCGCGTCGATCAGGATGCTGTGTTCCCGGCAGGTCCAGCCGACATAGCGGCGGTCGACAATATTGAACATCAAGATCTGCTGGTCGTCGGCCTCGAGCCAGGGCCAGAGCCGGCTCACGATCGCCAGCGTGGATGCCAGGTCGAAGCCGTAACTGCCTCTGAGGAGGTTGGTCGCGGTGATGAGGACCACCTCGGCCGTGGTGAGCTTGTCGTCGTTCCGACGCGGCGCCGGCCGCCGGATGATGAGCCGGAAGAGCGCCTGGACCTCAGCCTCGGTGAGGCTGGGTGCCTGGATTGCCGGGATCTCGATCTGGTTTCCAGTCACATGCCCTCCTGGATCGTGTAGTCCTGACGGTAACGGAAGCCCTCGGGGAGCCCCTTGGTCAGGTCCTCGAGCTGGTTGCCGTCCGCGTCCACGGGATAGGGTCCACTCTGACCCGCGATGCCAGGCCGGGTGAGAAAACCACGGGCTGCGTTCAGCGCCGCGGTCCGGGCGACCGAGTCGCTCACCTCGCGCGAGGTGTCCGCCTCGACGGTCACCATGGCCTTCGGCCCGTTGACGGTGATCTTGCCCCCTTCCGGCTGATCGACGAGCGTGACGCCCATGTTGCTGCTCCTGCGCTGGCCTGCGAGCTTGTCTGGTACCTCGCGGCCATCGTACAGGGCGGGCGCACGGCGATCAATTGCATGTGCCGGAGCGGCAATAGCTAAAGCCAAAAGCTAAACCAAAAGGCCGGCGCGCCGGCGCGCAATGAGTCCCCAGGGAATACGATCGTTGACAGCTGGGGAAGCTGTCTGCGATCGTACCCCTGGGGGACTCGTCCCCCGCACCTCGACGCATCGAGGTTTGAACCGCCGCAGCGGTTGTAGCGACAATGGTTTGCCGATCCCTGGCGTGGACTACACCTGGGATGAACCAGGTAGATCCGTTGGTTCCGGCTCGTGGCGTGGTGACCATCGCATGGTCCTCCGCGCCACGGTTCGGGTTTCGATCTTTTCCGGGGCCAGCCAGCGCGCCTCGGGGAAATGCCGGAACACGATGCCCGGGATCATCGTGTTCACGATGCTGGTGTAGGCGATCCAGACAGTGGTAAACAAGATACAGCCGGCAATGTACACCGAGGTGGGTTTAGGCTTGACTGGGTTAGACCAGTAAGTCTCGGGCCATACATTGATCGCAACGGAGTAAACGAGCAAGTAAACGACGCAAAAGCCCGCCATCAGGGCGGCCTTGGTTAAGAACCGGCGGATCATGGTGATCTCTCCTGGTCAGGGTGGGAAGAGCAAGACGGCGGCCGCACTGTGCGGCCGCCGTCACTGGGATCACTGGCTGACCAGGAACGCCCTGGGGGCGGCCGGTACTACGGGCGAGGACAACGGGGCGGCCGGCTTGGGGCCGTCATGGATGACCTTCACGGCGACGCTTCCGTCGCGGCAGCAGGTCGTGACCTGGTCACGCATCTGCGCCATGCCGGGGAACATCGTCAGGGCTGTGTCGCGCTCGACCTCCAGGTGGACGTCGACCGCGCCACAGGGCCACTCCTCGGCCCACATGGCGATGTAGCCGTTGCTGCCGACCTGTGCGGCCAGCTCGCTGACGACCTGAGCCACCGGCGCGCGCTCGCCATTGAGGCGCACGACCAGTTCCTGGATCAGGCTGTCCGGCCGGAACCCAGGGCCAGGCACCTCGGCCCAGGGCAGACGGGCCGACCCGGCGGTCTTCGTGACGACCACCTGGCCGGACGGGGTCGTCGTGACCACCGTGCCGCGGGGAGCCAGCACGCCCAGCGTGGGTGTGCTGATCTGGAGCCACGGGTACACCCAGATCCCGGCGATCATCGTGACCACGGCGGCCGCCGCGATCCCGATGCTGTACCGGTGCCTGGCGATCGCCCGGCCCGTCTCCGTGGCTCGGAGCTTGGTGGCGATCTTGTCCCGGAGCCAGATCACCAGCTTCGCGATGCCCTTTCCGATCCACGTGATGACGCTCCAGAGCCACCGGAAGATCGGCCCGAAGTCCTTGACCAGGGGCGACTCGCGGAACTGGAAGAAGCCAGGCGGCGGCGTGGTCGGGGCCGCCTGCGGCTGCGCCGTCGCGGCTGCCTGCGGCTGGGCTGTCGGAGCTGCCTGCGGCTGCGCCGTCGCGGCTGCCTGCGGCTGTGCTGTCGGAGCCGCCTGCGGCTGTGCCGCGACCCGAGCCGTCGCCGCCGCAGCCCTGCCGGCCATGCCAGCCCGGGCAAACGGACCCGGGGCGGACGGAGCCGGATTGTCCGTGACGGAGATCACCTGGAACGGGGCCTCGATCACGTTGTCCGGCTCGTAGGCGATGCCTTCGGCGGGCATGGCCGAAGCCAGCACCTCCGCGAGCTTATCACCGGCCGCCTCCGCCGACATCGGGGCGGCCGTGGCGGCCGGCGCCGCTGCCGGCGCCGCTGCCGGCGCCGGAGCGGGCGCTGGCGCCACACGCATGGCAGGCCGCGGCCGCCGCTTGAGCGGTGGCCTGGGCGCCCACCGCGGCCGCGGCAGATTGCGCCTGTCGCCGGGATCCGCGGGCGGCTCCTCAACCGACGTGACGGCCGGCACCACGGCCTGTTCCGTCGCCGTGGCCTGTTCCGGTGCCGGCGTCACGATCGGTTCTGCACCAGGCGCCGGGGCGGCTGCCTGGGTTTGCTCCACGGTCGGCTCCGGAGCCGATATCGGGGCGGGTTTACGGGAGGCCTTGCTGCTGGCCTTGATGGACTTGGTGGACTTGGTGGACTTGGTGGACTTGACGGACTTCGAGGCGGGTTGGCGTTTAGCCACGGTAGGAATTCTCCAGGTGAAAGAACGAAACGGTCGAGGTTGGTCGAGGTCAGAAACACACGGGGCCGCCGCCTACTGCGACTGCCTTCTCCCCCACCTCGACCAAAAGGGAAGAAGAAGGAGCCAGCGGCAGCCCCCGTGGACGGGACTGACTCAGATGGTCGAGGTGACTGGGATGGGCCGGCCATAGTCGATGATCCTCCCCGTCATGCGGCGGAAGATGGAGGATCATTGGCCGGCCCACTGCGCCGCTCAGGCGCGGTACGCCACGGTCCGCCGGTCAGGGAGCCGGTCGAGAAGGCAGACCGCGATGTATTCGCATAGCACCAGCTCATCCTGGCTGTCCGTCACCGCGAGCGGGTCGTAGCCCAGGACCTGGCGCGCGCACGGCGCGCAGAGCCGCTTGACGAGGTCACGCCGGCGCCTTCTTGGTAGCAAGACGCGGCATTCCCCATCCAGCTCATCGCAGTGAACACAGAGGCGACGGGAGTTCCGCGGCACCAGGCCGAGGAAGTGGGCCGCCAGGTTGACATCCGGAAAACGTCCCTTCATTGCCGGATCTCCTGTTGTCGTCACCGGCTTCACATGAAGCCAGCAGATCCAGCCACTAGGCTGGTCCACTGATATATGACCGGAAAGTGATCAAAGTTTAGGTGAAAAACGCATGCGGCCTGGGGCGGGTTTTCCCACCTCAGGCCGCATTCATCGGTTGCTATCAATGATCCCGGATCAGAAGATCCGGTTGGTGATCCGGTTGGCCGCGTTGACGTGCACGACCCGGACCTGCTTCGCGTTCAGGAACTGCTTGAAGCGGATCTTCTCCTCGGGCTGGAGCGCCGCCAGGTTATCCTTGAACGTGCGGTACTCGGCCAGGGTGGCCCGCTGCTTCTTGGGGCAGCGGCGGCAGCCCTGGCCCGTCTTGGGCCGCACCAGCGCGGCCAGGTAGGGGAACTCGCGGCGGAACATGTCGTTGGCCGCCAGCGAGTCGATCAGATGGTTCTCGATCACGACCAGGTTGTGCGCGGGGCCGCGGGGCTGATCCGGCAGCATGTTCAACCCCCCGGCGTGATGGTGACCGGCGGCGCCGCGACCTGCTGGTTCATGAGGTAGAGGGTATCGACCAGCGATTGCACCTCGAACAGGATGGCCTGGTACGCCTGGTCGGCGATCGAGCGGCTGCGGACGATCAGGTCGACGTAGTCGAGCCGGTACCATGGTGGTCTCGCATTCTGGACTGGCCAGTCCTCGGGGAAGTCTTCCAGGTCAGCTGGGCTGCACACGCCGTCGAGCGTGCCCAGGTACTCAATGGCAGTAGGCGGCTGGTTGACCGCAGGCTGGATCTTGGTTGGCACCAGCCGGTAGCGGAAGATCTTGGTCGGCATCTGGGTCGCGCCGGTGATCTGGATGGTAAACCGGAAGCCGTCGACCACGTTGGGCACATACCCCTGCTGGAATGTGGGCAACACCGTGATCGACAGGCCGCCGACCGCGACGACCATGGCGTCCCCGAACTGCTGGACCGTAGACGTCGTGGCCATCGCGTGTCCTCCTGACCCCAGTGCGTTCCGCCTAGCATAGCGGACGTCCCCACGCGGGGCGACCCTTCGATCACTTTTGCTTGCCGCGCTTGACGACCTCGGACGGCAGATACTCTTCCGGCGCCGGCGGCGTGTCCTGCAAGATCGGCGTCGGCACCAGGACGTAACGGTCGTCCTTGAGGATGGCCAGCTGCTCCTTGGCGAGCTTCTGGAGCATCGACTGGGCCCATTCATGGACGTACTTCTTGTCCTTGATGTAGTGCGCGTACGTCTCCTGGCCGAGCAGCAGGGCGGCGGCCTCATCGACCGTCAGCCCCTTCTTCTTGGCCTTGGCGAGCAGTTCCAGCATGTCGACCTTGAGCACCTTGGGGTCGATCATCTTGGATGGCTTCTTCATCGGATCAGAGTCCTTATCGGGGCGGCGAACCGGGTCGGCCCCACACCAGGGACGGCCTCACCATAGATGACAGGTTTTCAGGCGGATGTTTAGTCCGTTCCGGGCTCGTAAGCCTGGGACCAGAATGCCCGGTTCCGCTGCGCCGTATCGGCCTTGAAGGCCGGGAACCGGTCTCCCTTCTTGCCGCGGCGGATGCCCGAGACGGTCACGGTCAGGCGGGTCGGCACGCCGTGCGTACTGGCGACGATGTCCATCCAGATGCCGCCGTCCTTGACCGCGACGCCGACCTGGCAGGGCCGGTTGGGCGCCACCGAGACCGGCACGATCGAGCCCGGCACGCAGACGTCGATGAACCGGTGATCAAGCCGGCAGACCAGGTGGCTTCCCTCATCGATGTTGCTGACGTCGTAGAGATCGAAGAACCGCGACTCGGGCATCTCGGCGCAGAACAGGCCAACGTAGTCATCCTTGCCGCCGTGCAGGGGCACGATGGCGTACTTGTCCCCCTGGGAGCCGTCCGGGCCCTTGTTCCCCTGCGGGCCCTGGTTCCCCGTCGACCCGGTATTTCCCTGGTTCCCCTGCGTTCCCTGCGGGCCCGAGTTGCCGGTATTCCCCTGCAACCCTTGCGGGCCTCGGTTACCACTGTTTCCCTGGGTTCCCTGGGGCCCAGACGCTCCCTTGGCGCCCTGCTGCCCCTGCTGCCCCTGCGCCCCTGGTGGTCCCGACGGTCCCGGCGATCCGTCCGGTCCCGCCGCCCCTTCTGGCCCTTCAGGACCCTCTGGCCCTTCAGGACCCTCTGGCCCCTCCGGCCCTTCTGGTCCCTCGGGACCGGGGAAACCCTGCGGTCCCATGGGACCGGCGGGTCCCTCGGGACTTTGCAGTCCCTGCGGCCCCTGGATGCCCTGTGGTCCCTGTGGTCCCTGCGGACCCTGTGGTCCCTGTGGACCTTGCAGGCCGGACGGACCCTGAATGCCGAGCATCCCCTGGAGACCGCTGGGGCCGATGATCGGGATATCGATCACCGGCGGGAAGTCGAAGATCGGATCCGGCGCGTCGGGCACCGTGCAGTCGTTGATGAACGGCTCGGTGCTGACCGGCGCCAGGGGCGGTACCGGGCACTTCGCGGGATCGAAGATGGGATCTGGTAGATCAGCCATCGCCCAGGTCCTCGACGATCGTCACGATGGGACCGCAGACCGTCATGTTGTTGCGGTCGAAGTCGACGATCAACGTGTTCGGGTCATCGGGCGACGGGATGATCTGCGTGCCCAGATCGGGGACCAGCTGGATCGTACTGGCTGTCAGGCCGTTGACGCTGGTCACGACCTCGTCGCAGGATGGGCCGCCCGTCAGCAGGGTGCTGCCCGCGGGGGGCTGCTCGCCGGCATAGAGCGGCACTTCCCCGCACTGCGCGCCGGCGCCGGCGCCCTGGATCGCCGAGAAGGCCAGGGAGTTGGTCCGGGCCGTCTGCCGGATCGACAGGTTGTAGCCTTCCTTGAACCGGAGGTCGCCCGCCAGGCCGGTGGCGTTGACGATGTAGGCGTAGTCGTCGGTGGTCGTGTCGCCGGGACAGCCGGGGGGTGGCAATGCATGCGTGCGGTCCTGGTTGGCCAGGTTGATCGTCCGGAGGTAGCTGAGACCCAGGTTCTGGACGAGGGCCGGTTCGACCTGCGCACCGGTGGAGGCCGTCAAGGCCCCGTCCCAGGGCAGCACGACATCGAGGCTGTCCATGGTCCCGGTGACCAGGAAACCCTCCCAGAGCGGCCCCTGGGCGTCCGTGGGGCCGGTTAGCGGTGTGGCCTCGGCGTAGCCGGTCGCATACTCGCCGTCGGCCACGTCCCGGGTGAATATGAGTGCGTAGTCCAGGAGACCTGGGGCATTTGAGCGGAAGTCGAATGCGAACTGGCTGCCTGTACGCCTGACCTCGTGCAGGTAGATGACGTGCCGGGCATCGTCGAACTCGGCGTCGAGGCCGACCAGGCAGCCGAAGTCGATCAGGGTATCCAGGGGGAGTGAGATCCGGACCGGCGGGCTGGGATCATCCGGGCCCAGCGTCACGCTGGAGAAGGGCACCAGCGGGTAGGCCCGTCCCTCGTTCTCGTTGTAGAACCCCGGCAGCGCCATGGCTAACCTCCCTGGACCGACCGGCCCACCAGGCCAATACGCAGCGTATCGGGGGGCTGGGGAATGATCCGCAGGACCGTATCGGCGGCGCTCGCGGTCGCCACGGCGATCTGGAAGTCGCCGTCGGGACCGGGGGGCACGCCATTGATCGTCTGCACGAACCGGGGCGCGGCGAACAGGTTCACCGGGGTGCAGAGCCGGCGCGCGAAGAGCGGGTCGCCCACCACGTCGACCCGGATCGAGCCATCCTCGTCCAGGCTGATCATGATCCCCCCCTCGCCGACCAGCCAGACGTCGCCGGCCGCCAGCGGGCCCTGCGCCGTGATCAGACCCCGGACACCGGCTTCCGGCGTGGCGATCGTGCAGCTGGCGGCGAACTCGGTGCTGCCGATATCGAAGGTATGCGCGCCGGACGGCCACGCCTGGGCCGAGGCCAGAAGAATGGGATCAGTGACAAACATGCCGGCCGGCCGGCCGTAGGGATCCGTCAGGACGATCGTGGCCAGCGGCGCCAGCGGGTCAAAGGACCCTGACGCGAGCTGGGGCTGGGTGGAGTCGCCGATCCAGATCGTGACCAGGCGGTTCGAGACCTCGATCGTCGAAATGTAGAGCCGCGCCGCGGCGCCAATGGGGTAAACCACGGCGTCGATGAGCATCGCCGGATCGATGGCGAGCTTGTCGCGGGAGAGGAGCGTGGCCGTGTCGGCGAACGGGTAGCGCGAGTCCAGGTTCTCGCTGCGGAATTCCGGATAGGTGATCCTCATGGCGGGGTCACCTCCAGGGAGAAGAAGCTGAACCGGGTGTAGGCGTTGTATGCACCGAGGCCAAACTTGCTGGGCGCGGGGGACGCGGTGTTACCGCCGATGGGCTGGTTGGGGATGCTCATCACCGGGAAATGCGGGTCCGAGACCCCGCTGAGCGTCAGGTCGATCAGCATCCGCGAGGCCCAGCCGGCGATCGGAGCGGGCCGGGTGCGGATCTGGAGCGCGTACCAGTCGCCGGCGCGGGGAAGCGGGATATTGTAGGCGGCGAATGACCACCCGATGACCAGCGGCAGCATGGAGTAACCGGTGTAGGCGTCGATCTCCAGGTAGCCGCTGACCGGGTTGACCGAGGCGATGTTGTAGGTCGGCCGGCCGCCCGAGCGAGAGTCGCTCCCGTTGTAGTTGAACACGATGCCGCCATTGATCTGGGGCCCGGGCATCAGCTTGAGATGGGTCAGGCAGGTCAGGTCCGTCGTCCGGTAGTCATAGTCGCAGTCCCATGCCACCACGTTGCGCTGCGACTGGCTGGTCGCGGAATAGCACTGGTTGATCGGGGTGCCGCCCAGGGCTGCGATCGCCTGCGCCCGGTGCAAGGGGGGCAGCCCCGGAATACCAGGAGGATGGCCGGGCAGCGGCGCGCCCGTGCCCGGTGCCATCAGACCGAAGGGCTCGCCCGGCGAGTCATCGGCCTCGAAGCCGAAGGCGCCGTTGGAGATGACCCAGGCATTGGACAGGACCGGCTCATCGAAGCTGTCGTAGAAGGGCAGCGCCGTGCAGCCGCTCGGCAATGGCGGCGTTGGTGTGGGTGTGGGTGTGGGTGATACGGGTGGTTCGGGCGGCGCGCAGTCGCCCGTGTAGTCGCTGGGGAGCTTGCCGGTGTCATCGGGCAAGTAGTCTTGCCCGGTACAGACATCGGCCAGGCCCAGCGCCAGATCCAGGGCGAGGCCGCCGCCCCCCTCGAACGGATAGATATCCACACCTCTGAAGTCAATGGTCAGGTTCCCATTGCAGTCGGGGGAAACCGAGTTGATCGACTCAAGCACCGGCGTGCCGCAGCTCTGGCTCTCGGGGCGGCCGTCGCAGGGACCCGTGTAGAACTGGTAGACGTTGCGGTTCAGGCTGTCGGTCAACCGCATGATGACGGCGCTAACCTCGGCGCCATTGATGGTGCGCAGGTCCTGCACGACCTCCAGATCGGTGCCGCCCAGAAGCTGGACCACGCCGGTCAGCGCATCGGCCAGCCCCAGCTTGCCCAGGGTGGGAATGGGCAGGGGATGATAGGCCGAGGCGACCCGGGGCAGGAGCAGCGACTGGGCCGGCGTCGAGAACCGGCCCGAGTAGAACTCATCGATCCCGCGGCCGAACACGATCCAGCCGCCGACGCCGTCGGCCAGCGGCTGGATCGGGTAATGGCGGTTGGGTACGACCGGCCGCGGCAGCGAGACGGCCCCCAGGGGCTGGAGGGGCGTGCCGTAGGGGGGCACGTCCGCCGGTGGCCGGACTGAGTCCGGGGCGGCCATCAAGATGGCGGTCACAATGGCAGGCCCGACGGTCACGCCCCCCAGGTAGGCGAATTGCCCCAGGTCGAGCGGGAAGCGAACGCGACAGTCGACCAGGATCTGTGGCGGCAGCTCCAGACCAGCGTCGTCGCGCGCCGTCGCGGCGTCGTCGAGCGGGTAGGCGCGGGTCGCGTTACCGGCGTACCAGTCCTGGCTGATGGCACCCACGGAATTCCTCGCTCAGGTCATGATGGTCGTGTACGCGGCGTACTGCGGGAACAGGTTGCCGGCAGACCGGCCGTCGACCTTCACCGTGACGGTGAGCATCGTTCCCGGCGGCATCGGGTAGTCCCAGACGAGCCGGGTGCGCACCCGGCCGGAGGATCCGGGATTGATCGCGTCGAGATGGGCGGCCGCGGCGCCGCTCGGAGTGGGCCCGACCAGCTGGTAGGGGATCATCGCCGCCGAGTTGGCCTCCGAGATGTAGGTCGTGCCCGGGACCACGCTCCAGTGCCCCGCCGGCTGGGTCACGACCGTGAAGCTCACCATGAGCTCGGTCATGCACTGGTTCGTCGGGTTGCCGATCAGGATGTTGATGTCGGCGTAGAGCCGCGCCGTGGTGCCCGCCGTCGTCGACACCGCATGGCTTTCGCGACATTCCTTCTGCTGGTTCCATCGTTCGATGCCCGTGTTCATCTCATCACGCGTGGCCTCGGCCAGCGCCCCTGTGCCCCGCACCTGTGTTTCGATGTTGAGGATGGCCTGCTGGACATTGACGAAGTCGTCGCATTCGCAGCACGGCCCGCAGTCGTTGCCCAGGTCCAGGGTGGCCGCGATCGGCACGCCCTGCGCGCCGACGACATTGACCGGCTGCCGGACAAAGTAGCACTGGCCGGCGGCGAGCGCGAAGTTGCCCTGTGCGTCGGGCTTGACGCCATTGATCGCGCGGATGGCGCTGCTGGGGGCCAGGCAACCAGGGGCACGGCCCAGACCGTTACCGGGAATGGCGCTAAAGGTCAGCATGGTCGTGTTCCGCAGCGGCTCGGCATAGGGCGCTTCACTGATCACGATGTTATAGCCGGCGGCCAGCGTGATCTCGCCCGTGACCGCCGCGCCGCTGGACGCCTCGCTCAGGACCAGCAGCCGCTGGGACATCAGCTCCGAGGTGCGTTCGTCGAGCACGCCGCTGGCGGGCACGATCTCCTCGGGCCACGGCGCCCGGACCGCGGGGACGGCCCGGTGCTGCACGACCCGGCAGACCGAGCCCGCGAAGAGCCACTCGTGGATCCGCAGCCGGGCGCCCCAGTCCTTCCACCAGTAGGTCGCGCCGGTCGAGTCGAAGACGGTCGCGCTCTGGGCGTCAGTGATCGTGATGCCGGCCGCCGACGGCAAACCATCGAAGGCTTCCTGGAAGCCCGCCAGCCGGGTCACGGTCAGCGGCGGCGCGAACGGGATATCGGTCGTCACCCAGAGGTCGGCAAGCAGACCCTGGATATCGCTGCTCGGAGCCACGAAGGGAAAGTTGGACCCTTCGGCCTCGACGCCGATACCCATGCCGCCGGTCGGGAGAACCAACATCAGCGTCGCCCTCTAGGACTGCATGCACCCCTGATCGTTCAAGCGCGAACCCAATATCACTTGACTAAAAGTATTCATCTGGACGGCAAGCTGCTGGACGAAGTTGTCGACGGTCGCCGCGCCGCTGCCGATGATCTGGAGTTCCTGGGTGATCTGCTCCAGCTCGGTGCAGCCGCAACAGGGCGTCGAGCAGGTGTCGGTGAGCTGAAGACCGTTCGAGATCGGCTCGATATCGAGGCACTGGTTGCCGACCAGGGCGAAGTTACCATTGATATCAGGTGCCAGGCCGTTGATCGTCATGATCGGCCCGCTGATCGTACCTTCGCAGTCGCAGCTCTCGGTCAGGCCGGCGCCGTCGACGGCATCGAAGCGGATCTGGGCAGGCTGGCCGGCTACCTGGGTGACCGAGATCTGGAAGTTGGTGCCCGCCGAGAGGATCACATGCCCCGTCAGGCGGTCGCTGAGTTCGCCATTGTTGAGGACGCGGATCGACTGGATGCCGCGGATCTGGGGCCGGATGGCGTCGCTATCAAGCTTGCCCCCCTCGTAGCTGAAGAAGAACTGGCCGGAGGGCTGGAGGTTGATCGAGTCGAGCCGGCCGATGACGATCTTGCCCACCGAGTCGTCGAACGGCTCGACGCCGGGCAGCGCGTAGGACAGGTTGGGCGTGAAGGTGGTCTGGCTGATGATCGCCGAGGCAACGATGGGCGGGTTTGCGGAACCGTCATTGTAACCAATAGAGATATTGAAACCGGTTGCGAAGACCGCGATCGAGGCGATGAAGAACAGGTCGGCGTCGACGTCGTTGCCGGCGTTGATGGGGAAGTAAAGCTCGACGATGAAGTCGTCAGGCAGCGTGAACGTGCCCGTCAGGTCCGTCTTGGTGGCATCCTCGGCCAGCGGGTAGGACCGCTGCGAGTTGTGGTTCAAAAACTCTAAGTTCCAGATCCCGGTCGGCATGTCAGCTCCCCGGGCCCGTGCCCGTCAGGATGCCGACCGGGCGGAGCAACCCGACCTCATCGGTGTAGCCGTCGTTGTTGCTCCGCACCAGGTTGACCAGGATCGTGTCGCCAGCGCTGACGGAGAACGCCGTACCCTGGACCTCGATGTACTGGTTGGCCCCGACCGGCACGTTGGTGACGATCTGCATGGCCTGCTCGGCGGTCATGTCCGGCAGGTTGGTCGCCACCTGCGGCCGCGGCAGGATCCGGTAGGTCACGGTGAGCTGCGGCAGCGTGCCGGCGGACCGGCCCAGGAGCTGCATCCGCAGCGCCACCATGGGGCTGGCGGGCAGGCCGTCGGGAGGGACGTAGAAACGCATTCGCAGGCTGGTCGAGACCCCGGGGTCAAACCCGATGTAGGGGATCTCGAGATAGAACCGCTCCTCGGTCTGCGCCAGCCGGATCAGGTCGACCGGCAATTCCTGCTCCGCGGGCGCCGTGTCGATCGCGACCTGGACGATCCCCTGATGGAGGGTGCCGCCGCCGGGTTGGGGCGTCGGGTTCGTGGAGGAGAGCGCGCAGCCGGGGCCGGCCGTCAGCCCCTCGACCACGAGGCCCTGATAGAAGGTGGCGCCGTCCAGCTCCTTGAAGACCAGGCTGCCGGTGACCGGGCCGGGGCCGACCAGGAACCTGAGATCCATGTCGGCCAGCAGATCGCCGGTCGTCGCGGGATCGCCGTCGCAGTCGGTGAACACCAGCGGGCTGCCCTCGGCTGGCTGCAAGCTGGTCACACAGGTGCGCTCGGTGGTGAAGACCATCATGGTGTAGGACAGCGTGATCACGAAGTCCACGATCCGCGGGCATTCGGGGCCGCTGGATGCGTTACCGGTCTGGTCGTTGATGGGGGCGGACCAGTTCACAGGCCAGGGGGCATCATCCTGACAGTCGCTCATCCACCAGATGCCGAACGAGTCGACTGAGCACAGGCCGCCGGGACCCATGGGGACCAGCTTGCCGCCGGTACTGTCCTCGCCGCGATCGAGGTAGACGACCGCTCCCGACGGGGGGATCGGCGGGAAGATCCGCGAGAGCTGCGGGTGCGCCGCCAGGTTGTAACCGAACGCGGCGCCGGTCGGCGCCCGGCCGTTGAAGCTGGGGTGGCCGGCCGGCAGCCAGCCCGGCAGGGTCGGGTCCGGTGAACCCACCGAGTGGCGGCCCGCGCTGATGACATTGGTTCCGGCCGGCTGCGCATAGAGCTGGACCTTGTAATGAATGTGGTCTTCGAGGAAGTCGCGCTGCACCGGCTGGACGATCGCCAGGCCGTCATCGGTGTAGACCAGCACCGAGACCGAGACGGGGGGACGCTGCTGGACGAGCATGCCGGGCGTGGCGCTGGACAGGTAATACCGGCCCGGGAGCGCCACGCCATCGACGAGCAGCGTGGGATCGACGGCCGCCGAAAGATCGACCTGCCGCTGGCCGCCCAGGAGGATGTCGGCCAGGGTGGCGTTGTACTTGAAGATGATGATGCCCACGCAGTCGCAGGACGGGGCCGGCACGAGCACACCGGTCGCCGGGTCCGGCACGACGGCGGCGAAGGCCCGCTCGTACTGCGCCGTGACGCTGTTGCGGTAGACGGGCATGCCGACGGCCGCCGCGGCCTCGACCGTCTCACCGTAGGCGCAGACCCCTTCGCCCAGCTCGGCGGAGTCAAGCCGGTCCTTGAGGTACTGGGTGTTGCCTTCGAGGCCGCGGGTCGGCCGGCTGTCGACGGCGCCGCTGACGGGCTCGCCGTCGTTGACGTGCTGGATGCGGTTGATCCATGTCCCGGGCATCAGCTCCTCCCTGAGCGCTCACTCGAAGGTCATTGGATACTGGACGCCGATCTGTCCCGAGGGCACCTTGGGGACCTGGTTCGCCGGGTCGTAGTAGCTGCGGGCGAAGAGCACGTCCTGCGACGGATCATTGGGAGCCGGGCCGGCCGCCAGGGCGATCCCGAAGACCTTGGACTGCACCCCATCCGAGAATGGCCGGCCATGCACCCCGGTACCACCTGCGCTCTGCGCGTAGAAGATGCACTGGTTGCCCTGACTCGGGTCCAGGTACTGCTCGAAGCCGGGGGCGACGACGATCTCGGGGTAGGGCCGGATCGGCACCCGGAGGTAGTCCCGGACCGAGCTGGATGACAGATCCATGTAGTACTGGAGCCCATCGGCGCGGCTGAACGATGGGACGGAAATGGTGCCGGAGTTGTTCTCGAACTCGAGGTAGGCCCAGGCGACCCGGTAGTTCGGATCGCCCATCCCGACCGAGCGCGCGACGATGTAGCCCCAGGTGTAGAGCAGCGTGTTCGGAGTGTGCAGGCGCTGGATCGGAGTCCAGATCCTGGTCCGGTCGTCGACATGGAAGGCGATGTGCTTGCCGCCAGCCCTGGGTCCGTCCATGGAAGTTGCGTCCTTGCTAGGTGTTCGTCAGGGGAACCGCCTTCATCTGGGTCATGGCGACCATCTGAGTGTCCGCGAACCAGACCACCTCGCCAGTCTCAAGATGAGCCGCCGCCCGGTAGTCCCATGGCTTGTTGCTGTCCGGTGCGGCCCGGGCCAGGTCCAGGGTCATGTAGTCGCCGCGCTTCCCTTTCCAGATGGCCTGGAAGGTATCGCCGGGCCTGGTCTCGCGAAAGAGCCGCTCGGGTCCGGCTGCGCCGGTTGTCGTCATCATGAACCAGCCCTCGCGTAACAGGTGCCCAGGACCACGCTCCCGGTGGCTGGCCCGTCGCCGATGAGGCTCGGATCAGCGACCTCATAGAGCGGCTCTGCGGCGCTGTAGGATAGCAGGGCCTCAGCGACCTGGTCCACTGTAACAGAGTCCGACACGACCGGCATCTCGATCACGATCAGGACCAGCTCATGGGGTGGTATGATCCGCCGCAGATGGCGGAGCTGTTCCAGGCCCAGCGCTCCCGGGCCGAAGCCGCCGGTCCTGATCCTGACTAGCAGGGCGTTGTGCCGCAAGTAGTTGGCCGCCAGGAACTCGAGCGGATTGATCGTCGCCGGCAGACTGGCCGCCGTCGGCTCGCCGACCGGACTGGTCCGGACATCGAGCAGGTGGGCCAGGGTCGTGCCGCTGGACACCCCGCGGCTGTGGACCTGGTCCCAGAACTCGGTCACGTCGGCCGGGAACCCGCCCAGGGCCCAGCTGACCCTGGTGTAGCCGTCAACATTCAGCTCGACAACAAGGGGCGTCTCGGTGTTGCTGAAGATGATGTCCGACAGGTAGCTGGCCAGCAGCAGGTTGTGCCCGACCGACAGCGCATCCAGCCAGTCCGGCACCGTGCCGTGGTTCAGGTAATGGGTCTCGACCGTGTCGACGAGCGCGTCGCCGGCGGTGAGCTGATCACCGATGGCAACGACGGCCGTACATGCCGTCGAGTACCGGTAAACCCAGCCATCGGTGATCACCAGAAGTTCATCGGCAACGATGGCGATGTCCTCGACGACTTCATTGCCGCGGGCCAGCGGACAGTCCGTCACGGCGGCCAGCGCGGCGAGCAGCTGATCGGCCGCCGTGCAGCCGACGATCGCATCCAGGAGCGCGTTGACCAGGTCCTTGTAGTCCTGGGACGACGCCAGGCGGATACCCATGACGTAGCCGAACTGGGTCCAGATGAACTCCTGATCGATGGCCGGCCGGAACAGCCACAGCGCCAGCTGGCTGTCGACCTCCTGGCCGGTATCGTCGATGACCGGCTGCGCGATGAACCGCGGATCGGCGAACGGGTCAGCGCGGAAGACCAGCCGGCCGGCGGTGATGTCGAAGTCCACGCCGCGCGTCAAGGTGGCGGACGGCTCGTAGATGCGGTTGAAGATCAGGTCGACCGTGGTGACCGGACAGGTCCAGGAGTAGGCCGGCGCGCCGCCGCTGGAGCCGTAGACCAGGCTGCCGCCGAAGCTGCCGGCCCCCGGAGCGCCGTAGCTGACCGGGGCGATGCCCTTCTGGGACCCGAGCAGGTAATAAACCTGCCACTGCTCCGTGTGGTACACCGGCACGGTATGGCGGCCGACCGCGTTGATCACCTCCGACAGGTCGATGCTGGCCTGGTAGCCGGCCTCGCCCAGATCGGCGCAGTACGCGACGATCTGGTCGACTCCCTGGTACGTGTCGCCCCAGAAGCTGCCCAGGAAGGAGAGCAGCTTGCGGGCATTGTGCAGATCGCTGTCGACGTAGGCGTAGGTCATGAGACGAGGATCTCAACGTCCTGATGCGGAGAATGATCGAGCACGAGGATCGTGATCAGCGTCGCGTCGATGATCAGCCGACCGATCGGAACCTCGACGAAGTTCTCCGAAAACACGAATCCCGGAAGCGGCGGCGCCGCCTGGAGTGACAGCGCCGCGTAGTCACCGCTGACCTCGAACTTGTAGCGGACTGCGAACCGATCCGGGAAGTGCAGGTAACATCCCGTGTCCGGCAGATGTGCCCAGACGCCGGCGCTGCCGTGGTCGCGGCGGAGCCAGCCGGTCGGATGGGGCTGACGGAACTCAGGCGCTACAGCCAGTGGCTCGTCGCGCGACGGGCCAGTGATCTCCTCATCGGTCAGACAAGCGACCAGGCCGGCCAGCGTGGGCCGGGCTGCGCCCAGGTTATAGTGGGCCTCCAGCACAGTGTCGATGAAGTCGCGAACGCATTGTCGATGTCCCTGGAGAATGGCGGTCGTCATGACTCCTCCTTAGATGTCGGGCATGTCCACATCGATCACGGAGATACCGATGTCGAGCGGGTCGAGCAGAAAGATCACCGTGCGCGCGGTGACCATCAGCGCAGGGATATCAGGGACTTCAAGGACCTCCGGGCTGCGGATCCGCCGGATCGTGCCGTCCGGCAGCCGGATGGTTCCGAACATATCGATGGCGCCGAGGTAGGCGCCATCGGGCAGCTGTTGCTGGATCGTCTCGGCCAGCAGGCTGGCGTAGAGCTGGCCGATGAAGCCCAGCGAGTTGACCAGACTGGCCACGGACGTACTGATGCCATCGATGGTCGGCTGATCGACGATCACGGTGGCCCGCTTGTTGATGTTGAAGCTGAGCGTCAGGAAGCAGGGGACCGGGGCCTTGACCAGGCAGTCCCCGGCCGGGGCGCCGAAGGAGCGGCCGGAGACGGTATCCTGGATCGCGTCGATCAGGGGCATCAGCAGGAGCGAGACGGAGTACTGCGCGGTGGACTGGTTCGGAACCAGGCCGGTAACCGGCGTGTCCGTGTCCAGGAACTGGACGGTCGCCGCCTGATAGCGGCTATAGGTCGCCTCCAGCGGGTTCATGATGTCGGGCACGAAACCGGGGTAGTTCAGATCCACGCCGCGAATGTCGCTGGTGATCTCGTAACCCGCATCATCCTGTGGCCCCAGCGGCGGCCCGACCCGGTCGACCACGTAGAAGCTGGGGGCGTCGGCCGAGGCGACCGAGAACTGCCAGATCCCGCCGCCGGAAGTGGCCTGGATGAAGGTGGCCGTGTAGGTCAGGGTGCGCGACGCCGGCAGCGCCTGGGTGCGAACATAGAGATCGACCCGGCCGAAGTTGGCGATCGGCATCACCGTATGCTTGTCGCGGAGCATCTCGGGATCGCCGGCGCCGATGATCGAGGTCTGAAGGATGCGGGAGAACTCGGGCATGGCGCGGATCGAGGCGTCGATCGTGACCCGGTTCGACCACGCCTGGGCCGCCATGCCGCTCTGGAGCTGGTTGAGCATGTCCTGGTTGGTTTCCGGGTCGAAACCACCCGTGAAGTCGCTCTCGGCGAACGCCCGGTCGAAGTAGGGGATGGGGTCCAGGGGCGTCAGGCCGGCGCCGCGGCGGAGCATGCCGGCCGAACCCGCCGCCGTGGCCGTCACCGGTATTGAAAATGCGTAAGTGCCGTCGCCCAGCGGGTAGAGCACGCGGTCCGTATCGGTGGTGGCCGTGGCGGCGTTGATCCGCGCCGCGTAGGCCTGGCCGGGCGTGAACGTCATGGTGCCGGAAGAGAACAGGGCGGCCGCCGGGATCACGACCGGTGTCAGCGCGCTGAGAATGATGGTGATCGTACCGGCGGCGGGCGCGCCGGGCTCGCGGGTGATCCGGAAGTTCGAGAGCAGCAGATCGACGGTGGTGTCGTCGCTCAGCGCCGGGTTCTGGGAGATCGACAGCAGGCTGTTGGATTGCAAGATCAGTTGCATCCGGGTCCGTTGCTCGGCACCCAGGATCGACATCAGATACAGGACGATATCATGAATAACTCCCCGTTTGATCTCCAGCTCGGGGAACTGTTCCGCCATCCGCTCGGAGATCTGCTGGTGCACCAGGTCCACGAGCGTGGGGTCGATCGTCGACAGGTCGAGCACATCGAGGATGTCGGCCATGGGTGTCTCCGTTAGCTCGGGACGATGCCCGGTGTGGTCGAGACCGGCATGACCACCTGGCGCGCGATGCCGGCCATGCTCATGAGCGTCACGTGCAGGACCACGGTCCCGGCCAGGATCGTCACGCTATTGAGCGTGGCGCTGGCGTACTGCTCGTCGGGCGCGTCCGTGGTCGCATCCTCCGCGGTCAGGTTCAGCTCGAGATCGTTCAGGGCAAGGTTAAACGCGATGAAGACATCAGTCTCGGTACGGAGGTAACCCTGGCGGAGCTGGGTCATGAACGTGGTGCCGCGGCTGGGCAGGTAGCGCATGGAGCCCTTTTCGGTGAGCAGCTCCAGGACGAACCGCTGGGCCAGCTTCTGGATCCCGGTGCAGAGCATGCCGGCGGCATCCGCATCGAACAGGATCTGTTCGAGCTGGACCTCGCCGGTGGGCCTGGCCCCTTGCAGCGCCAGGACATCGTAGACCCGCAGGGTACCGTTGCTCATCCCTGTCCCGCCTTGATCGCGCTCTGCACGTGCTTGAGTACGCCGCCCAGGAAGACGCCGGCGTCATTGGAGTGGCCCTTGCGGCGGGCCATCGCGTGGCCGATGCACCGGACCGGCGTCGCGTTGCGGGCCCGGTAGCCGCGCTCCTGCATCGCGACGTAGTCGGCCTGGGTCTTGACCGCGATCACGTCGCCGCAGGTCCCCGCGTCCTCGCCCGACTGGATCAGCTCGCCGTAGTTGGTATCGATCTCGTCGCGGTTGTAGCCGTCGGTGATGCCGGCGATATCAAGCGGATCCATGCCGGCGGCGTCGCGCGGGTCCATGCTGCGCGCTGCGCGGGTGTCACTTGTGGTTTGATCCGGACGGTTCCAGGGACGGAATCCTGTACCACGAATGGCATCGCCCTGCTCGCCGCCCTGCGTTGCCAGCCCTTCAATATTCTTCTGGAAGATATCATGGATCTTGCCCTTGCTCTGGCTGCCGCCCTGGTCGCTGCTAGACCCGTTACTCATCGCGGCTCCCCTGGTCGGTGACTATCAGAGCACCTCGGAGTCCTCGAGCTCGTCGAGCTGCTGCTGGATCCGCGCCGCCCGCTGGCTGACGGCACCCGGCGAGATCCGCAGCCGCCGCGCGATCTGCGCGGCCGGCAGTCTGGGGTTGCCGTTTAGGCCCATGCCGTATTCCAGGATCACCTGGTCATGCGGGCCGAGGTCGTGATAGAGGAACTGAGCGCGCAGCATGGATCGGTCAGGTCCTTCGACGGCCGGCTCGAACCCGCCGCCGGCGCCCCCTTCCTCGTCCTCATCGCCGCTGACAGCCAGCTGCCCTTCGGACACCGCCGGCCGGTAGCCCCGGATGTGGGCAATGCGCTTGCGCGACAGCCCGGTATGGTCGGCCAGCTCCAGGTCGGAAGGGTCGCGGCCGAACCGGTCGCGCAGCTCAGTCTCGGCCGTGACCAGGTGCTGCTGGTCCAGCGCCACCGCCTCGGGGACATGGATCACCTGGGTCTGCTGCGCGCCGTAGCGGCGCAGGCCCTGGAAATGGGCCATCAGGTGCGTCTTCAGGCTGGCCCGGGCTGGATCATACTTCCGGGCCGCGTCCAGCGCGATCTGGCGGGCGCGGCTCCGCATCATCGGGTTGGCGTTGGCGCCGCCGTAAACCGAGAGTCCCTCCTGGATCACCGGATCGATGGTCTTCAGGAACTCGCCGGCGCGCGCCGGGCTGGGATCAGCCGACCAGGCATGGAAGGCGGGCGCGAACCGGGGCTCGAGCCGGTTGGTTGGCGTATCGAAGCCAGGATCGGGTTTGAATGGGGTGAAACCGGGCATCACGGGCTCCCGCGTTATGCGGCGTAACGGCTACTTCTGCTTTGCGGGGTTACCGACCAGGGGACATCCCGCGAAGGTCTGCTTGTAAAGCGGATGCGAGGCGACCGACGTCGTGTCCTGGCCATTCTCCTTGGCACTGCGGATGTGCGACAGGTGAAACGACGTGCCGATCATGGGCTGCTCGCCGTCCACGGCCAGCGAGACGCGAGCGACATGCGCAAAGAACGGCGCGGCAAACGGATCGCCCGCGATGAACTGCTCGCCCGCGTTCTGGACCATGACCGTCGAGCCGGGAGCAATATCGAGCCGGAAGGGGCAGGAGCACACGGCCTGGCGGGTGCGGAGCTTCTCGAGGGCATACCGCGCCTGCGCATACCGGGAAAGGAACGGCAGGACGATGCCGTTCAGGCGCTGCTTCACGTCATCCGGCACGTTGTTCACGGCCTTGCCCCCGGGCTGCACGGCATTGCCGATGGCGTTACCGCCGCCCGCGGCCCGCTGCGCGGGGTTGCCGCCGTTGCCGTTGCCGCCGCTGACCCCGGTGGACTCCGCGCCGTACAGGCTGGGCCAGTAAAGCTTGGTCATCCAGGCCGGACCCTGGGTGATGATGACCATGCCCTTGGCGCTGGCGTCCTCGGCCGCATAGGGCGAGTAGAAGCCGCCGATGCCGAGTTCCGGATCAGCGCCCTCGCCGGGCTTCGTGGCGCCGGTGGTGGAGTCCGTGCCGCAGAGGATGCCCACGCCGCGGAGCGGCCGGCCGAGACCGCGCATCCATTCGATCTGGGTCTCCGTGTTGGCGGAGATGGTGGTGAAGTTCTGGCGGTAGCCGGGAAGGAACGCAGCCACGACCGCGTCCTCGACCCGGGGCACGATCGCGAACAGGTACTCGGAGGCGAACGATCCGATCAGCACATCCCAGAGCGTCTGGTTGGCCAGCTGCGAGGGATCGCCGGTGGTTTCACTGATGTGGGCCACGATGTTGGCGACGACATCCGCATCGGGCGTCATGTCCATGGCCAGCGGCTGCTGCCAGGGACTGTTGAACCGCTGGAGGGCCGCCTTGGCGCCGTCGTTGGCGCCCTCCCCGTGGAGGGCCGGATCCCAGGCCCAGAAGGCATCCATGTCACAGAGCATCAGGAAGAACGGCTTCAGCGCCTCGCCCCAGAAGTCGACGCTGAGATTGCCGGCGTCGATGAGATCGGCGCCGAGCGCCATGTTGGCCCAGACGGCGCCGGCGCTGCCCGTCGGGCCCAGCGCCCCGAAGGAATACTTTCCCGGATTGGCCGGGTGGCTCATCTTGGAGAAGATCGAGCTGAACCCCAGCTCCGAGAGCCAGTTCTCCATCTGGATGGTGAACTGCGCATGCCCGCGGGAGCGGCTGAAACCGGCCCCGGTGACGAAGCCGTCGAAGATCCGCACCCAGCCGCCGGGAAGGCCCAGGTCGCCCGGCTGCGCCGCCGAGCTATCGGATGGGCCCTGCGCGTAGGGGTTGATCCAGATCTCGGCCGGCGCCCGGTCGACGAAGTTCTCGACCAGCCCGTGTACCGGCGACGGCGCGCCGCTGTAGGTGTCGCGGCCCACGGCGAGGGTTGCCGCCGCCTGCGGGATGGCGTTCAGCTCGTAGTCCACCGAGCAGCGAATACAGGGCATCTCCTGGCCGCTAACCAGCAGGCGGATCCGCGGATCATAACGGGCCCACGGTGCGTCCGACGGCATCAGCTGATCCCCCTGCGAATCTCATCGGTCCGGGTGGCGACGGCCAGCAGCACGGCCCCCAGCCGGTAGGGCAGCGGCTGGACGGAGTCCCAGAGTGAATACCCGGTGATATAAGGCTCCGCGATGGCACCGCCGAAGAGCTGGCCCAGGATCGTGCCGCCGACGGCCCGGAAGGTGGCGGCGACCTGGCCCGGGTCCTCCGCCGGCGGCGCCAGGCAGGTGACGATCCACGTCGTGCCGTCGACGATGCCGGTACTGCCGAAGCGCGCCAGGAGCGGCGAGCCATCCAGGGGGAACTCATTCGATAGTGTTTCGGTGTAACTGATCGCGTGCTCGACGTAACCCTGGACCGGACTGCGCTGGGTCACGGCCGCGACCGGTGCCGGACGGCCGGCAAGCAGGACCTTGACCTGCCAGGAGTAGACCATCCCGCCGTCGGTGGCGATCGGCGGATCGCCGACGATGTAGAGCAGGTTGTCGTGGCCGACCGGCAGCACCGCCGGCGCGAAGCTGAAGTCCGCCATGGTGCGGTCGCCCGGCGTGTAGGTGATCCGCGGATCGGGGGCGGTGACGAACTCCACCAGCTCGGTCGAATGCAGTAGCGCCATGTACTGCCGGAGCCGGTAGTCGAGCATCGTGGCATCGGGCCGGGGGCCGAACAGGAGCCCGCGCGCCTGCTGAAGATAGGACGGCAGCGCCACGGTGCGGAACGACGGCGGCACGTACTCGCCCATCGGCGTCACGGCCGACGCCGGACGGTTCAGCAGAAGTGTGCGTACATGGTTCACCATGGCTGATACTCGAGTTTAGAACCCACCCGGGGATCCCATGCCCCCAGGGATCCCGCCCATGCCGCCGCTGGCGAAGTCGCCTTCCGTTGCTCCCACAGCACTCGCGGGGGCACCTATGGCACCCAGGGCGGCACCTGCGAGTCCGGCGGCACCTGCGGCTGCAAGCGCACCCGGACCAGCACCACCGCCACCACCGCCACTGCCATTACCACCGCCGCCGCCAAAGAACCCGCCACCGCTGCCGCTGGCGCTGGAACTGGGCAGCGCCTGGAACTGCATGCCGAACTGGGCCAGCCGGGCATCAGGCCGCGCGACGTCGACGTTCAGCTCGACCAGAAAGCCGCGGAACCGGCCAGCATCACTGGTACCGATGATGATCGAGACCGGGTCCGGGCGGGCCTCGAGCCGGTTGGCCTCGTAATACGCCAGGAGAGTCGACAGGCCGCCGACGCCGTTGCACAGCTGCGCAAAGAGCATGCCGCTGGCGCGGATCTGGCCGATCCGCTCACCAAAACTATAGACATAGACCAGGTCGTTGAGCGTGTGCAGGAACTGGTAGTTACCGGCGCGCTGGATGGCCATCTCCGTGAAGATGACGCCGCTCTGCGCGCCGTTCTGCGAGAAGCCGTCAAGGGTCACCCGGAACGGGTTGTCGTCGATGCCGCCCGTGTTGAGCACCGCGACGACACCAGGCCTGTTGCTGAAGATATCGGCCATCGCTGATCACCCTGCTACCGGTGTCGATCCCATGGTTCCAGTCGCCCCCGCCATGTCCATCGTGCCGTCCTTGAACGACACCTTCACCGTGCCCGACATCTGGAACTTGCCGTCACCCGCGGCGGCCGCCTTGCTGCCGGCCTCGGCCGCTTGCCCGCGCCGCTCGTTGATCTGGTTCAGCGCCGCGCCGATGACGGCGCTGGTTTCACCCTCCGCCAGGGCGCCGGCCTCCTTGAACAGTTTTTTGACGGTGGCTCCGCCCGTCTTCTTGAGTTGCGCAAAGCTGACGCCCTCCTCCTCGGCGATCATCTCGAGCGTTTGCTGGGCACTTACGCCCCGGCCCAGCGCGTAGCGCCGCGCCGCGGCTTCCGGGCCCGCGCCCAGCTGCTTCATGAACGTGGCCCGTTTGTCATCATCGACGGTGATCCCCAGCGCCTTGGCGGCCGCGTTGATCGCTTCCCGGTTCCGGTCATCATCCGACCGCCGCTGCTCGGCCTGGTACTTGGTGAGCCTTGCCACCTCCTCGGGCTTCATCTTGCCGGTCGGCCGGCGCATCATGCCGCCCAGCTCGCCGATCCCCTTCACGACATCGGTCTGGAGCCCTTTGATCCGGTTGACGGCCGTCACCTGATCGGCGTTCAGCTTGTTCTCGTCATAGTTGCCGGCCACGATGTCGGTCAGCGTCAACCCCGTCTCGCCGATGAGGCGGTCGATCTCCTGCTGCTTGTCCCGAACTCCCTTGGCCTTGTCGAAGCCGCCCTCGCCCAGGTTGCGCATCGCGGCGCTGTCCCCCAGTAGCGCGCTGACCACGTCGCGGCTGCGATCAACAACGGCACCGGCGTGCCGCATCCGCGCGGCGATCGCGTCCCGCTCCTCGGGACCCACGAGGGTCCGGGCCCGTGCCAGATCGGTGTCCAGGAGCGCCTGCTGTGCGGTCACGTCGGCCAGATCCTTGGCCCCGACCGCGGCCCCTGTGGCCATGCCGGCATTGGCCGCATGGACGTCCAGGCCGCCCCGCAGCCCACCGATCTGCCGGAACCGATCGCGCGCCGCCTCATCCGGCAGCTTGTCCAGGTCGCCCGCCATGGCGGCCCGGATCGCCGCGGGATCGGTGACCCCGTGCTGTTTCAGGAACGTCACCTGCTGCTGATAGATGGCCGCGTTATCAGCCGTGGCGCCGGCGGCGGCGAGGGCGCCGATCGTCTTCCGCAGCGCCGGGTTGGCATTCTTGTCGTTGAGCACCTCCTTGATCTTGGCCTGCACGTCGGCCGGGGTGGCGCTGTCGCCAATGAGTCCGGCATCACGGAGGACCTGCCGGGCCCGGTCCCGGGCCAGCGTGCCGCCACGCCGTAGCGCCGCGGCGTGGGTCGCGAATGCCTCCTTGGCGCGGAGCTTCTCCGCATCCGTTCCCGGACCAGCCTGACCACGCTGGTAGGCCTCCGTGGCGGTCATCAGCTCCTCCATGATCACGCCGACCCGCTCCGTGGCGCCGACGCCCCCCTCGGCCTCGATGCGGGTCACGTCGATACCGCCCAGCCGCTCGCGAACCGTCTCCGGACTGACGCCGCCCAGGAACTTCTTGATCGCGTCGCCGATATTGGGCGATGGATCCTGGATCTCCTCCATCAGCCGCGCCAGTGGGCCCGCCGTGCCCAGCCCGCCCAGGGCCGTACCCACGGCCACCTCGGCCGCGGTCTCCTGCCGGAGGAAGGCCTGGCGCTTGAGCACGGCCCGGTTATTGAGATCGGCCATCGCGTTCAAGCTGGTGTAGGCGCGGAGCCGCGGGTCGCTGGCGCGGCGCTGCTCGGCCCGGCCCAGACCGGCCGCCACCATCGCGGCGAACTGCTCGCGGGGAAAGAGACGGTCAAACTCCGCCTCGCTCATGCCCTGGGCCATCATGGCCGAGCGGGTCGCATCCATCATGAACTGGTTGCGGGCCTGATCGTCGGTCCGGATCTCGACCGGCATGTTCATGAACGCCTCCGCCTGGGCGCGCGCCGCGGTCGTGGCGATATCGCGCATCCGCCCCGGATCGCGCATGCCAGCCGCGGACAGGCGCGAGAGGACGGGCTCGCGCATGCTCTGACTCATCATGTTGACGAGTTCACCTCCCTGGAATGTCCGTGCGACGTCCTGGAACCGGTACCGGTCGATCTGCGGCTGGTTGGCGGCCGGCGACCGCAGCATGGCCATCGCCGTCCCCGCGTCGATGTTGCTCGCGGCCATCATCTGCCGCCACTGCGTCTCGTTCATGTTCAACGACTGCATCTGTCCGCCCGGACCCATGAATTCGGTGGCGCCGGTCCGGACTGCCTGCGCCAGGGCTGCCAGCGGCCCCGTGACCGCGACGCCGGCTTGCTCCTGGGTCTCGACCGTCCGCATGGCGGCGCCCAGGCGGTTGGCCATGGGCGAGCTGGCCGCGTTGAGCCGGAGCTGCTGATCCATGAGCGTCAGCTGATCGCGGCTGACGCGGCCCCAGGCGGCGAGATCGCCGCGGCCGACCTGGCCATAGGCGGCGCCGAATTCGGCGGCACCCTGGGCCGCCGTCATGCCAAAGCGGGGATCAAGACCCATCTGCTGCGCCATGGCGGCGCCCTGCGCCGTCATCCCCTGGAGCGCCGTCATCCCCATGCCGCTGGTGCGCGCGATGACCTGGGTCGTGCGCACCGTCCGTTCCAGGTCGGCCGGGCTCATCGTCGCCAGACCCCCCTGGGTCAATGCATTCAGGCCCTCGATCAGCTGCGTCATCGGCGCGTTGGGCCGGCCGAGATCGCCGAAGATCTCGCGCATCGCCGCCACGGCGCCGGACATGCCCTTCAGGCGGTTGCCGACCTGGTTGGCGTCAAACTGCCGCAGGAGCGCATCGAACTGGGTTGCATTACCGGTCTGGAGGTCCTGGAGTACATTGGTCAGCCCGGCGGCATCCGTCCTGCCGCCGAGCCTGGCGAACTGGTCCGGGTTCTGCTCGCGCAGCAGCCGCAGCACGTCCTGCCGGCTGGTCGCCGAGCCGGTCAATGCCCGCAGCTGCTCGGGCTGGGTCATGGCGCCGATCGACATGCCCATCAGGCCGCGGGTCTGAAGTTCATCGTAGAGGGCGCCGGCCCGGCCGGCGGAGAGGCCCCGCCAGTCGGCCAGGTTGGCATCGGCGCCGAAGAACCGCTGGTGCATCTCGGCGGCGAGAATGCCGGCCGAGTCGCCCGACAGGCCGGTCCGGCCGGTCGCCGGATCCACCCCGAAGCGGCCGGCGCGGTGGAGGAACGAGGCCATGACCGTCGCCGACCCCCGGACGCCGTGCAGAGCGTCGAACGTCTCGGGCATCGCCTGCGCCAGGAAGGGCGCCATGAACGCCAGGTCGCCCGCCATGACGTTGGCGGAACGCTGCTGATCCAGGCCCCACGGCGTACCGCGCATCTGGGCCATGCCGCGGAGCATCCGGACGTAGGTCTCGCGATCGGCCTGCGCGGCGGTCGCCATCGCCCCCTGGCGGGCCTGCCAGTACTGCTTGGACAGCATCTGGTCGCGGAAGCTCTGGGTGGGCATGAACTGGGCCGGCATGAAGCCGCCGTGCCCGAACATGGCGTTGATCGCCGGCTGGATGATGAACGGGGCGATGCTCGCGAACGGCCCGCCCATGCCGGCGTCGCCGAAGTTGAAGTCGATGCGCTGCGGCCACTCCTGGGCACCGCCGAAGAGGCCGCGGTGCATGGCAAACTCGTCGAGCAGTGGGTTCGAGTAGCCGCTTGCCATCTAGCGCCTTCCCATCCGTGGGGTCTTCCGGGTGGTACTTCGCAGCCACGCCGCCGTCTCGCGGATCCGTCGCTGGGTATCTGGATCGTCCAGCTTACCGAACCAGGCCTCCCAGGACGCACGCAATTGCACGGCCTCCTGTTCCCGGATCTTCTGCCGATCCCAGGTGATCCACGGGAAGAGCAGCTTGGCGATGCTGTCGATCCGCGTATCCGACTCGTCCAGCAACCGCGTGGCCGACTCGTGCGACAGGTCGGTGCGCCCCAGAACAGTCACGGTCCGATCATAGTACAGCCGATAATATTCCCTGAGGTTATTCCGCTCCAGTTGATCGACGATCAGCCGCAGGTGCCGCCACCACTTGAGATCACGGGGATCGGCCCTGCCGAAGTCCACAACCCCGGCAGTGGCGGCCTGCACCATCAGCGCAGCGAGCCGATCCCGTTCCAGAAAGACTCCTCATCCGCATTGGCTTCGAGCTTCTCGCAGAGCCGCTGGAACCGCATGAAGCCCTGACCGATCGCCCGCCGCAGGCTCTCGCTCTGAAGCACGCTGCCCAGCAGGTGATCGATCAGCGCCGGGTACGGCGTGGAATTGCCGTCGTCGGACTCGATGTCCGCCAGGTCGACGCCCTCGTGGACGCGGCCCACGCTGCGGATCTCGATGTAGTCGATGGCCTGGGTCATCCGGTAGTCCATCAGCCGCTGCCACCATTCGCCGTCACCCACGACCCGGCTCTTGCGCACGTCCTCGGCGATCTGCGTCAGCGCCGCGTCGGCCTCGCCCCCGGTCAGCTCGCGGTAGCCGACCCTGACGGTCCCGCCCAGGAGCACGATCTCGCGGGTGAACCGGTGGCCGGGACCGGCCAGGGTCGCCATCAGGTAGGTCCGCTTGTCGTCATCGGTGGGCGTGCTGGGATCAGGCCGCTTCAGGTCCCAGTTGCAATGCGGGCAATGGGTGATCCCGATCCCGCCGGCATCGGAGAGGTCGCCGACCGGCGGATCGGCGGCCGGTTCTGGCGGCGCCGGCTGGGGCGGCGGCGCCGGCTGCCGCCAGCCCGTCGGCTTGGACTCCGGCGGCGGATCAGGCTGCCGCCAGCCTGTGGGCCGGGCCGCGGCTGGTACCGCCGCCGGCCGGGGCGGCCGATCGTCGACGACGGAGATGCCCAGGTTCGGCTGTCCCTCCTGGGTGACCCGGTCGGCGACACGGATCGCCTCGGCGATGCCGGCGGGCTTGCCGGCGACGGCCGCCTCCTGCGCCTGGAACTGCTCCTGATAATGGGCCGCGTCCGCGAGCGCCTCGCGCAGCTCCTGCTGCTTCGCGGCGGACAGCCGGCTGATATCGACCGGCTCCGGCATCTCGAGCGGCGGCGTGTCCGGTGGCACTGGTAGCAGTTCACTTGTGGCTTCTTTCTGGGCGGCCGCGATCAGCTCGGCGGCATTGCCCGGAACCGGGGTCCCGGGCTCCCAGCCGATGGCCTCCAGCTGCTTCCGTTCCCAGGTCGTCATGAACTTGGGATCGATGAGCCGGCCCGGCTGGAACAGGGCGGGCCCCAGCGTCTCCCGGAGCGTGGGCGGCGGCGCGGCGGGCGGCGGCTGCGGCTGGGGCCGCCTGCGAAGATCAAGCTTTCTTTTTTCAGGCATGAAAACCTCACACGATGACCAGATAGCCCTTGGACGGCGGCTGGGGCTCCGGATCCTTGAACTTGGGCTCCTCGTAGTCGCTCTGGGAATCCGCTCGGGTCTTGCTGATCCCCTCCTCGGGATCATAGAGGTTCAGGTCCATCTGCATGTAAGTATCATCGTCATTCCAGGGCTCCTTGCCGGGATAGGGCATCGTCTCCTCGGCGCCGCCGGTGATCGTTTTCTCCTCCCACGTGTTCAGCTCCTGGCCGCTCAGGCGGGCCATCTGCTGCCAGCGGTCCTCGAAGAGCTGGAAGTTGTCGGTGCGGTACTGGGCTGGGTTCCGGAACGTGAAGTGAACCGCCGTGATGGTGTCGTCGTTGCCGGCCTGGTTCTCCGCATAGAGATATTTGGCGAAGAGATCCTGCCAGAACGCCTGGGCATCAGTCACAGCCTTGGCCGCATCATCCTTGTCCGTCTTGATGTTCTGGTAAGCTTCGCTCAGACCATAACCCATGATCGCGTCAACCCGACCCTCGTTCTGTGGACTGACCAGCTCGCTGGCGAAGTAGCCGCCGATGGTCTCGACCCATCCCTCGACAAGGATACTGTTGGTGAAGGTGCCGAAGCCGTTGATGAAGCAGCCCGAGCCGATGATGTTGGACTCGGCCCCCCACAGGTGGGTGACCGTGACGTTGCCGACGGTACCGAAGTTGTCCAGGATCGTGTTGGTGACGAAGTTGGCGATCGTGCTGGCCTGGAGCGTGATCGTCTGCTTGCCGGCGTCGGCGTCGAGGGTGATGCTGCCTGGCTGCACATCGCCGCCGCCGGTGCGAAGATAGATGTTCGAGGCCCAGAGGGTGGCGTCCCCCTTGTCCACCTTCACCTGAAAGCCCCCCATCGTCACGTCCTCGCCGACGACGTTCTGGTAGTCGTAGGCGCCCGGAGCCTTGCATTCGATCAGCACACCGCCGATCTCACCGCTATTGCCGCCAAGCATGTGCAGGTTGTGCTCGGCCTTCAGCCGTAGATCATGCTCCGTTGTCGACAGGTCCATCGAGTTCTTGGCCCGCAGGCAGACGTCATAACCAGCCAGGACGTTGAAGTTGCGGCCGGGCTTGGCCCAGATGTCACCTGGTGCCGTGAGAAAGATATGGCCGCCGCACATCCGGATCTCGGCGCCGTAGCCGTCGCCGATCACGACGCCGCCGTCATCATGCATGCCAATGTATGAAAGGTTCGGGAAGTACTTCACCTTCTCGTAGCGGTGGTCGATCTGCTGCTCCACGGCGTCGGGGCGGGGCAGATAGAACTCATCGGCCAGATCGCCGAAGGAGATCGGCTCCTCGACCTTCTGGATGAAGGTGTCGGCCTCATCCTGAATGCGCCAGTCGTTCTCGTGATAGAAGAACGGGTGCGCGCCCAGCCAGTTGAAGACCCAGGCATGGACATCCATCAGACCGGCGGCTTGCTGGAGATGGGGCGTATCGGAGTCGGCCTCGATCTCGCCCGTGACCTTGTGATCCTGACCGCCCCCCTCGTAGCCGGCGAACTTGTAGTTGTCCTCGTTGTCCCCCTCGGCGTTCTCGATCCGCATCATCCGCTTCACGGCCGGGATCGCTGGCCATTTCACGATATGAATTGCCTTGGCCGAGCGCAGCGAGTAGCGGCCGTCGAGGCCGAGGTTCTCCTCGAAGAGCGCCGCGTACTGGTTGTCGTCGCCATAGGTGTTGAGTCCGCTCGAGGCGTCGCGGCCAGCGGCGGGCACGTCACTTTCGTTCGGCGGCGGCGCCTGGACCATCCGCTTGCCCCCCTGCCCCAGGTAGCCCCGGAACAGGAGCGAGCGGTGAAAGGGCATCTGGTCGTCATTTTGTGGTTCCCAGGCGCCGTAGTAGGGCTTGTTGAACTGGACGTCCTGGGGATCGATCTCCCGATAGGGGTCAACGCCCGGCGCGATGGCGCCGCACTGCTCCCAGGGGTAGGGGGTGAAGCCGTCGTAGTGATGCGTCTCGAGCTGATCGACGTAGATCTCGAGCTCGTTGCCCCCCGAGAACATCTGGGTGTTGTATCCGGCCAGCCGCAGCAGCTGGTCATGGTAGAACGCGAAGACGCCGGTCGCCTCGTCGACGGCGCACTGGGCCATGAACGGGTCCAGGAACTGCCGCAGTCCGGTTTCCGTGATCGCGCCCCACTCGCCCAGCGACAGGCCGTCGAACGGCCGGCCGTTGGACCAGTCGGCGATGCTGCCATGGTCGGCGCACCCGAACGGCGCCGAGTGGACCTTGTCGATCCGCAGACCACACCGGCTGGTCTGGTGGATAAAGTCGGAGAGGGCCATCTCGGGGGCCGTCTGCGCACTGGGGATGCCCCCCAGGATGATCCCGTAGCCGCCGCCCACGGGCCGCAGCACGTAGACCTCGGACCCGGGGCCGATCGACTGGATCGAGATGGGACCGACGGGCAGGAAGCCGGTAGCCGCCATGGCCATGCAGAGCACCACGCCCCCCTGGCGCTCGAGCAGCACGCGGTAGCACTGGGCGTAGGCGACCACATCCACGACCCGGCCGCGATAGATGCCGGGGCCGATGCTCAGGTTCCTGCGCGCGTCGTGGGAGGCCCCCTGGGCATCGTCGATCGGGGCCCAGACCGAGCTGGGGTGCGCCTTCCGCTGCCAGTCCAGCCCGTACGCTGTCTGGGACATCGGCCCGAAGAGCGGCCGACGCCCCTGGTTGTTCTCGCCTGGCATTGGAGACCACCTTACGGTGAGGTTGTGGGCACAAGAGGCCCGGCAGACGGCACGCTGGCCGCTGCGCCGCTAGGCCGCAATCCCGGCGGTTGCGGCGTCGTTGTTTTCGAGTGTAACAAACATGCACTGGAGCTGCTCGTTGATCACCATGTCCATGGCACCGACCGAGATGCCGACATTGATCAGGACGACGTAGCTCATCTTGAACCGGGCGTTCGTGAACGTCGCGGTCTGGCCGGCGGTGGCGGTCGTGCCGACGGTCCGGCAGCCGGTGCCGATGTAGAGGTTCATCGTGTTCTGGCTGGCGTTGCAGACGTCGCCGAACCGTGAATAGAACGCCGACATGATCACGCCCGGGCCCACGATCCGGCCGACCGACATGTTACCCTGAGCGCGGCCCGCGACGAAGTAGGTCAGGCTCGAGCCGATCTCGTAGAGCCGGGTGACCTGCTGCTGGTAGCCGATGTTGACCTGCTGGACGATCATGCCGGCGCCGAGCAGGCCGGCCGCCTGGCCCGAGAACGAGACCGCCGCGCCGTCGGCGGACCATGCCGCCCCTAGCCCGTGAGTGCTCTTGCCAAAGATGTCGGGCATTGCTGATGTGCCTCCGTGCCTGGGAAACGGGTGGATACCCGCGGGTTATGGGTCTGTCAGACGACCAGATGGAGCTCGAGATTGTTCATCGGGTAGGGCAGTGTGACATCGATGACGCAGACCACCCGGTCGGCGAGGATGGCATGCGGCTGGAGGCTGATGATCGTGGCATCGACCAGCTGACCGCCGAGGCGGGGGACATACCCGTTGGACTTCAGGTAGTCGATCACCGAGTCGATCTCGGTGCCCAGAACCAGGAGTGCTGACGGCGTGACGTTCATCCGGCCGATGTAGGGCGCCAGCTGGTTGGCGAACGTGTACGAGATCGAGTCCAGGTTGGACGTGACCATCTCCTCTGAAGAATTCACATCCGTGTTATCCGTGGTCAGCGCGTGCCTGTTATAGACTGTCCCGTCAGGGGCCTGGGTCACGATCCACGTGCCGGCCGTGGCCATGGTGTTGAGCTGGGCTCCGGAGAGGAAGTCGGTGGTGCGGGACAGGTCGTCGAAGCCCATGACCTGAACATTGGTCAGGCCCTGCTGGGGAACGACGCCCGAGCGCAGGCCCGCCAGCGCCGCGGCCAGGTGGTAGCCCTCCTGAAGGATGCCGCCTGAGCCGACCGTGTCCGGCCAGACCATCTTCACCCGCCGGTCGCCGAAGCTGCCGGCCTGGGTCGCAAGGTCCGCGGCAATCTCGTCCTTCGACAGGTAGCGCCAGATCTCGATCTTCTGGGCCACCGTCACGGCCTCGGCGGGCCCGGACATCAGCTGGAGCGAGTCCTCATTCAGGACAATGTCAACAACATATTCGTCGTAGATCTCGTTGCCGTTCTGATCGACGCCGTAGTTGGTGCGGACGATGTCGCTGGGCTGCACCTGGTTGGTCAGGAAGCCGGAGTTCTGGGCAGGCACGGTCAGCATGATGAAGTCATTGCCGACAGCCTGGGGATCCTGCGCGATGGTGGCCATGACGACGTTGCCGTCCGTCGAGTCGGCCTGGGAGACGATCGCCGCCTGGGTGGTGGCCTGGATCGAGCCGAAGAGCGCCCGCCAGCGGGCCTGCTCCGGCGACGACTCGTCATCGACGTGGGCCGCGTACAGGTCGAGGACCGTGCGGTCAAACGTCAGGGGCACCAGGTTATAAACATCGGTGCGGCCGATCAGGAGCGCCAGCACGGCGTCCCAGCTGTCGATGTCGGCGGGATCGGCAACGGACGTGAACATGACATTCGTGCCGTTGCTGTTCGAGAGCGCCTTGAACACGCCCCATTTGAGCGGGTTGTCGGGGGTCAAGGGGCCGCTGATCAGGGCGTCCAGATCGCCGACGTCGTAGATCGCGCCGACCGAGGTGGACAACTCGGGAACCCAGGCGCGGTATTCCACATAGACCAGGCCGGACATGACCGGCAGGGCGTAGGGCTCGCCCCCCTGGGTGAAGCTCTCGTCGTAGGCCTCGATGCCCGCGTTGAGAATGATCTGGATGTCGCTCTGCGTCCAGTTGGTGATGCCGCCGGCCATCTCGTCGACCATGATGTCACGTTCGACGGAGAGCGTCAGATCGAGATCGGTGGCCGGGGTCGGCGTCCAGAGCTGCGCCGGCAGGTTGTTGGCCAGCACGAGGATATTCATCTGGCCATCTTGCGCGCCGGTGACAGGGACGTAGAAACGGTCCCCCTTGCGGACGCCGTCCGGGCTGGCGCCGAAGTGGACCGTCACGCCCTGAGTACCCACCGGGTAGGCCGTGGCCGGGGCGTCGACCGGCAGCGGCGGGCTGCTGTCGGTGCCATGCACGGTGATGGCGCTGAACTGGGGCCGCAGCGCGGGGTCGGCCGCATTGAACATGCCGCCCTGGGTGAACTGGATCACGTAGGTCGTTGACTGTGAGCCGCGGTAGGTGCCGGCCGAGGTGGCGACGATGGCCGTGTATGCCTGCTGGATCTGCACCTCGAAGGTCTGGCCGGCGATCAGATCATCGGTCGCCAAGGTGCGGGAGAACGTCAGCAAGAGGCCGCGGTTGCCGACCGGGAAGGCCGTGCCGGCGGCCGCCGGGGCGATCGCCAGAACGTCGTCATTGCCGCTGGCCGTGGTGATCCGCAGCTGCGCGGTCGTGAAGTCGCCGCCGACCGATCCGTTGATCACCGTGACCGTGTAGGTGTCGGAGAGTGCCCCATCGGTCAGAGCGCTGTAGGTGGTGGTGTCGGCGGCCAGCGTGATCGAGTTGTCGGTGCCGGCGGTCTGGCTGGCGCTCGAGGTCGCGGCCTGCGTGGGCCCGTTGCTCTGGTCCGCGTAGGCGGCGCCGACGACTGCGCTGACCGGGTTGGATTCGATGGCCGTGACGTAAGTATCGAGGTCGTAGTTCACACTCGCCACGGCGCCGCGGATATGGACCCGGTCACCCGGCTGCACGTCACGATCATAGAGCGCAGGGAGCCTGGGGTAGGCGGTGCCATTGCCCACGAAGCCGTAAGTCGGACTGTTGAGCTGAACCTTGTTGGCAGCAACCGGCACGACGGTATCACCGCTGCCCATCAGGTTCTGGAAGTACTGAAGCAGCGCGTTGTCGATGTAGATCTTGGTGTAGGTCGTATCGACAAGCCCGCCCGGCGGCCGCTGCGGCCAGTTGCTGACCAGTCCGTTCAGGGGATCGTACGCGCCCAGGTAGGCCAGATCCTTCTCGGTGGGGTCCGCGTAGCGGAGCAGAAAGGCGTGCGGTCCGGAGATGTGCGCGTTCAGGGTGCCCGTCAACCCTGCCGGCGTGATGTCGAATTCCTGGAAGACGAGCACCTGGGGCAGAATGTAGGCCATCGCTATCGGAGCCTCCATGCAGGTCGAACGATTGCATCCACTCCGTTGTTATCCGGCCGCAGGGTTGCAACCCCCGCAGAGCCGGCCGCCATTGTCCGTTGACGACAAAATGTTCGCCGATAGCACAAACCGCTTCAGCTTGGGCGAATCCTGCTCGAGGCGCCACGACAGGTCTGAAGCGTACGCGACGGTGATCGGAACGGCGTAGTTCTCCGTCGACTCTTGTAGCTCGTTGACTGGACCCAGCTCCCCGACGTTGAACCGTTTCAGAGCCAGTGTCCGGCGGATGAGCGAACTGAACCCGATCAACTCCCGGAACACCTCGGCACCCAGGATCTCGACCTCGGCCCCCTCGCCCGCCAGGCAAAAGATGGTATGTGAACCACGCATGATCACGCTGTAGTACTCATAACCATCGGCCGTGGGCGTCAGCCGATCGTCGATGGCGATCCGCTCGGGCGTCCAGGCATTTCGCTTGACGATGATGCCCGGTCGCTTCTCGACAGCGCTGGGATCCCAGTCCGTGATGCTCGCGATCAGGATACCATTTCTGGTGTTGGCACTCCAGAGAACGTCACGCAGCTCGGGATGTTCGAGGTTCGAGCGCTGGGAGAAGTGGTCCCCGAGCCACTGGATCAGGAAGCCGGTCATCAGGAGCGGCGTGAGCCCGAACGAGCACGGACTCGAGAAGTGCTCGATCCGCAGTTCCGGGTCACCGTTGGAAGGGCTTCCGTTCACGACGCTCGGCCTCCTTGCCTCCTGGCGGGCCCAGGAGCTGATCAAGTAGCTCCGGGTCCGGCTCGTAGCTCATCATGTCCCTGGGCGTCAGCTTCGGCAACAACGGGCCGCCCCGCCATGGTTTGGATCGGCTGCGGGGCGATGATGCAGTGTCCTCGGGCTTGCTCACGGGTCAGCGGAACCTCCACAGTGTAGATCACGTCGCTGAACGGTGCCAGCCGTAACTCGGCCTGGGAGACCAGCGGCACCATGCCGATCTCGGCCACATGCTTGAGCCGGTGAAAGTAGAACCGCAGATCCGACTGGTCGGCGACGAAGGCATCCCAGTAGGCCACCGGTGGGTCGTGGATGATCCGCGCCTGCCGCACCAGCGAATCATCATCGACGGTGCCGCGCTGCTGAACCTCGTCACGCTGTTCATACAGCCCGCCCGGCTCGGCGTCCAGGTCATAGGGCACCGGCAGATAAAACCCGCCCAGATATTCGGTGCCGACCGTGTCGGGATCCACGGTCTTGGTGATCTCGCCGGTCAGGAAGTCGGTGACCGAGTTGCGGCGGTCCGTGGGATCAGGGATATCGCCGCGGCGCTTGCGCTTGAGTAACCAGCCCTTGACGACGCCGGCGATCCGGAACCGCAGGTACTCCTTCTTGACGATCACGCGGGCCTTGACCCACTCCCTGCTGGCCAGGGTGCCGAAGACGCCCTGGGGCCGCGAGGTGTACTGGCCGTGAGGCGTACGCATCAGGACCCGGAAGTGCGCGGTCAGGTTGCGGCCGCCGAGCGTGAACGGATCGACGATGAAGGTCCACCAGTTGGGGAGCCAGTCCGTCAGGTCGTCCCACTCCGAGGTCTCGACGCCCGTGTCCGAGATCTGGGGCAGGAATTCCCAGGGCTCCGGGTCGCAGAACCAGGGCGCGATCTCCCAGGTCAGCCGGGTCTGGCCCAGCACCATGTGGTCGATCCGCAGCCGCTTGAAGACCGGGTCCCGCATCACCAGGCGTTATACCTCGAATAGTCGGAGACGACCTCGCCCCAGCCCTGCTCCATGTTCATCGACATCTTCTTCTGCTGGGCCCACTGCCGGTATTCCTGCCAGATCGTCGCAGCGGCCTCATCGTACTGCTGCGCCTTCTGGCCGTGTTCATCGAACGAGACGCCGCCGGCCGAGTAGGCGACCTGGTTCTTGCGATGCCACTCGGCCGCCATCCAGAAGAGCTGCGCCTTGGCGCCCCGCTTCCACCAATACCGGAACGGGAAGTTCTGGGTGGTGTAGGGCGCGATCGGCGGCAGCGACTCGTTCCAGTAGTCGACGACGTTGCGCAGCGCCACCGCGATCTCGGCGTTGTCGAAGGCCACCGAGTCGTCGAGCAGGTCGTTCTCCAGGGGCGAGCTGTCGCGCAGCTCGAGCCGGATCTCGGCCATGCTGGGCGGCCCGCGCCACTGGAAGTTGGCGCCGAAGAGGCTCTGCTGCACGACCAGGTAGAACTGGTTCTGCGCCGCCACGCACTCGCCGTCGGCATCGAAGACGGCCATCTCGGCGATGTAGATGCCCGGGCCCTGGAGCTGCACCGGATCAATAGCAGCCACCATCAGGCCGGCCGGCGGATCTGGCGACGACGCGTTGAACGTGACCAGATAGTTGAAGCAGTCGGGCACGATGCTGAGCGCGCCCAGGATCTGGAACTGGGCGCCCACCTCGCAGGCACTCAGGTCGATGGGGCAGCCCTCGGCGTCGACCATCGTCCAGGAGATCGTGGGACAGGGACAGGAGGGAACGATGACCGACCGCAGCCGCGGCGACACCGGCAGCGAGTCCATCGTCCCGATGACGGGCGCGGCCGGCGGCGCTTCACAGCCCTCCAGGTAAGAGCCCAGGGCGGCCTGCGGCGGCACGATGCGCGGCCGAGGCGCACCGCGGCGTGCCGGTCCGGCCGCCCGCTTCACGGCGGCGGCCGTGCCCACCACGACGGCGCCTTCTTCGGGCGTGACGTTGAAGGCGACGGTCTGCGGACTGGGACCGCCCGTGTCCCAGACAAGCTGGCCACGAAAGTGGCTCGGGTAGTCCACCGCGGCGCCGTAATGGCCGCTCCCCAGGTCCTCGATCCCCCGGGTGATCCGCGGGCCGATCGGCCGCCCGGCCTTGACCAGCGTGTAGCCGACGGCTCTGAGGCCGGCCCGGGCGGGTCCGAAGTCAACCCTGGTGTACGGTTCAAAGGCCATGGAAGGAGCCTCCGTGCCGGTTCGATCCTATCCCCACGGCTACATCGGGTCCACCCCCCGGATCGGGTTGATCGTGGGATCGGTCGTCGTGTTGGCCTGCCACGCCGTCGTCGTATTCTCGGCAACGATCTTCAACGGCATGCCCTGGGCCGCGTTCCACTGGAACAGCGACCGGGCCGCCTGGAGTACCGAACGGGCGGCCACGAGAGCCGCGGAACCGAAGCTCCGGGTAAGAGTTGCGTCGGCGATCGCCGCAAGTTCCGTCGTGCCGAAGCTGATGTAGGCATACGGGGCAGAAACCACGACATCGAACTTGGTCCAGGCGGTCTCGGCCCCCGGCGCAGTGGCCATCAGGATCGTCTCGCCCGCCACATTGCGATCATAGATCGAGCCGATCAGCTCGTACCAGCCCTGGCCGATCTCGCGCACGGTGCCGATGGCGGGTACCCAGCTGGTGGTCCCCGACTTCAGGAGCCGGACCGTGGGCGTGGCGCCGAGCACCGGGGTGATCCGGTCGGGCCCGACCAGCAGGAACCCGACGCCGTAGGTCGTGTTGGTCTCCTGGCGATCGTGGGAAGCGAGCTGGGCCGGCTGCCGCGTCATGACCCGCTGCGCGGCCCAGCGGCCGACGATCGGCGCGATGGTGGTCATGGTCGAGGTCTGATGCGCATGCGCCCTGAGCACGGCCGCGGCCGTGTTGGTCTGATGCCTGGCCGCCGGCAGCCGCAGGAGCGACGCATCCGTGCTGATGATGTACGACCGCGACTGCACCAGGAGCGCACTGGTCGCGTGCGTCTGGAGCCGCAGCCCGTAGGTCGCGGCATTCGTCCCGTGCGCCGTGGTCCGGACGACGGCAGCGTATGCGTTCGTGTTGTGCGTCCGGACCAGGGTGCCACGCTTCAGGCCGTCGATGTAGCTGGGCCGCCACGACAAGCCCAGCTTGCCCGTGTCGGTACCGTGGCTCGTGGCCCGCTGCGCGGAGAGCATGGCGTCGGCCGTGTGCGCACGCGTGGTGAGCCGCATTGGCCGGCTATCCGTTGCATGACGTCTGACCTGGAGATACGCGGTGCCGGTATCGGTCGTGGTCGTGACCGTGTGCGCCGCGAAGGCGCAGCTGTCGGTCGCCTGGTTCGCCGCGTACGTCCCGTGGGTCCGCAGATCCGTGGCATGCGCCCGGATGGCCGGCTGCTGCCAGAGCACGTCCGTGGCGTGGATCAGCGTGGCCGGTCGCACCAGCAAACTATCCGCCGTCTGGGCGCGGACGAACGTCTGCCGTGCCAGCGCATTCGCGGCATGCTTCCGTACCGTGATCTGCGAGAGCAGGCTGCCGGTGTTGTGGATCCGGAGCCGCGTACCGGCGCAGTCGACGTCGGTCGTCTGCATCAGGAGGCCGACGCCGGGCTTCATCAGCCAGCTGCTGGTGGCGTGGCTGGATCTGCTAACCAGCCGAGTCCCGGCGTCGGTGCCATGAGCCTGCGCGAAGATGAACTGGGCCGCGCTGCTGGTGCCATGGCCGCAGCTGGCCGTATGGATGTGACTGCTATCGGTCGTATGCGCTGGAGCCGAAGTGCTGAGCCGCGCAACCTGACTGTCAGTACCATGCGCGCGCAGACCTGTGGCGAGGGTCCACAGATCCGTGGAATGGACTGCCGCGACGGTACGATAGATCCGACTGTTCGTGGCATGCGCGCGAATGACCGCGCCGCGACAGTCCGTGCTGGTGGTCTGGGCCCAGAGGCAGATACTGAACGTCTGGGCCAAACTATCGGCGGCATGCGCCTGCCCGCCGACCAGCAAGGGTCGATCGATGAACCAGGCAGAAAGTACCGCATTGGCGTTCACCGTAAAGGTGAGGACGAACTGGACCGAGCCCTGCACGTTCCAGGTCATGTAGACGGCCGTGGTGCCGAAGTCGCCGCAGTCCCGCGGTCCGTCCAGAATCCTGGTGCCGGTACTGTCGTAGACCGTCCAGGTTTGCCGGCGGTCGACCCGATCGATGTCGACGCTGAAGAGCGTCACAGCGTGGGGAAGGTTGTCATTGAGCCGGAACGTCACGGTCCCGGTCGTGGTCGTGTAGTAGACCGCGGCTCCGGGAGTGGTGCCATAGGCGCTGGGGACCTGGAGATAGCGGGGATCACTGCCCGAATGCCAGGGGTTCGCGAAGGCGCAGCCGGCGACACTGTATGTGCATCCGGGAGGCAGAATATCAGGCACCCCGCTATAGTCGAAGAGCGAATAACCCTGGGCGCCATACTGGTCAAGCCAGAAACCGTTGCGCCAGTTGTCGCGCTGCACAAAGAGCGCGGCTGGCTTTTGCAGCATGCTGTCACTGGCGTACGCCACGGCAGGCGCGGCCGGCGTGGGTAGTGCCGTCAGGCTGTCGTTGCCATGCACCTGCCCGCCGACCGCTCTTGGCCGATCGATGAACCAGGCCGCAGTCGGGAAGTTCGTGCCCGCCACCGTGGGGCTAAGCTCGAACTGGACATGGCCGATGATGTTCCAGACCAGATAGACGCCGGTCGTCCAGTCATCGCCCACATTGCGCACCGGATCGAGAACGGCGCCGGTGTTGACGTCCTTGGCCGTGACCGTTCCCGTCCAGTTATTGCCTGTGGGATCGGTGAAGTAGAGCGCCACCGCGTGTGCGGCACCGTCATCGCAGTTGAATGTGAATGTGTAGGTACCGTTGGTATAGTAGATCGAGAGCCCAGGGGCGCCAGGCTTGCTGGGGATCTCGATCAGGCGCAGGTCGCTGGCGTAGCCCGGGTTCGAGGCAAACCAGTCCTGAACCAGGCCGCCGCCCGCCGGGATCACCGTGCAGTTCGGCGGCAACACATCGGGCGTTCCGGACAACTGGAAGATGCTGTAGCCCTGAAGTCCGTAGGTGCCGATCCACCGGCCACCGTTGCGCCAGTTGTCGCGCTGTACGAAGGTTGCTGGTCCCGCCGGTACCAGTAAGGCGTCGCTGGAATGGGCTCTGGCCGTCGTGACCTGCGCGGTCAGGCTATCGCTGCCGTGCGCCTTCCCACCCACGGTGATCGGCCGGTCGACGAACCAGGCATCGACCATCATGTTGCCATTCGTCGCCGTAAGCAGGAACTGCACCGAGCCCGTCACGTTCCAGGTCATGTAGATGCCATTGGCACTCATGGGACCCACATCCCGGGGCCCGTCCAGCAGGGTGGTGCCGGTGACGTCGTAGACCGCGATGGTCCCCAGCCAGCCCTGGCCACCGTCCTCGCTGAAGAGCGTCAGGGCATGAGGAAGACCGTCAGTGAGCTGGAACGTGACGGTCGCGGTGGTGCCCGTGTAAAAGATCGAGATCCAGGTAATACCGTCGGGACTGTTGGGGATCTCAAGGAAGTAGGGCGGATAGCCGTCATCCCAGTTCCGGACAGCAGTACCGCTCAGACTGTATGTGAGCCAGGGCGGCAGAACATCGGGCGTGCCGGCACCGCCGCCCGCCTGGAAGAGCGAGTAGCCCTGCGCGCCGTACTGGCCGATCCAGTAGCATGCCCGCCAGTTGTCGCGCTGCACGAAGACCGCGGTCGCTGCCCGCACCATGGTGTCGCTGGAGTGGGCCCTGCCGGAGAACGGCCGCGCCATGTCGACGTCGCTGCCGTGCGCCCGCGCGCCCACCGTGATCGGCCGGTCGATGAACCAGGCCGAGGTCACCGCGTTGGCCCCGGGGCCCGCCATGTCGGTGAGCTGAAACTGGACCGGCCCGTCCACGTTCCAGGTCATGTAGATGCCGGTGGTGCCGAAGTCGCCGCAGTCGCGGGGACCATCCAGGAGCGTGGTGCCCGTGACGTCGTAGACCGCCCAGGTCTGCTTGCGACCCGCCTTCTCCTTGTCGAAGCTGTAGAGCGTCACCGCGTGGGGATGCTTGTCATTGAGCTGGAACGTGATCAATCCGGGCGGGCCGGTCGTCACGTAGTAGACCGCGGCTCCTGTGGTGCTGGAGTTGGGAACCTGGAGGTAGCGCGGGTCCCCCGTGCCGGTGACCCAGTTGGGGACGATGCCGAGGTTCGTGACGGTGTAGTTGCAGGACGGCGGCAACACGTCGGGCACATTGTTGTAGCTGTAGAGCGAGTAGCCCTGGGCGCCGTACTGGCCGATCCAGTTGATGCCATTGCGCCAGTTGTCGCGCTGGACAAAGGCCACCAGCGGCCGCAGCAGAGTATCGCTGACATGGACTCGCTGCTGTGTCGCGCGCGTTGCGATCCTGGTGTCGGTCGTGTGCACCGCCGCCGTCAATACGCTGAATAGGGTGGCGGTCCCGTGGGGCGGATGGCAGTGACCCATGAGATCGGCGTCGGCCGCATGGGTTTGCGGAGTCGCCATGAGCTGCGCGACCAGGGCGTCAGCGCCGTGGGCAGGCTGCGCGACCAGCATAAGGACGATATCAGTGGAGTAAACCTCCAGGCCGACCACCGCCGGCATGACCAGGGTATCGGTGCCATGGGACCGGATCGAGATCCAGCGGGAGCGCGTGTCGGTCAAGTTGGCCCGCAGCCGCGCCGCCAGCTGCGCGACCTGCGTGCTGGTACCGTGCGTCTGGAGCCGCGCGATGCGGGTTGCCGCGTCGGTGTTGTAGACCCAGGCACCAGGGGAAAGCTTCAGACCGTCGGCCGCGTGGGTCCGGACCACGATCCCGTGGCGATCGACATCAGTCGTATGGAGCACCGCGGCGCTGACTCGCACCGCGGCGCGAACATCGGTCGTGTGCACATGGACGATAGCGCTGCGGGTCCGGATATCGGTCGCATGCGCCCGGCTCACGGACGCGAACCGCAGGATGCTGGTCGCGTGCGGATGGCTTCCGGTCGCGCGCCGGAGCGCATCAGTCATGAAGGACCAGATGGGCGTAGCACGGCAGAGCGTGCTGGTCGTCTGGGACCGGACGGCCGTGGCGCGGCAGCGCGTGCTGGTCGCGTGGGACCGGACGGTCGTGGCGCGGAGCAATCCATCAGTGATATTCACCGGGAGCGCAGTACTGTAGGTCCGGCTGTCGGTCGCACTGCTTCGGGTCGAGGTGCTTCTGGCAAGACTGTTCGTGAGCTGAACCCGGGCGCTGGTGCGCAGCAATGCGATCAAGCTACCGGTGGTGTGGACCCGCGCAGCCGCGGTGCGGATCAGCACATCGGTCTGATGTGCCTGGGCGAGCCGCGCATACGCCACCGTGTTGGTGCCGTGAATGGGCGTCGCGGCGAACCACGTTAGCGTATCGCTGATCTGAACCCGCGCCGGGATGCCCTGCTCCATCGTGTCGGTGCTGTACGTGAGCACGCGGCGGAAGACCGTCAGCGTGCTGGTGCCGTGGCTCGTGGGCACGCTGAAGTTCGCCTGGGAGGCACCACCCAACCAGATGCCGAGCGGGCTCGTGTAGCCCGGGCTGGCGGCGCGGGGCGTGGCGCGCGCCAGACCAGCCACGATCGTCGCGGTCGCATGCACCTGGGTCAGTTCGGCACGGGCGCGCGCACCGGTGATGTGCGTGCCTGCCCCCACGAGGATCATCGTGGTGGCCGTCGCGTGTCCCCGGTCCTCAATACGCTGCGTAACGACCGACATGGCCTGCGCGCGGGTCTGCCCCAGGCCCACGTTGACCGTGCCGGTCCGGTGACTCCGCGCGGCAACGGGCCGCAGCCAGGCGTCAGCGCCGTGGGCCGCCGTCGGTCCAGCATCGGGAGTCAACGGGATCGAGGCCATGAATAGGGTCCGTCACATCGGGGTCTGGCCCACGATCGGTGCGGCGCCCGCCTGGCTCTGGGTCTGCATCTGCCAGGCCTGGGTCGCGTCGTCCTCGGTGGTCACGGTGAGCACGCCCGTAGCCGGAGCGATCGACCACTTGTTGCGCAGCAGCCGCAGGCCCTGGAGCAAACAGCGGGTCGGCCAGCTCGCGATCTGGGTCCAGTCGCGAGTCAGGATCGCGTCGGCGATGGCCGTGTGCTCGGCGGCCGGCAGCGCCACGGCGGCGAACGGATCGTAGGCGACGATGTCGTACTTCTCGTCGTAAGGATCAGAGAGCGCATCGACGACGTGCAGCTTCAGCTCGCCCAGGGTGTCACGGTCGCCCGAGCTGGGGGACCAGCTGTACCAGCCGAAGCCGGTCTCGGTGACGATGCCGACGGGGGCGGCGAACACGCCGCCGTTCTTGGAGATCGTCAGGGTGAGCGTGGCGGCGCGGCCGGTGGCGCCGGTGATGTGATCGGTGCTCAGGACCAGCAGGAACCCGATCGGGTAGATGGTGCTGTTCTGCTGCCGCTCCTTCATGGCGTTAGTCTCCGAAGGCGGTGGGGCGCGTGCCCACCCGCTGGGTGCGGGAGCGCGACGCCACGATCTTGACGAGGAACGAACCGGTCGAATGGGTCATGGTCGGCACCGCGAGCAACATGGTGTCGGTACTGTAGAACGGTCCGTAGACCTTGATCCAGGAGTCGATGAACCAGGCGGAAAAGACCGCATCCTGGTTGACCGCGGTAAAGATGAACTGGATCGTGCCCTGCACGTTCCAGGTCATGTAGACGCCGGTGGTGCCGATGTCACCGCAGTCCCGGGGCCCGTCGAGCAGGGTAACGCCGTCGGCGGCATAGACTGCGATCGTCTGGTCGCGGCCGATCTGGTTGGCATCGAAGCAGTAGAACGTCAGGGCGTGCGGGCCGGTCTCTCCAAGCTCGACCACGGTCGTGATCGGCGTGTGATACGCGGCAAGCCCCGGGGTGCCAGCACTGGGAGTCTGAAGATAGCGCGGATCAGTGCCCGAGACCCACGGGTTCACGAGGGTGCCGCCCGCATGGCTAACCGTGCACTGCGGCGGCAGCACGTCGGGCGTCCCACCGTAGCCGAGCAGGGAATAGCCCTGCGCGCCATACTGGCCGATCCAGGCGCCCTGGCGCCAGTTGTCGCGCTGGATGAACACCGCGGTCTCGGGCTCCAGATAGGTATCAGCCGCATGGGCCTGGAACACTGGCGCGCACGGCGTGACACTGGTGCCGTGGGCCCGGGGCGTTGTCGCGCGCAGCGCGGTATCAGTGTCGTGCGCTTCGTTTAGCTGGAGATGCCGCATGGCATCGGTGCCATGCGGCCAGACCGACGTGCGCACCACCCGGATGTCGGTGGTGCAGATCTTGACCGCCGGCGTCATCACCCAAGTATTGGTGCTGTGCGTCTGGGTTGTGGGCGTGACGGAGAGCGGCTCATTGCCGCCGGCCAGGCTCTGGATCTGGTCGTTGGTCAGAACGACGCGGTAGATACGGACGTCATCGATGTCGCCGCTGTAATACTGGGCCGTGCCCGTCGTGGCGCTGCGGCCGATGTACGTGTGCATGGTCGGGCTGGGCAGCGGTACGACACCGTTCTGGCCCGCCTGCAACCGGCCACCAACGTAGATGCGCTCCCTGCCGGCAACAATGGTCCCGGTGATGTGGGCCCAGACCCCGGCCGTCAGGGCCGCATCGGCGGCCGCCGTGCCCATGCCATTGTTGGACGCCCCCATGTAGGGTATGCCGCCCTGCGTGCCCAGGAGCCAGCCCTGCGTCGATGGCGTGTTGTCGCAGTGGCCCACGACCGCATAGGTGCTCGCGGCCGCGAGCCGGACCCACGCGGCCACGGTGAAGTTGTTGGTGAGGTTGTGATAGGGCTGGATCCCGGCGTCGAGGCAGACGGTGGTACCGGGGAAGTGGCGGCCGCCCGGGTTGGGAAAGCCATTGGGCGCCGGGTTGATCGGCGCCGGGGTCGACGCGGTCGTGGTGCCGGCCGAGTCGGTGGCATTGGCCGCGGGAGGCGCCGAGTCGACCGCGACCGCGCCCGTCGCGGTCTCGTCCAGACGCCACCATGAGATCAGGTTGCCGAGCAGGAGCGAGTCGCTGGCGTGCGCCCTGGTCGGCGCGGCCGGCGTGGGCGCCACGATCAGACTGTCGCTGCTATGCGCCTGGCCGCCGACGGTGATCGGCCGGTCGACGAACCAGGCCGAGATCACCGCGTTATATCCCGTTGTCCCTGTATATATGCCGTAAACGTAGACCGGACCGTTCACGTTCCAGGTCATGTAGATGCCGGTGGTACCAAAGTCGCCGCAGTCCCTGGGTCCGTCGATGATGTTGGTGCCGGTGATGTCGTAGATCGTGATGGTCTGCGTACGCATCTTCTCGGCATCGAGACAGAAGAGCGAGATCGCGTGGGGATGGCCGTCACCCAGCTGGAACGTCATGGTCCAGCCACCGCCGTAATAGGCCGCGAGGCCGGTGGCCGCAGAGCCATCAGGGTGCTGGGGATAGCGGGGATCACTGCCGGTATACCATGGGTTCGCAATGCCAGCGGTAGGCACAGTCCATGAGCACGACGGCGGCAGAACATCAGGGATGCTGTTGTACCCGGCGAGTGAGTAGCCCTGGTTGCCGTACGGGCCGACCCAGAAACCATTGCGCCAGTTGTCGCGCTGCACGAAGCTTGCCGTCGGCGCGCGCAACAGGGTGTCAGTGCCGTGCGCCTGGCCGCCGCCGACTGACTTCGGCCGGTCGATGAACCAGCCGTCGATCAGGATGTTCCCGTTTGTTGCGGCGAGCTGGAACTGGACCGCGCCCCGGATGTTCCAGGTCATGTAGACGCCGGTCGTACTGTAGTCGCCTATGTCGCGGGGCCCGTCAAGCAGCTGGCCGCCGCTGCCGTCGTAGGCCGCAAGAGTCCCCCGCCAGCCATAGCCGGTGTCAAAGCTATAGAGCGACACGGCGTGAGGAAGATCGTCGCCGATCTGGAACGTGATGCTGATGATCGCGCTGCCGCTCGTGTAGTAGATCGAGACCCCAGCGGTGCCGCCGCCGGGGATCGCCAGGCCGCCCGGAGGGCCGCAGTTGGCCCAGTTGACCGCGAGGTTGGCGGGGTTGCTCAGAGTCACCTTGGATGACGGCGGCAGGACGTCGACCACCCCCTGGTTCTGGAGGAGCGAATAGCCCTGCGCGCCGTATGTGCCGATCCAGTAATAGCCATTGCGCCAGTTGTCGCGCTGCACAAACACGGCCGTCGGCGCCAGTAGCGCCGTGTCAGTACCGTGCGCCCGGCCACGGACTGTCTTGGGCGGATCGACGAACCAGGCGCAGAAAAATGCCGAATAATAGCCAACGGCAAACTTGAACTGGACCGAACCTGACGTGTTCCAGGTCATGTACACGCCGGTGGTGTCATAGTCGCCGCAGTCCCTGGGCCCCTCCAGTACGGTCGTACCGGTAACGTCGTAGACCGCGATGGTCTGCTGGCGGTGGATCAGGCTGGCGTCCCAGAAGTAGAACGACAGCGCATGCGGGAGACCATCAGTGATCTGGAACGTGACCGTGCAGCCGTTCGAGTCGTAGTTCCCGAGGCCAAACTGGCCAGGACTACCCGGGACTTGAAGCCCTCGCGGGTCGGTGCCGCTGACCCAGTTGGTGCTGAGGGTGCCGCCGGCGTAGGTGACCGTGCAGCCGGGCGGCAGCACGTCGGGCGTGCCGGCGAACTGGAGCACGGAATAACCCTGGGCGCCGTACTGGCCGATCCAGAAGCCGTTGCGCCAGTTGTCGCGCTGGACGAACTCGAGAAGCGACGCGCGCGGCGCGACGCCAGGCGCCGCGACCAGGGCGGTCGAGGTACCGTGCGACGTGGTTGGCTGGGCGGGTGGCACAGGGCCCCTCCGTGGGCCGGGGGGCCAGTCAGGTCTCGGGCAAGACCCCGCCGATCTCCCAGCCGTCAGCGGGAACATACTGCGGGGCGTGGAACCAGGGGTGGTTCTCCTGGAAGGCGCCGCCCATGATGATCGACTCGTCCTCGATCGCGTAGGCGATGTGCTGCACGTTGGAGCTATGGCCGCTTTGGGCCTGTGCCGTGAGCTGCCAGCCCAGCATGTTGACGATCTGCTTCTGGTCCACCCCCAGGCCGCCGGGCGCCTCATACCGGCGCCGCCGGAAGATCATCCGCTGGCCCCGGTCGAAGTACTGCTCGAACCAGGGCAGGCCGCCGTTGCCGTAGAGGACCACGGACAGGAGGCGGCTGCGATCGAGCTGCTCGGTCGAGATCTCGGTACGGGTGACCGGCTCGACCATCGGGTCGCTCTTGCCGTCTTCATAGTGGGCGACCCAGGTCAGGTCGGGGATCCGGTCGTCGACATCACGAGCCACGGCGAACCAGGGCAGGCCCTCGTCATAACGACCGGCCATCACGATCCGGCCGTCCTCCGAGGCGTAGGCGATGTGCTGGACCGAGATCTGGCGGCCATTGCGCATGAGCGTCTCCTGCCAGCCCAGCATGTGGCAGGGTGCTCCGGAGATCGGGGTCTCGGGCAGGACGTGGTAGATCGCCCGCTGCTGGGGCTCGAAGAGCTGCTCAAGAAAGGGCCGACCCTCGTGGTCGGCGAGCTGGATGCTCCGGAGCATCCTGGTGTCAAGGTGAAGCGGGTCGTTGCGGCGCTGCTGCGCGAACCCGCCATCGTGATAGAAGGCGGTCCAGGCGAAAGGCATTGTATTGCCCTCCTGTTGGGTTGGACCCGAAGTGGCCGCCGGCGATGGTATTCGGCGGCGGCCGGTCCTGGCACGGGTTACTCTTCGTCCTCGTCGCCCTTCCTGCTGAGATCGAGCTTGCCGACGTCGCCCCTGGTGAGGGTCATCTGCTCCCGACCTTCGATCATCGGGGTCAGCGGCTGGGAATGCTGGGGACCGACGGTCAGCTCGTCGAAGTCCTCGTACGGCGACGGCGCCTGCGCTTCCTTCTTGTGGGCCTTCCAGGCCTCCATGGCCTTGTCGTCCAGGACCTGGTCGGGCCGCGCGTAGAGGCAGTGCCCCTGCTTGCCCCGGCCGTCGCAGGTGTGGTTGACGCCCTCAATGGGCTCGTCGAACTCGAGACCAACGGCCTTGCCCGGTTCGTCCGAGAGACGGATGATCCGCCCCTTGCGGACCGTGGGCATGTCCTCGTTGCCGACGACCCAGTAGCTCTCGCCCTTCTTGAGCTTGCGCTCGAACTCGACGGGCGGCGCCTGGTCTTCCGGCGCCAGCGGCCGCACCGGCCGGGCCTTGGCCTGCTTGGCGGCGGCTTCCGGATCACCGGCGTGGATGTCGGGAGCGCCCAGATGGTCGGCAGCAGTATCGTGAGGAACGGGCCGCTCCACGGGCTGACCCCGCTGTGGCAATGGTGCTGCCTGCCGGGCCGGCGGCTGGACCGGGCGCTGGGGCTGGCCGGGTCGCGGCGGCTGGCCGGGTCGTTGGGGTTGGCGGGGATCGGGCATGGCACTGTCCTTACATCAACGGACCAACATCAAGTCTCATCATACTTATAAGTAAACGTGGTCTGGGCCGTGGCTCCCGGCGAGGCGGTACTCGCGACCGAGATCTGGTACACGAACCATGATCCGAAGTCGCCCGTGGTCGGGTTCGCGATCGAGCCGGCCAGGCTCTTGGGCGCGGCCGCCGTGAACGTGCCGAAGACGTCCGCGGGTGTCGTGACCGAGGCGTAGTTGGCGGTGGTGAGCTGGATCCCGGTCTGACCGACGGTGCCGCTGGCCTGGGTGTAGGCCGTGGCCTCGTTCCCCTGGCAGGTGATCCCGGTCCCCAGGTTGTTGGTACCTGACGAATACCACCGCAGGTTATTGATGGTCCCGGCCGGTGACGTGTTGGCCGTCAGCCGGGTGCACACCCAGTAGCTGTAGTTGCTGCCCGTGGCCGGGATCTGGACCGGGCTCGACGTGTCGGCCGTCGAGTGCGCGTCCATGGCGTTGGCGCGGGTGTTAATGCCGGTGATGACGGTCTTGGTGGGGCTGCCGACCGCACCGCACCACCGCAGGATGTCAACCGAAGCTGCCATGGGGAACTCCCTTTCCTCAGATGACCTCCGTGCAGGCCATGGGCTACCAGGCGCCGATTCTACGGCGTGGCTAGATCAGCTGCAAGCCTGATAAGCCCATGATGCTCTTCCAGGTACGCTGCGACGCGACGCGCCAGTTCGGGATCTTCGCGGAGCATGGCCACGGCGGTATTACAGAGATAACAGAGAAGCTGGCGGATCTCGCCTGTCACGTGATCATGATCGACCGAGAGCGGAACCGGCACGCCATTTCGCATCATCGTTTCCGGCTGGCGGCAGATGGCACAGAGGCCGCCCTGGGTGGTAACCATCGCGGCGTACTCGACTTCGGTGATACCATACTTTCGCTTGAGATGACCTGACCGCGCGGTATAGCCTGACTTGGCGGCCCACCTCTTCCAGTAGCCGTTATGCCGTTCTGGATCAGCCGCACGCCGTGCCCGGTTCTTGGCTCTCTTCTCCTCACAATTGGCGGCATAGTATGCCTTGGCCCGTGCTTGTGAGCATCCACGACAGTCGTAGTTCAGACCATCCTTGGTTGCCCGATCCTTATTGAACGCGGACAAAGGCAAACGTTGCTTGCACCGGTTGCATCGTTTATCATTCATATAAGCTGAAGTCCAGGATACCGTTGGCCTTTAAGTGCCACGAGGTCAGCGTACACGTACTTCAGCTCATTCCGCTTGTGCCAGTCGCTCGGATAGCACTCCCAGACCCGCACCGCCTTGAAGCGGCACTTGATCTCGGGGACATACGCTGCGTAACGGCGGTCGCAATAATACCGGAAACTCAAGTCGTTCCAGAAGGACGCATGGGTCGGATCACAGAAGGCCCCCTTGCCGCCCGTCGAAGGGGTGCGGCTGATCAACCAGCCGCCGGGCGCCAGGCAGCGCCACAGCTCGTTCATGACGGCAACGACGTGCTCCCGGGGAATGTGTTCCAGGAAGTCGGCCGCCCGGAAGACGCCGACCGAGTCGTCCTCGAACGGCAGCCCCTGGGTCACGTCGCAGATGATGTCGGCATCGAGGAGGTCGATCGACTGGTAGCCCGGGGGGCAGTCGATCCGCCCGCCCAGGTCGTACTTCGGCAGGTTGGCCCGCCGGCACCATTCGTTGATCAGCTTCCAGGTGTAGCGGTTCTGGTTGCGGTAATA